TATGGTTTATTATATAACCTTTAACTAATACAGGTAAAGGAAGGCTTGTATCTTTACTGATTGAGTTACATATAAATTTGTATAAAATATATGATTGTGCAAGACAAGATGGATTATAGATCAAATCAGGTATATAAAAATGCTTGCTAAGTATATTCTTAACAATATCAATGCGTTTTTCAATATCATTCATTGTGTAATTTACTATCAGCTTATTATATTTAAATAGGTTCAATATAATAAATCAAATTATCTATTTACTTTCGTTTCATCATAAAAATGCGGTAAATTAAATAAATGATACCTATACCAATAATAGCAAAATATAATTGCACTATTGGGTCCTTGGGTAACTTTAATTCTGGTTCCGTAGGAAGCATAGCAAATGTCTCTCTGCATCTCTTGCCACTAACAGGGTTACGTCCGTTTCCCCATAGACAAGGGTCAAGCTGATTTATATCCGAATCAGCGACAAAATGTGTGGCTCTACCACGATTATCGTTGTTGTCAACAGTTTCCATAGATAGTGCACGACAAGGAGGCTGTGCTCCCGCACCAAATGCAGCAATAAATCCCATTGGATTCAGAGCATTCAAGTTAGACATAGAACCGGGAACAAGACCCTTAAAACTTGAAAAATTTGTTCCTAATGCGCTAGATACAATAGGAATATTTCCAGACGGAATGTTGCTTATATAAACGTATCTGGGGACCACTTTTTTAGAACTAACATCTTTACATGTGCCGGCTGTCTTCAAAAAGAACTTATTACCTAAAGGGCGTCCAGTAGTGGAACCCTTTCCTTGACCAGTCACTAATACTTCTACATAGTTTATCAATCCGCTTATGTTTCTTGCAAGTTGAGGCATTGAACCCTGGCTACCCATACCAAGCGAACGGGGAGAGCGAATTTTTTTGTAGTAAGGGTAAGTAGGACCCAAAAACTTCTCTTCGGCCGCTGCTATATCCTTGGTGACCTCACTGATGAAAGACATCTGACTTTTTGACATGACTGACTGTTTGCACTTATTATATACACAGAAGAAAATACAATAAGTATAATTATTTACTTTGGCTTTTCTGTTGCCTTGGCCTCTTCTGTTACCTTGTTAGAAGTTTTCTTCATATCTTTTTTCAGCTCTTCTATTTGCTTCTTTATACCATCTACTTTGGCACTTTGTCCGTTAGCTTTTTTCAAAAGAGGTCCTAGACGTTGACGGTTGTTTATCACTACACTGTTTACTTCTCTTTGATTGACATTACATCCTTTTGCTCCTTCTCTTATATATAGACGTCTACTGACAAACTTCCATATAGCTATTACGAATAATACGCATAGTAGACTAATAATTTTCCAGTGACGTTTACATATTTTTGCATATTGCTGTAAAAGCCTAAACAATGATTTTTTCATATCTGATATTGTTTCAGTATACACTAAGCTGAGATAATATAAATAATTTATCGGTATATCGTTAAGTATTTGCTAGTTTAGAATTCGCATCTTTTATTTTAGTTACGCTTTTTTGTAAGTTCTCTACTTGCTTTTCAAGTTTCATATATTCACGGTTATCACACATTTCTGATTTCAGGCGAGTTACCTTGTCTTGATTTTCATAAATAACTGAGGGTGATACTTGTTTACCTCCTCCTGTGTTTTGAACAGGAGCAGGCTGGACCTGCCCTTTTTTTTTCACTCGCGAACGTTTAACTCTTTTAGCTCGTTGAATGTCAGAAACGTCAGAAAACCCTTCTCTCTTGCAAGGAGTACAACCTCTAAGAGAAAAGAGCATGATTAAAAGTATACATATTCCACATAGTATGATGATGAATCGTTGTCTATCCATTGATGTTATATTATAACAAGAAATATAATCTACTAAATGATTGTTGTAATAAAACTTGTTTTACTTTGGAAAATGTGTTGAATATCTTTATTACATATTTGCTGCGTTTTCTTTTTCTTCATAATACTCACTGGAAACATTTCTTAGTTTTTCCTGAAGAGCTGCTAGTTTCTTATTGGAGCATATATGTTTAGTTGCTTGGTCAATGACTGCTTTATTTTGATAAGCGATATTAGCTTGACTTTCTGTAAATGATTCAATAATCATTTTGTTGTATGGCTTGGTTGTGTTTATGTAAGCCATGCCAATTGTAAATAAAAATAAAAATATACAAGCACAGTAAATTGTGAACTTTTTCATACTATATTACATTGATATAAAAATACTATAAACATTTTTATATCCTATTATAGTATATGACATCTACACTTAACGAACCGATTCCAGTTACCTCAACAAATTTGAGACCGTTTACAAATAAAGATATCACGAATGATATTGCTTATAAACATGGCATGGCACGACCTCTAAAACACTATCGTTTAGGCATTATTAATGCTGTCACTATGGACCCATCTAGTTCTGATGTAAAATATTTAACAACGAATGTCAACCGCTATGTTAATTCCAGTAAAAGCACTCCGTTGTTGTCATTGATTAATAGACCAGGTGGTGTGTTTGAGTCTACTAGTAATGTAAACTTTGCAAGCGATTTGGTAAATGATGTAAGAGATGACAAGCGTTTATCAGATTGTTGTCAAGCAGAAAAAGCTCTTCGTCGTGTTCGAGGGGCCCCTACAAAAATAGACAAAACTTATTACCAGACGTCGCAACAATATCGTCACGCAAGGTGCAATACCATTGACCAGAAGTCTTTTCAGTATACTAATGGTGGAAATGGAAAATATCTAGCAAATTGTGCAGCAGATAGCAAAAAGGCGTGTAACGAGGTTATTTACAAACCCAATAATGCTCAATTCAGTACGCAAGGAGGTGTATCAAGTAGTGATAGAACAACACGACTTACGTTAAATACGATAAAGAAAGAAGTAGATGGTCAGAAAAACAAGGCCACTTTACAAAATTACAATAGTGTATTTGGTGCATCAAGTGTTCCTTTCATATTGAAAGCTAAAAGTGACGTTAAATTACCCTGCAAAAATGGTAACTATAGTTGCTATGAACTACAGCAAGATAAAGATAAGAAGTCATGGCCTAAACTTGTTGGAATGAACAAAGACGATGCTATAGTTGTAATTAAAACACAAAATCCATCACTTACTGTGATACCTGTTCCAGAAAATTCGCCAGTGACAATGGATTACAGATTAGACCGTGTGCGAGTATTTTATAATACCGAAACAAATACAGTTGTTTATCAACCTATGTTAGGCTAAATTTGTAATTGTATACAAATATTACACAATTACAACATTTCGTAAACCATAGCACTAGACATACCCTACAGTGTGCATTATGTTGTATTTTGTACACCATTGAATACATTTTACAATAGCGGATTTTCTAGCATTTTCTATTTTATCATCCTTTCCAATCATCTTTACTAATAAAATAAGATTTTCGTAGTTCTCAATATTTTTTTGACCTATAATAAGAGTTGACTCTTCTATCTTTGTCAAAAAATGATGAGATATAGGAGTAGTAAGTATTGTAGATATCGTTCTACACGTAGAATAAGAAGTTTTCTCTATGATGTCCAATAGTTTTTCGTTTGTTGTAGTTATATATTCAATTCCGGGTGAAAACGTGTATGGATCTTTACAAATGACATATCGGTCATTAATATCTTGAACTACAATAGGCTTCGATATATATATAGTTTTATAAGTTCCCGACAATATATACAGAATGTCAATAAATGGTTTAAATATGAAACCACCTGTTTTGATAATACAAGTGCAACGTGTGTTTAATATAATATACAGTGTCTTTAAAAGGTTATTTAACATACTGGTGCAGTATGTATAATCATTATCGGATATATCTATATCAAAGAATATAGTTTTTACGTTAGTCACGTTTATGCTATTGTCATTTGTATTTATTTTTTTGACAAGATCATCAAGAGGACACATATAGATTCCTGTATCTACTTTGTTGGATATGAAATTAATTCCATTTTGAAAAGACTGGCCATTCTTACCTACGTAAACAGTGTGCATCGGATACTGATAAAGTTCTCGTTGTAAAAAGTCAAATGTATTACACAATTCTATAAGTACAAAAAATAACTTGAATGACTCGTTTTCCTTTACTTGGGTGTCACAAGAGTTTGTTATTGCTATGTCATTGGCCACTACATTAGATAAAAATGAATACGGATTATTTATGTTATTAATTAGGTGAAACATATCCTCGCTGATTTCTTTTTTACTATGACTAATAAAAGAGTCAACTTGCATTTTTAAAGACTTTATGTTCCTATAGTAACTACAAGAAATATGAGGGTCTAATACCTCGGTATCACAAGTTTTATATGAAATGGGTAATTCCATATACTTGGTAGGTATCATATAATAATTCATACTTGTATACATATTATCTATACAAGTATTTAAATGTTAACAATCTATATTAACAACTTTTCATAAGAGATACACATATTTGTTTACTTTGAAGTAGACGAACTTTCTTGCAGTGTAATAGACTTGTTTAACTTTCTAGGTCTTTTCACAGTGATTTTTTTCTTTTTTGATTGCGATGGTTTGTCTGATTCTGTTACAGTTATTTTTTTGTCTAGCTCTTCATTTTCCATTTCTTTTTCATGCTTCTCTTCAGTTTTTTCTTTGGTATCTTTATTAGATATGGATATATTATCTATGACACTTGATAATGGCTCAGATGCTTCTTCTTCCGCTACTACGCGATCAATATTTACATTAGATGTCTTTTTAAATATAAAGTAACGATTCTTGAAGGATATTTCTTTTTCATTGTCGCTCATGTTTTGAGCTGTTCCATAGTTGTTTTTTGTTCTTGGTTGAACCTTGATTTTTTTATTCATATCATTGAACAACTCTTCAAAGAGTCCGCTTCCAGATGGAAATCCAAGGTCAGCTGCGTCTTGATCTTGAATGATTTGAAAACCATAATTTTCCATAATACGAATAAAGTAATCAAAGTTCACAAGATACTCGTCAAATGCCTTATTGATGGTCTCTTGATAGACTTTGATTTTATATCCTAGACTTGTATTATCGTCATTAAACTCATCCTTTCCGTATAATTTTTGCACACCCCATATCTTTTTATTTTTGTGATACATTTCCACTTCTTCTCCTTCCTCTCTGTTTTTCAACATATTAAATATTTTTCTTCCATCATAGCATGCACCTACAAAGTATCCTCCTATTTTTGTACATTCTGCAACATTAGCAACAAACCTATGCAAAATGTGTTTTGTTTTAAAGAAGTAGTGTAATGCAAATTGGCACGAGGATATGTTAAATCCTTCTTCTCCAATAGAATGATACTTTGCAACTCCCTTCCCTAATTTACTGTCTTTTGCACTGTTTCCAAATACGGAAGAAGTGATTTGTTTCGCTTTTTCATTTTTCATAGCTTGTCCGCTACGAATATTGTAACTACTATCACCATTTACAAATAATGCTCCTGGCACATTCTTTCTCTTCTTTTTATGTGATAAGTATCTAGCACACGCACCGTCAAGTCTATTCTCAATATTATCTGGAGATAAATCAACACCAAATACAAAGGAAAGCTTTGCGTCAATCCATTTTGAAAAGTCTCCTCCTTTTCCACACGCAAAGTCAATAAGCGTATCTCCTTTTCGGGCTACACTCGTGATAAGAAGCATTTTTACATATAGATTGTGAAAGTCACGGAGACCACGTGTATAACTAACGGAAGATGTTCGGTTATAATAAACATCGTCGTTTCTATCGTCTTTGGGTATATCTCTTCCAGTCATTATCATTTCCTCCGTAATGGGGTTATGAATAGAATGCCAATTACTGTTTGCAACATGGTATGCATTTCCAAAGTTTGGCAGACCTCTTCTCAATTCCGAAGTTTTGTCATATCTCACTCTTAGTGGAATCCATCTCCATCCAGATTCACGCGAGGTATCGTATCTAAACTCTACAATAGTATTATCTTCCATCACTTCATTTTCTTCTGTATACATTTGTTCATTTCCAGCGGTATCTTTTCTTAGCATGATATTACAAATCCCGCCAGAGGCGTCGTATGGATCCGTAGGGAAGAACTGTTGAGGGTTATACCCTGTTTCCGCGTCTTTGTCACCGTCTCTGTATTCTGGCAAATTATCGTCTAAAACGTCTTGACAAGGATTAATATATCCATGCACCTTTTCGTCAAACCCGCATCTCAAGATAATAGTTTTATACTGCTTATACTGGTTTGTAGTAGCAGCGTTAACGCCAGATTCAAACACAGTATGTTTTAAATCTTTTCCATTGTCGTCTTTTGACGTAGTTACCATAAAATCAATAGTGTTAAACTGTGCAGGCTTCCATTTAAATGAATGACTCCACGTCACCTTTTTCAATGGTCCTGCTTCACCAATCTTATCTGAACCAACACCAAGTAAACTAGGTGTGAATATCAGACCATCTGTATTGTATTCAAACAAGCCATCCTCTACTTTTTTGAGAATAGTAGAGCAACCAGTAAAGATGCTTATTTTTTCTGTGCTGGCGTAAAATTGTTTTACAGATACACGTAGAGGAGACGAAGAGTTTGAGTTACTGATTGAAACGATATTTAATTCTTTGATAAACCCGTTGAGCTCGTAAAGACGCGATTTTAACTTATCTTCTTCTTTGTCCGGATGAACATAGAACTTATGATGACGAATATCAATCTTGTTTTTAATGTAAATATCAAACCCAGCAAATAGGTTGATATATTTTCCGTTCTTGTCGTGAAATATAATCTCACCATCTAAAAGAGAATGGTAACATTTTTCATTATTTGTTTTTGCACCGGTAAATAAAACTTTCATGTTTGTGTTCAGTAGATAGATCTTGCCATTTTTTGAAACATACATAATACGGCGCTCACCGTCAGCTTTGTCAGTGACAGTATAATTCTCACGTATGTTAGGAACGCTCATTTCATTATCCACGTCATCTACAATGTTATTTAATTGAAGGGTGTAAGAAGAAGGTCCTACAAAGTTGTTTGGAAATAGTCTCGTAGAATCAGATTTGCTCTTGATCAGCTTTAAATACTCTTCTGCTACGGAACGCTGTTCGCTTATGGATATAGGATAAGTTGTTTCTTGTAGCCCCATCATAATAAACTTAGTACATTTCTTCAACTTATCTACCATAAGTTCCACACTATCACAATTAGTTCCAGGACCAATACGAGAGTTGTCTATCTCAATCTCTACTTCATACGATTCATCTGAATTAAATACGTTTGCTTCGCTGGTGGTATACGTTCGTTCCATTTCATTGTCTTCTTTTACTCTAGAAGACTTTACAATGCTAATATCTATGTTGACAGGATAATCTGGGTGCGTAAATGTAACGCGATTAAGGTATCTAAACGTCTTTTTAGTTTTCACCCAGTTGTCAATAATATCTTTTACTAATCCAAATCTAGATATAATATTGTAATTTTCTTCTTCACTGTAGCTGCAACGAAAGTTAAAATCCCTGAAAGTCACTGGAAACTGTTTTTCTCCGTTTTTCACAACATTTCCTTTCTTTTGCATGGATACACTTTGTCCGTAAGTTTGACTGTCAATCATAGTAAGTATGTCATTACTTTTACAGTATTGTTGAATAGCAGTAAAACCTTTAATCTCAGTGCGAACACCAGACATAACATAAGTTCCTCGATCTGAATCTAAATACTCGTTGTTTATTCTCAACAAATACTCTCCTGACATGTTACCACTTGTAAAGCCAAGGGATAACAGTTGTTTGATAACATTGTCATAATCATTACGCAATATCTTTGGTGAGTTACGAATTGTTGCAAACTTTATTTCTAGTTCTTGATTTACTTTGAGATCGGTGACGTAAGGTTTACTTTCCCAAAACATCTTACAAAGGTTATCCATATCTTTTTGAGATTTCATGGTTGATTCCTTGATAGCCTGTGCATCTAAAGGTGCTTTAAATTTCCCAGGACTATTTTTCTTTTGTTTACTACTCATGGTATATATATAGATGCTATATTTATATAATGATTATAGTTATAATGTCCAAAATGGATCAATTTGAAAATTTACGTGTGAATTATAATAATGTTTCTAAGATAATTTGATAAAGCTGTGGCTTTGTTTTCTTTTCCACTAACGAATTATCTATACCTAGTAAAGAACATATATCTCTTAGCTCTCCTACTTTATAAGAAGAAACTGCTTTAAGAGGAGAATCAATAGAATGACAACAATATTTTTCTGCTCTATATTTTTCTAGAATATCAGGAGTGACATTTTCTTCATACCCGTATCGTAAAACAGGCGTATCAAACCGATGAATAACAAATACACTGTCTTTGTTATCAGGGTCGCACTTGATTTCATAATATTTACGGTTATGAACATACATAACATTCATGTTACTGACAATGCAAAGTGCAATAAACGTTTTCAACGTAATTTTTTTACTGTTAACTAAATCATCTTCTACGGTATCTTTCAAGCCTTTTATTCTAAACGGTGTTAATTGCTTTTTGTTTTGTCTAATCACATCAATACAAGAAATTTTATGTTCTTTTTCTATCGTGAACTTTGATGTATCTATAATTTCATAGTTGTGATATCCGTTAGAAAATATATAATAGCACCAAAAAAGGTTGTCAGGTTCTTTTGGGAAGAAAAAACGATCTTTTACTTTTTCGTTTGTTGTCTGGATGGTATACTTCGCAGTGTTTGTAGATGAGTTTTGTTGTGACATTTCTAATATGTCACCGGTTACTGGTTGAGTATATACATTCATCCTGGAGATCATCTTTACAGTTAAAGAATAATCATCTAAGGAAGAGATTATTTCTGTGATTTTTCCCTCAACATCTCTAGCTTGCATATCGTAGTCTAATCGTATATTAACTTTTATTAGCTGGTACTATATACTTGCTCCGTGTCTTTATTAGCTTTTAAAATATAATTTCTACTGTTTGTTTGCTGACTATCTATAGTAGTGAGTTCAGTTTCTTGTTTGCTTACATGTTTTATATATTCTTCTATTTCTTGAAGAACTGCGTCTTGCACGTTTGTAACATTTATGTGAACGCCATAATTATTTTCATTTATGAATTCTTTATTATGTTTGTAAAAAATACGGAGAACTTCCACTTGATTAATCTTAGGCATGTCCTCTAATTTACTACATAATGTACGTAGTTGATCTGGAGAATAACTATTTATGTTTACATCGTAAACATTAGGTGCTGCATTTAAACTGTGTTCATCCGTGCTAGAAAAAGAATTACTGTTCATTATCAGGTATATAAACAACATATAATATACTTTTAAATAGTAATAGTTATTTTACAATACACGTATACCGTATTGTAAAATAAAAGTTATATACAAACATCAATCGTTCAGAACTACATATTTATTTCTTTCCCATTAACTCTGCAATAACAGATATTTTTGTATCGTTTAATTCAAACCTAGAACCTAGAACACGAATCAATATACTGTCTCCTTCATTTATAGAATTAAACGTATCATTGTCATAATAATGATCTCGTGCTATAAATACGACTACAGGAGAGGGCGATTCGTTACTCTCAGCTCTAATGCCCGCTTTTGTTATATTTACTGCTTGACACATGATATGCATGCCTTCTACAGGTGAACATATGTCACAATCAAATACTACATTAAACGATATCATATCTCCATACGTTTTTCCAGCCGAGTATGAAATTATATTTATAGAGCCTGGTTTTATATACCCTTCTACACTACATTTTCCTTCATAATGTGTTTTAATATATGCGTCAAATGTTTGCATAAGATTTCTTCCTACGTTTACACATGACAAGTCTACCTTACGAGTGATAATGCTATGTGAATATAATGAAGCTTCTAGTTTCTGAGGCTTTGATTTCTTCATACGTTCTTTTTTACTTGATACTACGGAGGTGTCCATTGTTACTTATACTATGCATAGTTTATTTTTAAACCATATTCTTTCAATTTGTATGTTGAATACAACACTTGTAATATGAATATTCTTTATTTTCAGTCGTAATGAGATTCTGGATATTCGTGCAAAATATTAATTATGTCGCAGTAATTTATATTCCCTTTGCAGGCTGAGGAATGCATGGTGTGTTGCATTGAATTTACTAAATCACTAGAAGATGTCTTAAACAGTATTGGAATAACTGCGTGAATAAATGCTTGCACTGCACCCACTGTAAATTTTCCTGACAAAGATAGAGAAAAGATAAAATGTTCTAAGTATGTCATACATACGTGTTGTGGATGAGATATAAAAATATTATATAACGTATTTTTTATGTAACTCCACATGATTAGACAACTATATAATATACAAATATATAGTTGTTTTTTGTTATACGGTTTTTAATATTTCTTGGAGAATATTTTGAATTTCATAATCAAAAAACCATCTTTTACCATTTCTGTTGATAGACTCATAATATCTTACCACGAACTCGGTAAAAATACATATTTCTTTCATTCCAAACGTGTTCCCAGCTGTTTTTAATGTATTTATCTTTTCTTCTATATTTTCATCATTTACTGCATCACCTTGATAACCAAGTTTTAATATAGAAAATAAAACCTCCACTTTTTTATTTTTACTTGACATTTCTGTGCACTTGGAACCAGTGCTTCGTGTATTAGTATTATCTTTTAATTTAAATGCAACATCACTATTAGAAGTTTGTCCATATCCCATAAAACCAAATACATTGCTTATCGTAGTTTTATCTATATTTCTCACATTGTTGTTTAAATAAGTGTTGATGTCTTTCTTATCCTCTGTTTCTGCGATTTTCCAAGAAGAATTTTCATATTTTACATAATGTATCGCTTTGTTTTCTTTGTTTTTGATGTTGGGATCATAAAATATTATAGCATTAAATATTTGATTTATAGAATTTGTTATAGTCATTTGTTTATCTATAAAGTATTTGTTCACAAGTTTTAAAAACTCTGTGTCGTGAAAACTCAATTCTGCACTACTATTTAATCCATGAAACAGCGTAATTTTGTCTCGTATTTTTAAATGGTCGCATAAATGCGAAACTAACATTGATACAAGTAAACTACTTAGTATTTCTTCATTGAAATCACCACCGTCTGAAAAGTTGGTTATTTTTAGTTGACGCATTACTCTACCTACATGATTATATAAAGGGTCTTTAGCTGATATAGATACGTCGCTATTAAATATCTTTAATGCAGGTGCATACATATCATACATGTCTTGTAATATATTCATTGTTTCTTCTACACTATTGTCGTTTTCTTTAATCGTTGCTTTTTCTGATTGAACATTTGATTTCAATAACTCATCTTTTAATACAGAAGGTATTTCCATCTTTATTTTTACGGACTCATTTTTATAATGCATGGGGGTGGTTCTCTCAAATAAACTCAACTGAGGGTTCATTAATTCAACAGGTTGAAACAAATAATAATCACCTATGTTAACCAATCTACCATTACGCCCATACATATCAACTAAATAATCACTCTCATTATCAATTAACATAGTAAGAGCACTATATATTTGTGTAACTGGGTATTGTTTTGGATAATTGATCCGGGAGAATAAGTCATCTTTTACGTAAAAAAATTTTTCTTTATACAATTCTTTTATTTTATGAACAATCTTATCTGTGTTTAACATAATAAACTTTTCATCGTATGTGGTGTTATCTATCTCAATATTTTCAATATTAGTTACGCCTAACGTATTATAACATTTATATTCTCCGTCTTGCATAAAATCAGTGGACATTGTGTATGATCTATCACCTATTTCGTATTCTGCAATTTCTGTTCCGTCAGGTAAGATTTGTTTAACTTTCTGATTCATCTTGTCTACAGAAAAGTTTACTTGACTATGATTTAAAAAACAGTCTACTGACACTTCTTTTAATACACGTGTTACTCTACCTATTTGTATCGCTTTTGCTTCTGCACTTCTGTATACAGATACATCTGCAGCTTCCTGATTTTCGTCTGATAATTTTGTACCATACATATAAATTTGAACATTTCTCTCTTTGTAGTCTAATAACTTGTGACTATTATTTCTCACAGCTCTTCCTATAATTTGTTCAAGACGACTAATATTAAACCAAGGCTCAAGAATATGAACTTGACGAATAAATTTCAAGTCTACTCCTTCAGAACCTGCCATAGACACCAAAACAACTCGGATATTGTCACCGTTTTTATTTTCATCTTTTGTTACGGCGACAATTTCTTCAATATTGTTTGGCGACAAACGCCTATCTCCAGTTATCATGATATACCTTCCAATGCTTTTTGTAGGCGGTTTTTTAAACAAAGATTTAGATCTGCTTCCATACCTAGTAATGCCCATTTCTTCCAAAGCTAACGCCATAGGGATTAATGCTCCGTCTAGATATTGAGAGTAAACTAATATAACGCCTTTTGTTTTTTCAATACAATCACATACGTTTTTCATTTTACTACTATATTTACCTATGTTTTGAGGCGCAAACATATTGGCATGTTCACTTTTTTGCACCCATTCTTTGTATTCAAAATCTCCTTTCTTTGTATTTTCTGCTGTTCTTGAATCAATATAATTCATTGTATTTTTTAATCCCTGTGTTCCAACAGCATCTTTTACTTGAACAGTACCTCTTTGAAATGCCTCTTCTACACTTGTTAGAATGTCTATATCACCTGGTAAAATATTGAGAGGAAATGCAATATTCAGACATTGTATAGGGTCTTGTAAACGTGTGTAATTAAGTTTTGAGTCTATTGTCTCCTTTCTTTTTTTATTTTCTTGCACATCGTTGTTATCATCTACGGTGTTACTATTTTTTTTATATTTAATAATATTCTTATATACTGACTCTTGATAATTGTCGATACTAGTAATATATAAACTTGATTTTGTAATTGTATCTACCTCATTTTCAACTACACGTTCTCCGTTTACTGATACAGTAGGGACTTGTATAAAGTTAAATGTGTTTTCTTTACTGAATATGTCTGGATATATCCTATAAGGAAACGTATACGGATTTTCTCCTCTGACAAATGATATATATCCCGTTGCTTTTCTTATCAACAAATCTTTTCCATATTCTTCTTTGTTGTTATCTTGTCTAAATTTTCCTTCTGAGTCAAATATATCACTAGTGCGAATAAGACCACGTCTATCATTCGTATTCATTATATTCAAAAGCCATATGATTTCTTTGTAGTTGTTAAACATTGGAGTTCCAGATAAAAATAGCAATCTCATATTACTGGCACTTTCTACTAAGAATGACAATTGATTAGAGATAACTTTATTTTCGCTGTCATTTGAACTACGTATATTATGAACTTCGTCTATACAAATCAATCTGTCGTCAAACTCCATCTTCAAGTTTCTTTTCATTCTTGCAATTTGGTCTTTCACTGACATTTTCTTGGAGTCTACATTCACTCCTTGCTTTTTCTCAATATAATTTGCAAGTTCTCTATATCCCATAAACTGATAAGCACTTGATATAAGTGAGTTGATTTTTGTTACCATTTTTTCCTTTGATATGTTTTTTGTTTTTGTAGGATTCACTTCGTTAATTAATTTACTTCCAATACATGTGTTCATTCTCCACTGTCCGTTAACATTTTCCATTGCTTCTTCGTTGAACAATTGTAATTTAAAGTTGTCCTGAACGGTAGGGGATGCTATGATTAATATTTTTTTAGCGTTATTTGTTTGTTTAATATAATCTCGATGTTCTTCGCAGATACCTATGGCGGAACAAGTCTTGCCTGTTCCAAGGCCATGAAACAACAACAAGCTATTATAGGGAGTTTGTGAAGACAAAAAATTTTTTACGAATAATTGATGAGGACTAAGTTCAAATGACATATTCGCTAACAAGTTTGAGCGCTCTTCAGCATCATAAATATCTCCATCATATTGACTATCATTGAACTCGTGTTTTCTTGCTATCTTGAGTGAAAAATTAGGATCATCTAGAGTTGGATAAGTGATAGCTTTTTCATCTATATTATTTCTCTCTGTCATCTCTTTTTTCAATAAAAATTTATTGCACTTATGTTCTGGCTCATAAATAGTTGTGTTAAAATCACATTCTTCATTGTGTGATGCAACTATTTTTTCATATTCATCAACTGATTTATCTGTCATACTACTATTATATATCACGAATAAAAACTATACATTTTTAACATTTTATTTATATTACTAAGAATGGTCTTTTTCTCTAAATTATACGGGCGTATATGTTGTAAACAAGTGTCTAAGCTCATCCATTGCATTTTACTTACCTCTGTTTTTTGAAATTTTGTCATATCCATTGTAGTTACATCTGTATGTGCAAGGTAGAACTTATGTTTATAAGATTTAAAATTAGAACCAATAAAATACTCTTCGTATGGTATAATATTCTCAACAATTTGAATATCAGTTCTTTTCATCCCCGTTTCTTCTTCGAACTCTCTAAGTGCACATTCCATATCATTTTCCTTGTAATTTCTCCTTCCCTTTGGAAACTCCCACTCCTGATCGTTCCATGTAGTTGTGCTTTTATCTACTAGTTCCTGTAAAGATATTTCTTGTCCTCCTATCATTATTCCAGCTTTCAAGGATTCAAACTTTTTACTAGAAGAAGACTCTTCTGACCTATACAAAGGAACCGAGTTGTCTCCCCAAAGTTCACTCCATAATTGTTCAAAAGATAATGTAACAATTCGTTGTTTTTCTTGCAAAGACATCTCGTCTATACATTTTTGTATTTGAAAAATATTATTAAGTGAGTATTTGCCACGTATAAAATCAATATAACCAAAAGAATCTTTACGTCTAATCATCAAATATTCTATATCTGTATAGTTCTGTCTAAACAAAATAATACCGTAACTAGTTATTGGTAGTTTACATTGGTAGAAAAGATGTCCTATTTTACCACAATTGCTACAAGTTGTAGTTACAGATACGATGGGTTCGTGAACAGCTGCATCTATAGTAGATTCTTTTGAGTTCAGTATTCTGTTCTCAAATACATGTTTTTGAGTTCTATCATTTTCAGTATTCATAATATGTAAGATCAATGATTATGTTTAAACAAAAATCTTATAATATTATTACAGTGTAATGAAACTAGATTCTAAAATATGGGGGCCTCATTATTGGTTTTTCTTACATACTGCGGCAATGTCATACCCAGTAACCCCAAACGATACAGTTAAGAAAAAGTTTTATGAGTTTATTCAAAACTTTCCGTTATTTATTCCTGACCCCAAAATATCTGCCTCCTTCACAACTATTTTGGATACGTATCCAGTTTCTCCATATCTAGATTCAAAAGATTCACTTGTTCGTTGGACACATTTCATCCATAATAAAATAAACAAAAAGTTAGAAAAAGATGTTATTTCTCTTGAAAAGTTTTATACCAGTTACTATAAACAATATGAAACTACGAGCGAGAAACAAATAAATTACATAAAAACAAAAAAACATGTTACCTACGCAGTTGTAGTATTGTGTTTACTGTTATTAATTTATATTTTTCATAAAAAATAATGTATTTTAAATGTGAGATGATAAAATATATGCATAATATAAGATTAGTTCTATTATGCATAAAAATTATAGTATAAAAGGTGGAAAAGCTATTGGATCTGGAGGATACGGATGTGTTTTTCATCCTGCATTGTCTTGCTCTTCTGAAAAGAAAAATCCAGATAATCCTGAAAATTATGTTAGTAAACTAATGACTAATTCTCACGCTAAAGACGAGTATAAAATAATTAGCACTATCAATAAAAAATTACAAACCATTAAAAACCATGAAGACTATTTTTTAACTTCAGATGTTAGAAAATGTAAAATAAAAAGGTTATCTAAATCAGATAAGAAACACTTCACGAAAAAATGTAAGCCCCTTACAAAGAAAAATATTACGTATAAAAACATAAATAAGCATCTCTCAAAAGTAACATCTATTACAATGCCTCATGGAGGTTTAGATGTAAATGATTACATATATTCGTCTATTAATAATTACCAGAAAATGAATCGGCTTTTTCAATCATTGTCTACATTGACAAAAAACGGTATAGTTCCTATGAATCAGTATAAAATTTATCATGGTGACATAAAAGCCTCTAACTTAATGATAAAAAATAATGCGGTAAAGGTAATTGATTGGGGTCTTGCATTTTCACAACCGAAAATAAATGTTTACCACAAAATGTCTTCTAATAGGCCATTTCAATTCAACATACCATTTTCTTGTGTTTTAATCAATCATGAGTTTCAAAAAGAATACCGCGAATACATCTTTAAAAATCCATCTCCTTCCAGAAGTATGATTCAAACATTTGTTTCTGAGTTTATTGACAGATGGAATAATTATCGCGGAACAGGATCTTTGGATTTACTACATTACACATATGGTGGACTTCTAGAGAGAAATGCAGATAAAACATTGTTAAAACATGAGGTTCACCCTGCAATAATCAAATATTTAGTGAACATTGTTGAAAAATATACAAGTAATGATGAGTTTCATTTTCAAAAATACTACAATGAGATTTATCTACACAATTTAGATTTATGGGGAATGGTAACATCTACTATATCAGTGTTTGATTTATTAGTTGCTAATACAAAAATATTAAACTCTATAGAGAAAAATGTATTAGATATTATAAATGACCTGTTTTATCATATTCTAGAATGTGATGCTAACAAAATATCCATTCAAAAGATGATTGATTCTTTTCAAGACATAGCAGAATTGTATAATGTGACACAACCAAAACCTTTACGAATAACAGATACACCGAGAAGTACTTCACATATAAAGTCATCTAGAAAAAAACTATCTACCAGAAAAGTAAGCTCCAAAAATCTTAGACAATCGTTAACTAATAATAAATCTATCACATCTAACCATAAAACGAGGAAGAAATACTTCTAGTGACAATTTTAATATGCGGATAATATATGAGGATTGAACTTGTTATTATAATAGTTACTGCGTTTCTTATATATAACACATATCATGATGGAAAATATACATCTATGCTCTACAAAAATAAAAAAGGTATGCAGATTGCGTTCTACGCAATAGCTGGTGTTTCTCTCTTTGTGCTGCTTAGAAAGAATCCATCTAGAGGTAAAACACTTTTACTTCATGCAAATGAAGCCATTCGCTATATGCCTATCGACAAACAATCTGCTAGTATATTATCACCTATTATTGATTTTACGGTTCGTGATACAAACGAACATACATTTATGGGAAATCTTAATCCCAGAAGAGGTCCTAATGGTCCAACAATGACACCTGAACAACGAATACTACAGTCTGGTTCTACCCGTTCCAAGACAGGAGGAAAAGCAACAAAGCGTTCGGTAAGTGAAACAAAAAAGAAGTATGTTGCTTCTATGCAAGACTGGAAATGTGGGGATTGTAGGGAAAAACTAAATGCATGGTTTGAAGTAGATCATGTTCAGCGTTTAGAATACGGTGGAAGTAATGAAGTTAGTAATCTTGTTGCATTATGTAGAAATTGTCACGGCAAGAAAACAGCTTTTGAGAATATGTAAGATTCAGCGAAACTCGTATATGATACACAAATTAATGTATTTGTATATTATATGGAAAGTCCTCCCATTCAAGAAAATAATGTTCCTACGGGAGAAGGTAATCAAAAAGATAGTATATTAATAAACACCATTGAGAAACTAAGTGATTCAAAAGTATATTTGTTTGTATTTACACTTATCGTCATATTCACCATTATATCTTTTATTATCTTATTTTCAGGAGTAAATAAAAACAATGTTACTGTTTCAGCCATTGACAGATTCTTCCGAGGTTTTAACGTAAAAACATTTACTGTAGTTATGTTGTCTATACTTATCACATTTATTGTTGGAATTATACTGTTACTCTACACCAAAACATTTAAAACTGTATTTCAGGTTATAGACAAACTTGGATGGTCGTTTGCACTTATGTTGTTCATTATAGGACTTGTCATTTTTTATTATTACATAAAACCTGATGTCCTTGAACAATATAGCATTATATTTCTCGGAGTCATATGTCTCCTCGCATTTAAGTTTTTTTACAACGCTTTGCAACAAACAGAAGAAGAAACATACCGACCCAATTTACAAATAGAGAAAATTAGATTTAGTTTGGCGTACTTTGCATTCCTATGTTTTGTCTTTATCATGTATTTCAATGATATTGGTGGCATTGTTAGTAATTTTTTAGGACCATCTGTGATATTTACATTTGTATTGTTAGCTATAGGTTTAGTTTATTTATTAAACCTCCTCAGTTTTCCACTTGTAAAACAACCAACAGATAGCACAAAATCTATCTTTGCTAGCTTTACATGGTTTGGGATATTTCACACCTTACTGTTCATAGGAACAGTTGCTACCTTCGCTATAGGTGTTGTTACAAATTATAAACACTTTTCAGATGATGATGGGAAACTAAGTTTTAAGAACTCTAACTTAGCCACCTTATCTGTATTGTTTGGTTTTATTATGTCTTTGTGGTTAGTATTTTACTTAGTAAGAACAGCAAAAAATCCAAAAGATACATTGACGGGTTCTGAATCATCCAAATTAAACAGTGTTTCCAACATAGCTCAACAGGCCATTAATTTGATTCTCGGATTTACTCTTATTGGCGTGTTAATCGCATGGGGATTTGATTTGGCACAGAATTATGAATCAGATAACAAGATAATTCCCTTGTTACTCAACATCGGACTTATTCTTGTAATTGTATATTTCGCATATAAATATCTAGCTAACAGCACTCAGTTTCAAAAATCTCCTTACTACAGATTAGTTGTAAATCTGATTTTTTACATTCCTTGTTTGTTATACAACATAGTTGAATGGATATTTGCTAAGTTTGGAATTACAATACCGACTCTAGACGAACTTATTTCTGGCGCGAAAAGCACCAACATAGGAACTCGTAAAGACCTCATTATATTAGTTGGCATTATCTTCCTGAACGCCCTTTATTTTGTTATTGCTCCATATGCTATCAACAAGGTAGCAAAACAAGGTGGAAATGTAGTGGTTCTACAACCCGTTCCTCTTTCACAACCTGCTATGCTTGGAAGTTATATGAAACTCAATGGTATAGATCCAGAAGACGGTAAAAAACCAGTTTCGCAACAAGCAGGTATCATCAATTATACTTACGCTATCTCTTTTTGGGTATATTTCAATAGCAACGAAGGAACTAACAAAAATACGTTTTACACAGTATTGAACTTCGGAGAAATGCCACACATCAAGTGGAATCCAAAACGTGGAGAGTTGTCTGTAACACTTAAGTCAAAACCAGGTACAACAGAAGAAAATATATTTTATCCAGAAACACTAGACGATGCAAAAGACACTATCATATACAAATCCAACGAGTTTAAAGCACAGAGATGGAATAATATCGTTGTTAATTACACCAACGGAACATTTGATTTTTTTATCAATTCCAAACTCGTAAAATCCAAAAATGATGTGGTTCCTGTGATAGAACAGAGTGCACTTAACATAGGCTCTCCAGAACTCAATGGAAGCATATGTAACTTGATTTATTTTAACTTTTCACTTACATTAACAAAAATCCATTACTTGTATAATTTAGTGAAAAATAATGACCCTCCTATCCCATTAAATACAAGTTTTGGATCGACAGAAAAGGCCATTTACGATGCTGTAGGACATAAAAACAATGAAAAAACAGTTATTCCTATTAATATTGAAACAGATATTTTCAATGCAAAACAAGTTATTGACCGCGTTGATCAGGTGGCAGATACAATTAATCCTCTTCCACGAAGCGATTTCTTATCTCTTCATTGGTACTTTAAACAAAACAAGGATGGAAACAATAGTATTCATAGTGGAGGAGCAGAAGATACCTGTAAATATCCCCAAGGAGACCCAGATTCTACTCCTAGTCCATTTGGGGGTTTAGCTAATACCGATAAAAACAATAAACTGTCCCTTACAAAAAAATCATAAGAATAAACAGTGATATTTGACGATTAGATTATCTCTCATTTAAGCATTATTCATCCAACCTGATAATATAATATTTTGCTAATATATATCATATTATGGACATCACAGGTGTTTTAGTGCTCATTTTAGTTATTTTGTTGCTATACGTTTTGATCAGATATGCCACTGACGGAAGTAAAGTGCAAACTGGTATCGTAGAAGCTTTAAAAATGCAAACAGTTAGTCACAAAAACCTTGCAGCTGGTTCAGTTGCGGCATCTAACTTTTCTCATTGCATCTGGTTCTACATTGATGATTGGAACTACAATTATGGAACTTACAAACCTCTTTTACTACGCACACCTACTACTCCCGCGGAGACTGCTCTTGTTCCTGGATTAAAGGTACAAAATGTGTGTCCTGCTGTTATTCTTGGTTCTCAAAACAACACAATGGACGTTTTCCAAACAATCTTCCAAACTGGAAATGCTACTTCATCTAATACTATAACAATTGACGGTATTCAGTATAATAAGTGCACTGTAACAAACATTCCTATTCAGAAATGGTGCTGTCTCATTGTTAGTTTCTATGGCCGCACTTGTGATATCTATTTGGACGGAAAACTCATTAGAACTTGCGTAATGGATGGCGTTGCCAAAGTGGATAAAGATGCAGATATGTATATTACTCCTGGAATCATCACCGGAAAAGGATCCTTTAAGGGGTGGACATCTAACTACCAATTCTTCCCTAACTCCACGAATCCTCAACAGGCATATGACTTCTACAAGAAGGGTTTCGGTGGAAACTGGTTGTCCAACTTACTCAATATGGAGGTCAAGGTTACCTTTTCCAAGAATGGACAAGTAGAGAAGGAGTTCTCATTCTAAGCATATGATATTGACTATCTAACTAGCTAGTGCTGTTGCTGTTAAGAATCATTTAGAAAGAATAAAATACAAATATAGCATAATATAATATCATATTATACTATATATTATGTTAACAGATAGTGAACCAAGTAGCGGAAGCTCTGTAGCAGCCGGGGTGAGAGACTTTTTAGAGACCAACTCTCTTATCGCAAAGTTTGCTTTCATTATGTTAGTAGTTTTGATATTTGTGATTATTTTGAGAATGTGTATGGCAGTATTAAGTGCTTACTTTGCACCAACCGGAACTCCTCGTTTGTTTAACGGTATGGTTCCTGGAAACTTCGGTATGGTTTTTGACCAAAATCCTGCTGACAAAGATGCTATTACTATCATACGTTCAAAGGACCAAAGAGGTGGAATTGAGTTCACATGGAGCGTGTGGATCTATTTAGAAACAGATGTAGGTTCCACTACATTTAAACACATCTTCTCTAAGGGCAACCCCAACGAATATGCTTCTAAGTATACACCTAACCAATCAGACCCTACTAAGACCGGACTTATGTTTCCTAACAATGCTCCTGGTCTATACGTATATCCTGGTGAAAACAAGTTGTTGTTGATAATGAACACTTTTAGTAATATTGACGAGGAAGTAGAGATTGACAATATGCCAATGAACAAATGGGTCAACTTGATTATTCGTGTCAAAGACAAAAATCTTGATATTTTCATTAACGGAATTGTGACAAAGAATGTTCAGTTCTCTACTCCTCCAAGACAAAACTATGAAAATGTTAACTTGCATCTCAATGGTGGATACAAGGGATTTACGTCTAACTTATGGTATTACAACTACGCATTAGGAACGAATGCTATTAACTCTATCGTATACTGGGGACCCAACACGAAACTTGCTGTTGATAACTCTATGCTTGACAAGAACACTGATTATCTATCCAGTAAATGGTATTTTGGTGGTCAAGGTGATATGTTTAACCCTGTTGGCGCCAGTAAGTAAATACAATATAATAAGTATAGTTGTAAGAATATAATCTTTTATTTACGTATTCTGAAGTTATAATATATTTTAAAGATATATATTATGACTACCATGTTATCACAGTTATACTATAATACACCATTAATAACTAGTAATAGCGATAATTCTACATCATCCGCATCATCATCACAAAATCTTGAGACGAGTTCAAGTAGCAACCTTATTTCAATACCTACTCGCCCATTACAAGAGTTTGTTTATCCAGATACACCAGATTATTACCGAGATTATAGCTTTGTGGATAGATTGTCTATTATAGATCCACACGTAGAAGATTCTCTTGAAAAAAGAAAATTAGATGCACTTGAACACAAACATAATAGTAGTAGATACACGAAATCCGAGATATATAAGCAAATTGCTACTGGAACATGGAGATATAAAAAAGTGTATGGAACCGAGTCTTCATCTACAACTAGAACAAACCCAAATGTTCACAATCTCATTCGTGTAGATAAAGAGAAAAACGTGATTAATGAGAAATATGTGGATATTATTCCAGACACTGTAACCAGTTTACCACGAACGCAACAAATGACATCAATATCTAATATCATCCACTATGATACAATGTTAAAATCTAACAGCTACAGTAAAAAAGACAATACGACACTTTATTTTCCATTAGTTGCAAATCGTGTTTATCCAGAAAAGCCTGTTGTATTAGACGGTGGTATATTGTATAGTGGAACAACATTTGATCCCACTGTTGATAGAGAATTACAGGTTCCACGAGATTATAAAATACGCGAACGTGTCATTATAGAAGAGTCTTTAGCAGAATTATTTGTTGTTAATGCAGTAGAAACTTACACGGAAGAAGAAATAAATGAGGCGTATAACAAATCTGTAAGAGATGTATATTCGTATATGTCAAGTTGGGAGAAAGAAGAGTTTATAAAAACAGCTGGCTATTATTTTGATACATTAGCTGATAAATACAATAAAATGTCAAGCACAGGACCACAATTAGCCTCAACATACCTTGCTGGAAATTACGATTATGACACTGATAAAAGAGGATTTAACTACGAAGGCTTTATATATCGTATATTTTATTTGGCTGGAGAGAGGGTATAACACTACAAATAAATACATTGACTATAAGACATTATATTTATTTACGCGAATAAAAGTTTATCAGGATACGAAATTATGGACGCACGCATTTTTCACGTGTCTTAAAAATCTCACCAGACATGCATTTTGTAGAGTCGTCTATTGAAATACACGTGCGATTTCCATCTTCTTCTCCTATATAACAAAATCCAGTTGACTTAGTGGATGTTTCTGAAGATTCCATTGGAGTAGGTTCTTTTCCGGATAGTTCTTGGTCTTCTGCACGAGACTTCATATCACCTGTATCTTTTTTGGACACCTTTTTCACTGTATGTTTATCTATCTTTTTCTGAAGTGAATTTCCATCAGGAGCCACTGTCTTTTCTTTTACTGACCCTGCATTGTCGGCAGAGTTGCTATTTATTTTCTGACCTTTATCGGAACTTACAACAGTTCCCTTAACAATCTGATCAGGAATAGAGATGGCCGATTTCAAGGTCTCGCTAACAAGTTCAACAAATCCTTTTCCACCTGACTCAGTAGTATTCAATAAATTGTTGAAGAATGTTGATATACCACCAGTAGTGCTACTTAGTGCAGGTCCTACATTATCTGCAAACATGCTGGTTCCAGAACTCAAATACGAAAATACGTTGATTCCCACAACGGCTAAAAGTAGAATAACTATAATTCCAATAAACCAAGGAGATGTGAAAAAAGAACTGGTAGTGGAACCAGAACTAGAGGCAGGTGTCATTAAAGTAGTTGTTCCAGAAATCCCAGAAGATGAAGAAGACCCAGTATTTCCAGAGAAGAGAGAAGATGTGTCGGGAGAAATTGCACTGGTTACAGAAGAAGCAGATGGTGTAGATACAGTGGATGCTGTCACAGTGGGTGTGGCAGGAGGCCTCACACTAGTTCCTATAGTAGGTGTGCGTACATTAGTTGCCGTATTCATAACTGTCTATTATATAAATTCAAATATATTATTATTGTCAACATACACCTTGTTCAATTAAATTACACACAAATGCACATATTATAAGAAAATCATATGTGTGGCACAAAGCCAGATTCAAAGATGTTAAGTATCTTTAATTTTTCTTGAGATTTTGTCACAGGCTTAGAGGAGGAAATAATAGTATTCTCACTACCGGGGTCATCAGTAGTCATCTTTTCTTTTTGAATAGACGCCCATTTTTCCTTAACTTGGATAAATATTTTGTCTGACTGACCAAGAACACAGGTGAGTATTTTTTTATCTTTCAAAATCTCGTATTCACTAAATACAATATTGGTAGTAAGTATAGAAATAGCGTAATACACAATAAATTTTCGTTTTGTATTCATAGTATCACTATATCTCAAAATGAAGATAGAAAAGAGGCTATCAACTATCTTTGAGTGTATTCCCCCTCTTTTACTAGATTCTTGTTGAATAGCTTCCCAAATTAACCAAATTGGATTGGTAAGATATTTCTCATCAATAGTATCTATGTCTCTCTTTTGAATACGACATATCTGTTTTTGTTTCTTACACACTTTTGTATATTCTACGACCCATTCAAACCAATAATATGCACGCACAGTATTTGATACATCGCCAGTTAAATTATACGAAAACTCATTCACTGTTATCATAAGCTCTTTGGGATCATCTTCTTTAAACAATTTTTCCGAAAAAGATAAGTCTGGTGCCTGAAGACTGTCTTTGATAGCCAACATGTTAAAATCATTTGGTGATACTTTTACATTATTCACTGTGTACTTTTTCGGAGACACACACATAATCACTACAAGTTCTATAAAAAGAGACCTAAACCCGGATTCGTTGCGAAAATTCAATTGTTCTTGTTCCGATTCACAATCGTTCATGTTTTCCCGAAATCGTTTTAGCTTTGTGGCTATATAGACACACAATTTAGGATTAGCAATATGAATATATTTCGCATAGTACAAAAATAACATTTCCCATAGTTCCATATAGTGACCAGAACATATCAATTCTGCACACCAATAACACGCAGATTCTATTTTTTCTTGATTCATTGACTGAATTAGACGTTTTACGACTTCTAATACCTTGTATCCAGAATAAGTCACGCCTTTAAAATCGCTGATAGTTCTTTCATCATCTATGATAGATTTGTCCATTTATAAGTATATTGAAACAAAAAAAATCACATTAATACATATAGACCAATAAACAAATAAATGCCCAATTATTTAAGTAAACATGGAGGTGCTATCTACAAAAGTGTAAATAACTTGTCAATATGGGCAAAACTTCTTATCGTCATTATACTAGTTCTGGCACTTTGTATTCATTTAAACAATCGATGCACAAAATACGAGGGGTTCGGTAACAAAGAAGAGTTGAAGTTGCGTGAGGGTAACGAGATATACGACGATTTCTATGCCAACGTGTACGATGCACTTACATATGCTCACCCAAAAAATGAGTTTGAAATGCGCGCTACAGAGAAAAATGCCAAAGCCACTTCACAAAGTATTATTTTAGATATAGGCTCGGGAACTGGTCATCACGTGAAACAGTTTAAAGAATTAGGTATCACTAACGCTATTGGTGTTGACAAATCCAAAGCCATGATTAGGAAAGCAAAAGAGCTTTATCCAGATAACAAGTATGTTTACGGGGATGCGTTGAACCCGTCTTTGTTTAAAAGTAGTGAGTTTACACACATTACATGTTTTTACTTTACCATTTATTATTTTAAAGACAAAAAACAATTCTTTGAAAATTGCTATAACTGGTTAAAACCTGGAGGTCATCTTATTGTTCACGTAGTGGATAATGAAATGTTTGATCCGATTCTTCCTCCTGCAAATCCTTTAAGAATGGTGTCTCCACAAAGATACGCCAAAAAAAGAATTACACACAGTAACATTATTTTTGACGAGTTTAAATACAATGCTGAGTTTGACTTAAAAGATGACGACACGGCTACATTTACTGAAAAGTTTACTACTCGCGATTCAAACAAGCTATTTAGGAAGAATAAGCACCAGATGTATATGGAAGATGATCAACGTATCGCAGCACTAGCTCAGACTTGTGGATTTTTGGTCGCGGAGAAATTACATATGGTTAAGGCAGAATACGAATTTCAGTATCTATATGTCTTCCAAAAACCAGAATAAGTTTTTTTCTGAGTATATGTTATAAGATGAGTGCTTACCCTGAACCCTTCTCTGCTCCTAGTAATGCCGCTACCGTTGGTGGACGTCGTCGTCGCTCTCGCAAGCACGGCAAGAAGTCCCACAAGAAGTCTCACAAGAAGTCCCACAAGAAGAAGGGACGCAAGAGCCGTAAGACCCGCAAGAGCCGCAAGCATTAAGCAATTTGTAGTATAAAGTTGAACGAGTAGTTAAAATTATTATATTCAATTACAAGGTGAAATAGTCTAAATATTATAGGTATCTAATTGTAGATACCTATAATGTATATTTACGTGTTATACGCAGCTGTGGTTATATTATCTATGCTGATAATTTTTCATGCATTCGTAAGAATCAAATATAGATTCTGGTCCACACAGCCTGTTTTTCATAAGTACGACCTCAATTACTACTTGTTTCCTCCCGGTATTATCAATCCAAATCTTCCTGAAAAAACAAGATATTACAGAGACGATATTACGTTTCAAGCTATGAATGAGCTTACTGTAACTGAATCAGAAGACTTCTGTAGGTTTATACGAAACTGTTATTTACAAAAAGAAGAAATAGCCTATACACCAACTAATGAGAATATTGCTGCTTATTTTGAAGGTCATAACAATAAATCGTACATAAGCATTAAATACGAAAGTGAAATGTTACATAATCCCAAAACAAATGAGGTGTTAGAGAGAAGAAAAATTGCATCTACAATGACAACACGTCCAATGTTTTGCGAACTTTTGTTTAAAAATGTTTCTGGAAAAGATATTTTGCCATTTGAAATGAACTACGTAGATTATTTGTGCGTTGGACAAGATTATCGAGGAAAAGGACTTGCTAGTGATAATATCTACACACATGAATATCACGTTCGTCGTGCAAACAAAAAAGTTACAGTTGCATTATTCAAAAGAGAAGATACTGTTATGGGAATTGTACCGCTATGCACGTTTGATACTATTGGGTTTGATATGCGTAACTGGACAAAACTTCCTGAATTACAACCTAACATCGGAAAAATAGTAAGATGCGACTCATCTAATTTTTATTTAGTGAAAGACTTTTTGATAGAGTCATTAGGTAAGTTTGACATATACCTATACTCTTCATACGGTAACATAATGGAGTTAATGAAAACAAATAATATTTACGTTTATATGATAATTGATATTCAAGGAGTCATCAGATCCGTGTATTTTTTTCGTGATACGTGCACATATTATGACAATTCAACTTCCAAACTTCTCTCTTTGTTTGCTTCAGTAAAAGGAAAGAGAACTTCGGACGAACTATTTTCACATGGATGCAAACTGTCTATTACCAAGATTGTAGACGAATACAAAGGATACGTATACTTTTTAGCAGATGACATATCAGATAATCACATTATCATATCTAACTTAAAAAAGAAATCCCCTGTCTATCTTCAGAGCCCCAACGCATACTTTTTCTACAATTTTGCGTGCAAGCAATTTCAACCTAATAAAGTGTTACTAATAAATTAATATTTGTTTGTATATAAGTGAGGGTCACTTAGTTATATTTTACTATTATGATAACTGTAAGAGATTACGGTAAATATATAAGTTTAAAACACAAAAAAATACGTGTTGTTTCTACTGGTCATTATACTAATGGAGATTCGGAAGAGTTTGTGGGAACATGTCGTGTAATACCTGTTCCGCAATATATTATAGGATCTATACATAATGATATTATACCCAGTGTAGGAATATATCAAGAAAATCATAAACACATTGTATACACTCCACTAACACAGGTTCAAAAATTGTTTTGGATAAAAAAAGACATTCTACCAACAATTTATTCATTTCTTGTATGCAAACGACTCAATATTTCGCGTGATATAGCTAGATACATTGCAACATTTACAGATGGTTGGGAAACAGAAGAGCAAATAGTATGAAACTAGAATCATAAGAAAATAGTTTCATATCAAGAGAGTATGCTACAAAGTATCATAAAAATTATGAAACAAATTAACGTGTATACTTACCAAGACGTGTGAAAGAGTCTACTATAAATATAACAAATATACCTAGGAAGAAATATAATATGATTTCTTCGCTTACACGACTTGTTTTGTCGTCTTTTTGTTCTTCAAGTAAATGGATTACATGATTTAATTTTGCGATAAGAGGGTCGTTTGCAAGAGGATAATGGTTTCCACTTCCTCCTTGAAAGTTAGTTGATGGTGGTGCGGGTCCATATAATGTAGTAGTTGAATCCACCTTACTTGATACAGCTCCAGCCATTTCATCTATTTCAATATCGTTTCCATACATTTTTTTGTAGTCTGGCATATACATTCTGTATTTGTCATAATCTACGTTATTGCTAGATATAGGTGATTCGGGGAGAATTCTTCCGGTATCGTTAGGGTTATATTCTGCTTGTGTGGATACGGCTTCACTTGGAGGAGGTTCTTCTCTACTCTTAGTTTGTTCTACTCCGGCAGAAACAGGTGGTTCAAGAGGCGTGAAATCTCCCATCTCGCTTCCACCTGATTGAAAAGGTCCAGAAGCAGGTCCCGAACCTGCCTCTGTTCCTGTTCCATTGTGAATGCTTGATAATACATGATTGACGTTATCCGAAGATATTTTTGCATGATTTCCACCATGACGCAGTTTTACGGTTCTATTGTTTCTAGGTTTTTGTTTTGTTCCTCCCGAAGGAGAAAGGTACATCGGTGGATGATCAAGATTGTCAAATGGTGCGGCATTCATTGCTAAAGACATTAGTAGTTACTTATTAAAAAGTTAGATAATAAAATAACAGAAATACGTAAATATGCAAATACGTATTTACAAAGTGAACACCAAATAAATACAACTCAACGAGAAAGTTGTATTTATAAAATTACTAAACTACTGTTGTAAATCATGGATTGACAACCTGATTTTTCTGCTTCATTTCTGCATTCTGCTTAGCGGCAGCATTTTTTGCTTTCTCTAATATTTTAGTCGCGGCAGCGAGCTCGTCATCGGAGATAATACCGTCATTGTTTGTATCAATCATGGAATGCAAAACGCGATATTTTTCCGGAACAATGCACAAATTACTCTCCTCGTTGAATAAGTATTCCGATAAAACAATAAATGCAATTGTCAATGCGACAGCTGTGTATACGTCTCGTGTTCCCATCCATGCCATAGAAAATACAAACACATTTTTACTAAGTCCTCCTTTTAGATATTCTTGTGTAGACTTACTAAACTGTACGGGAACGACTTTCGCACCCAAGTTTAAAAGAATCATAACAAATCCGGCGAAATATTTACTGTTATTTAAGTCCATGATGTTAGCATGTAAACTAGTTAAAATGCGCCACAAATAAGAGGGCGGTTTTGTGTTTTTTCCACCAATTATCATACCGTCAATAGGAACTGCAGGAGGGACGTTTTCTAGTCCCTTTGCTTTTGCTCCCTTCATTGTTTTACTTATTTTTTTTCCTGGCATATATATTCACACAATAAAATATTTTACTTGTTACTCATAATGCCAGTCCAAATTTCTCAAGCATGTTGTCACGAACTCCTCCTACAAAACGTTCATTTGCACGAATTGCTCGGTTTACGACTTTCATTCCCTCTCGTTTCACATCTCTCACAGTTTTGGCCTTTTTTAAACCCTCTTTTACTTTGCTAATATTCATGAAGTTTTCGTGAACAACCAGTTTGTTTCCAAACGAAACACCTAGAATGATAGTAATTACGATAATGATAATTAAATACAAAAAATCATACAGTTGAGGCTTAGATTTGCTCATTCTGTCTGTATATGTACTTACTTGATATAATTTTATGGCACCTGTTTTATTATCTAAATACTAATACTAAAACAGATATTCAAGTAGTAATGACCCACCTTTAATCTTTTTTATCTTCTTCGTTTTGTTTTTTTACATCTTCGTTTGTTACTTTCTTTGCTTCTAGTTTTCTAGGAGTTGGATAATATGGACGACCCAAAATCTTAGACCAGTTCATCTTAATAGATTGCAATCTAGATTCACAAGCTAATGATGGAATATTACGCGTCGCTATTTCTGGTCCAGGAAAAAGAGTGAGATGAACGTTTACATGAAAACTTAAATTAGATTCGCGTTGATTCATTATATTGAGAACATCCGAATTGACAGCACCTATAGGGTGTGTTTGACTAACATTTGTCGTTATGAATGAAGCACCACCTTTTGTATCTTCATTCTTTTCATCAACATTAGTTTTATCGTTGTCGTTACCATAATCGCTTTTATCACTGAACTCTAATTCAGAGTCCTCTTGTGGTTGACTTACATCTAATTGTGTTGGATCTACTATATACATACTATCACGTCTTTTAGACTTTCTTACACCATCTTTGATTTCTGTTCCTAGCGTAAGATCTGGCTCTTCATCAGAGTTATTCTTCAGATTATCTAATTCACTCTTTCTTCTCGGTTTTATTTCATCATCATCGCCATCAGAAGAATTGTCAATTTCAATAACATTACTTTGTGGTGTCATATGCGTATCTACAATAAGAACATCCAATGTCTTGTAGTAAAGTTCCATAAATTTCTCACGACGATTTACCCAACTTGACATATCAGATGATTTAACATCAGGTCTGTTTACATCACCCATACTGTCTATAATGCTATCTATGGTATTAAACTCCAAAAAGAACATGGGGAACATCTTATATATGGTTTCTAGTTGCTTTCTCGTAGGATCATCTCCTGCTCTATTAAATGCACCATACATCATAAGTAAAATATAAAATGGATATCCAGTATTCAAGTCATCTAATCTAGGAATGCTTGATAATTTTGAAAACACAGAACTAAGTCTGGTATTTTCGGATGTTTCCATAAGTTTGTCTAACTCCGCATAAGCCTTGTCACTTTCAGGTCTTTTGAAAAAGATTGCTTTCTTTCTGTTTTCGTAAGTTACCTTGGCGCCACCTCTAGATTTTTTGAGTTTTCTGGTTTTTCTCAAAGATTTCAAACCATATTTTCGTGTTCCACCCTTCTTTTTTCTCTTTCCAGAACTATCTGTGGAATTATCAAATACGAGTAGGTTATAGTGGATATTGTCTTCAAAACTTAACAAAATAGATTTATTGTATTTATTTGCTTCTTCCACACTATTTACATCCACACCCACTTTACTGTTTATTTTGAATCCATACCTTTCATATTGAATCATGTTGTTATCTTTTCCCTTGATAATTTGATTCTCAGCATTGTAATGTTTCGCTAGAGAAATAATATTTATCTTAAATATGTTTTGGATATCATCTATTTCTCTCTCTGTAGCATAATAACTATTTTTCATTAATTCAGTTTCCAATTCAGGAATTGTTTTGACAGCAAAAGGAACAATCTTATCGTATTCCACTTCCATAGGTGGTTTATAAATAGCAAGGTAAGCATTTGAAAACAATTCAAATAAGTCGTCAATCATAGCATACGCTTGCATATGTTTGTCTTCATCTGTAAGATCTGTTGCCTTTTTCAGACCATTTACAAACTCTTTGTATTGGTCGTTGAGACCAACTTTACCGTTATTACGGAACTCTTTTATTTCGTCTTTTACGACAGATTCTATACTAGGCGAATCCACAAACTCCTTGTAATTAACATTCAACCAATTCATCGCATCGTCGTACCCATACACTATAAATCGCGATTCAAGAAGTTGAGAAATGAGTTTTATACGCTTGTCTTCTCTTCTATTATAATTGAGAACTGTCCAACGAATAAACTCAGGTGTAAAGCTGGTTCCTTTACGTGTGACTTGAACTTTGGAACTATTGTCAGGCTCGTCATATACTATTTCTCCAGTATATCCCGCGTCTGGGTTTTGTTTCTCAGGTAAAGAGAGATACGCGTTGTGCATATTGATTGCAGTGGACACACAATTAAATAAACAGTTACCATCGCGGTCAATAGGAATCATTTGTAGCAAGCTTACTTGATTTTTTGTATAGTTTGTTAAGTTAAATGTTTTTCCTACTCCTGTACTTTTACGTTGGTCTTGTCCTAATTTAAACACATTCTGGAAAACCTTTTTCTGACCTTCAACATGAACACGCATCATATCTATTAATTTATAATAGTTGTTACCATCCTGTTGCTTTTGTTTTTTCATTTCTTCATATTGTGATGGAGTTAATAAACTTCTTGCCTTATTTCCCATTTTTAACTCCGTGCCACCAGTCTTCGAAGAATTAACAACCGTGTAACGCGAACTATAGCCATTGACAAAGAAATATCGCATTTGTTTCACTATATCTGTATTTACTACGTTTGGTTGGACAAACTCTTTTTCAGCAGGTAACTCTACTGGTATGGGTGTCACTGGAATACCAGGAAGTTCAGGTTTTTTGGGAATAGGTGGTAATTCTGGATACTCTTTTTTAAGAGGCACAACCGCGGGTTTTGGTGGAATAATGAGTGCAGTAGAGGGTTTTTCTGGTTCAATAGCAGGAACTTCTTGTTTTTTAATTTCAGGTTTCGTTTTTGGTTTATCTTTAGGTTCGGGTTCAGATGCTACTACAACTTTACTTGTTCCCGGAACACTTATAACAGTTGGGGTAACTACAGCTGGTTCAGGTGTTTTCTTGGTAAACTTGTCTTTTTCTTTCTCGGGAATATATTTGTCGCTTCCATCACCACGTTTTACATCATCTGGAAGATTCTGTAATTCTTTTCTACCTTGTCTCTCTTGTATGTTTACTATTTGTGCATTAACAATATTTGCAGTAGACAAATCTGTATCTACGATGTCTTTGGGTTGTAATCTCCAATCTGTATCGTCAAACTCTGCATTGTAAATAGTATACTCTTTCCCACCCAGATATATTTTGGTGTTTTTCTTAAACAAAGTTTTTAATGTAAGATTAATATTATGATCAACTACATTTTTCTCAACCGCTACGTCAAGCGGAAGAGGTTTTGCTCCTAGCATAGTCTCAGAAGAAACACGGTTATTTAACGTAGTAAATAAATGCGGATCAAAAAATTGTTTCTTTAAAAAATTATCTGGGACGTCTTCTATAGATTTGGCAGTAAGTTTGATTTGAGGATTTATTTTAATAGAAGCATTTTTTGATTTTTCACCTCCTTTTTTCTCTTCAAACATATTTGATTCCAACTTAAATTGCTGAAATCCAGGAATAGTCGTGCTCACATTGACAGACATAGTTCGCGGAACAGGTTGGTCGCGACCTATTTTAGACTTAGCAATCTCTTCTTCTGTAGCTATAGGTTCTTCTTGTTTTTCTTCTTCCACTCCTTGTTCCTGTGTTAAAGATGTTGATTCGGTATCTTGTGATACAGGAGCACTTGGTTCCGCTTCTTCAGACACAGAATCAGCAACAGGAGAAAGTGGTGTAGGTGGAACTTTTGTTGCTACTGGAGCATCAATGAAACTCGCAAGAGGGTCTTTAATACCTTTGTCCAAATCTTCCCACAATTGACGAAACAGTCCGTAGTATAAACGAGGAGAACCTAGGCGTATTTGACGTCTCATTGCCTGAGGCGCTTTATGCCATATAATAATAGAGTCACGTTCCACTACATCGTCAATGTATGCATTTTGAATACCTGTAAAAGTGATTACCTTGAATACAGGTAGATGTGGAACCGAACCTGTGTTCATATTTGGCATACCTAAGTGAAACGTTTCTGAGTTAATGGTGTAAATATATCCCTTTTCTGGATTCATCAATTCTGTTGAAATACCAAGACGGATATTTTGTTGGATAGATGCTCTGTAATTAACCATCGCATCAGAGAGAATAAGACCCTTTGTTTTTACGTTTAAAAAGTCCAGTATATCAGTAAGTTGTTCGTTAGACAATAACATACCAAATGCACCTACGCCTCCAACATCAACAACTCTTATTTTGTTAATAGAACAGTCACTCTGTGGTTGTGATATATTATCTCCCGCGCATCCTTCTTTCAAGATAGCTTCCTTTTCTGTTTTATAAGTAAAAAATGCATCTCGTAGAGGTGGTGGTATAGTATCCAAATAGCTTAGTTCAGTAGAAGATGGTCTTGCGTAATTAAAACCAATGAAATTCATACCCGCAGAGGTGAATATATCCATAGCTTCTTTTCTTGGAACAGTGGTGATATTCTCACTAACTTCTTTATTTTCCAAAACAATATTATCTTCTTGTTTGGAAACGTTGACAAAGCTAGCAGTCTCTACTTTATCTGTTGGTTTTACTTTTGTAATACGAGGAGGTCCATTGTAATCTGATTTATCATCTTTTAATGGATGAAAAATATTAACGTTGTTATTTGTTACAAGTTTACTTGGCTCATCTAGATCGTTCATTGAAAAATAACGAAATAAATTACCATATATAGATCCGCCTGCAGCGAGAGGTAAATCTATATTATTCTCCATATTGTACTTATCCACAGACGAGTCAGTGTTTTTCACGATAGAAAACAGACCGCTTCCTTCAATAAAATAGCTAGCCATTGCATTTGCGTGCATGGCAGTAGCAAACTGTGCAAATTTGTTTTCAAGTATTCCTCCCAAATCGCGTATTTGTTTATCCAAATCACTATGCATTTCTGTTAAAACATCTTGTTGTGTTCTTCCTTTTGCTACTTCATTGTCTATATATTTTACTATTTCTATCCATTTATAACTCACTGGAAAACGAATAGTCGCGACTTGAGTTGGTGCTATGTCGCCTTGTTCGTCTGTAACGAAACCAACTTGTTTCTTTTTCTTTTTAGATGGGTCTGATACTTCTTGTTGAATAGGTTCAGTAGAGATTGATACTTCTGCAACAGGATATGCAGTTGATACATTTTCTTCTCCGCCTTTCTGTTCAGAGAAACCTCTTTCTTGTGTTTGTTGATTGGTGTTGTTTTCTATTGCGCTGCTTGTTTTTGGTTCTGCTATTTCGGAGGAAACGGAAGAAAGAGGAACTAAAGACTGTTGTGCTGGCGAAGAATTGGTGGATGTTTTACCCTGACTTTCCTTGATCATGAAATAGTAATAAGTTTTATGTATAAGACTACTGTATCCACCTTCCTCGCTACCAGTAAGATACTTGTTTTGATCTGGGAGAGACATCCCTTTGGGGGTTTTTATTTGTGCCCAATAATTCAATATATCTTTGTTTTTTTGTTCCTGGTATTCAAACCAGTCCTCTTTTGGACCAGCTACTTCGTCTTCAGGGGATGTTTTGGGAATATCAGGAAGTTGAGTTTCAGGAACATCTCCAAGGAAATATCCCTCTAGATAATGAAGAGAAACAGGTGGTATCTTATGATGACGAAAATATACTGCTTGCTCTAATCCATCATTCTTTTCCATATATTGTTCATCTTTTCCTTTTATCAAGATAAACTCATAACCTCCTCGTTGAAACCCTTCACCTATAGAGCTTGTATAAAGACTTTCCATAGCATTAAGTGGAATCATATTGTCTTTTTCAGAGTTGTTAGGGTCACGACGATTTTTTACCTCTTGAAGTTCTCCGAAATAAGAATACGTTGATTTTGGTGGAAAAGCAATGCGTATATCCCATTTATTAGTGGTAAACGGAAAAGTAGAAATACCAGAAAAGTTATTCACGGTATATATCTTAATACTATTTTCGTGATTATAAGGTTCGTTTGTGTTGATTTGAAGTAACTGGTCAATATCAAATAACACACGTCTCAAATTTTCTGGACTTTCTATTTTCGCCTTATCGGCCATAAGTTTATATATAAATTTACGATTAGCATCGGATACAACGTGTGTATACTCACTTTCCTGTCCCGTGCGTTTTGCCTTTACATAATTATTTGTAACCCACTGTTTGTGAGTAAGCAAATGAAAATAATATTCGGGCTTGATACGTCTTATCACCTGAGCTAGAGCCTCAGGATCTTTATTTCTACTATATATTGTCATTTGTCCATTTATCCAGTTGACCAAGCTTGACTTACACAGTTCTTTCATAAAGACAATGAACTTATCGTGTACATTTGCATCTCCATGTTGAGCTTTCATTTTATTGATGGTTGTATCCATAATAGTCTGATACTTCAAAAATTCGTCGTAGTCATCCTGAATAAACATTTCTGTTTGCATAAATGTTCGCAAACATTTAAAGAATTCGTCTTCGGATTTAAAAAGATCTTTAAAGTCAGATATCTTGTCTTCTATGTCTATTCTATATAACCCAGTTTTCCACTTATTTACTCTTGGATCATTTGCAACCTTGGCATCGTCAGAATACATTTTCTTGTCTGGACTAAATATCAGGCAATAACTAGCTGCAAAATCATCCATTGTCATAGTTTCACCTTTGAAGAAGTTATCGGGGTCGGCACCTCCATCTAAGAGGGACTTTTTATAAGTCTTTGACCTATTTTTTTCTCTTCTTTTTACTTCTTTGTGTCGCTGTAACCCTTTTCTAGATTTTTGTGTTTTACGACTATTATATTTATTCGGCATAATATTGTATTGTATACATTAACATAATATTATGTATTTAAGAGCTTGATTTATTTATCCTTATTCCTGTAATTATTCTTGTTAGTCTTCTATAAACAAATCTAAATGAAACAATTCTTTTACTGTTTTATCCATTTGCTTATTATAATCTCCATCACACAATTGCATTATCAGACCATTTGACATAGACGATGCTACTTGCAACTTCACAAAATCATCAGTCATCTTAATATCATATTTATCTACAACATTACAAACTAGATTATCGTTTATCACTTGAAAGCTTTTGTAGAAATGTTCCTGTGAACAGTTTATTTCATCTTTTCCTAATTTGTGAATAATGTTTTCTAGTTCAGTAAGAATATTTGCTTTCGCTTTTTCAGGCAACATATCTACAACATTTTCTGGCTGCAAAGTAGCATTTAAATATCTTTTCACAATGTTTGAAACTTCTTTGGGATTTCTATAATTAATGGCAGCATATAACATGACATCTCTGATTTTATTAGTTAACTTAATAGTTAATCCAAAATCAATAACACCTATTTGGTATTCTGGACACGTATCAGATTGTTTTTCAACGTCGTTACGAATAAACAATAAGTTTCCGGCATGAAAATCTCCGTGAGATTCTCCGTGAACAAACAAACTAGTGCATCCCATTTTTGCAACTAAGTCGCAATAGTGTGTGTACTCACTTTGTAAAAGCTGTGAAAAGTGACGACCTTCAATATACTCCATAATAATGTAGTTTGAGTTGAGCTTGCGATACTCTTCATATATTTTCGGGATTTTTACATAGTAAATATGTTCAAAGTTAGAATACATAGATTTGGTATTTTCTATTTCTTTATCAAAATCTAGTTGCTCTTTAAGAAGTTCTAAATGTCTTTCTATTGTATTAGTAATATCAATACGAAACCAAAAATTGGTCACGAAGGAAAGACATCTTAGTAAACCCCTCATATTAAAGACACAAGTGTCTAATTTCTCATCTATATTTTTTCGTTTTACTTTTAGTATGTACTCTTTGTTTGTAGTCTTATGTCTTATCAAATAAACAAGGGATATCATTCCAGACTTCTTAGGTTCACTGTCAACTAATTCAAAGCCATTTCTGTAGATATCATTAAACGAGTCGATATCAATATCATTGTCATCATATGGCGCGTTATCAGTGTATGCTGTAATTTTTCTATGCATCTTTTCGTCCATAAAATCATAGCTATATGACACGGCCTGCAATATTTTTACAAAAAGTATGTCTGATTTTGCAAGATCAAACAAAAATGTAAACATAGAGGTCTCTAATGTCACAGTTACAAAGGACAATAAAAACGCATTTTTTACAAAAGCACCGAACACACGCATGTAGAACCCTAACATATTTATGTAGCGTTTCATTTACTATTGTTACTTGTAAGATATAGTATTATACGCTTGTTTCTATAAACCTTTTTACCTTGTTAAACATTTTTTTAAAAATAGACATCAACATAGATTCGTATTGTGACAGTTTACTATAAGTACTGTCTAGCTTGATACATACTTCACATATTGCATTTTGTTGCGTGGGGAAAACACATCTAATTACCATTGATTCTATAGGGACATGCATATTATGTGACGATATATTATATCCATCTTTATGCAATGGCGAAAGTATTCTATCTGGTACACATTTGTATATAATAACCGAGTCACTTTTTTCACATTGAAAAAACATGTTCATGTAAAATTGTGGTAATCCTATGTCTTTAAACAAGTGCTTAAATACCATTTGTACACTTGCGGATATTTCACCCATACCTATCTCTTTTTCGTATAGATCTATCAGGTCATCTTTGTTTACGATATGTAAAATATCTAAAATAGGAAATCCAAATATAGACACTAGGTCTAATTTATCATTTTGCACGGAAAAACATATATTGAAGCCAGAGTCTATTTTGGATATTTGGTAGCTATTATCAGATGATGACATTTTATGTTCGTTCATAGATTCTTGAATCATTTTATTTTTCGGGTTTAAACTAACACTATACGACACATACGTCTAAATAAAAATACTCTCCATACTTATCGGAGTTAATAAGAAAAGATCAAAACACGTCAGTAACATGTTATAGTATTTATTCAATATTATAATATGTTTGAAATTAAATATCTAAACTAATAGTATTTTTATCTGATCCTCTCCTCCTACGTGACTTCTTTGGCGCAGAAGCAGATATAGACTGCATTTCTTTTAGATCAGTTATACTTATTGTGCTACTATCATTTACTAAGTTTCCTATGTCAATATCGTTTATATCTTGTGTTGAAGGAGGAGGAGACGAGCTACTCATAGATACCTTTTTGGTTTTTAAATTAGATAATATGCTGTCTATGTCAGAGGGTCCCTTCATCTCTGCACGAGAACTAGGAGATTTTTCTGGAACAGGTTGAACAGGAGGAGGCTGTGGAACTTGTGTTCTTGCACTTCTTTCCGGAGCAGATGCAGACGCAAAGTTTTCAGTTATGTTGATACCATCATTTGATGACATAGTGCTTCTAGACAAATCTGGTCTAGATGAGTAACTGTTTGTATTCCCTGGACGTGAGGAAGGGGGAGGTACTGCATTTGGACCCTGTGTAGCCATTGCGGGAGGGGGACCTGACCCACGCATAGGGGATGGTTCGGGATTAGTCATATTGTTCATAAATCCGGAAAATCCAGGAGAACTATTACTCATAGAATCAACTGCGGCTTTCTGAAACTGTTTGGCAAGTTCAGGGTTCTGACGAAGAACATCATCCATTCCAGGCATAGCCGATTTAAACATGCTGTTTGTCATATGTAACATAGCAGCACTTCCTCCTAGCTGAAACAAAAGACGAAGTTCGGGTGCCATAGTGGCCTTTGATTTATATTTATCATAAAGCTCTGAGAACACTTCATCATAGTCGTCAATGTTTTCACCTACTTGTTCACTCCACCCGTCAAGTTTCAAGTCAAATGGATCAAATCTATTGTTTAAGAACTCCAAACCATTGATACAAGTCATTAACATATTTCCCTGAAACTTAATAGAGTTCTGTCTTGCCTTTTCGTCCATAATAGTTTCATACTCGCCCTTCATTTCAAGAATAGAGGATTCCATCGTATACTTCTTAGAAAGCTGTGCACCTTTTTGTTCAAGAGACTCTAGCTTTCTCAACAACTGAAACTTTTCACGGAGAGCATCTTCTTTTGATTGTGCGGGCTTGGAAGACATTGGTTTATCTGGTGTAACAGGAATTTCATTAAACTTGTTAAATCCATCCCAAGTAGAAGTAGTAGGGTTACCACCCGTCTTTTCTCCTAATGATGGTTCATCAAAAGTAACATTTTGTTTTTCATCTAAACCGATGTCTGACTCACCTACATCTGGAATAGGATCAGTAAAAATAGAAGATTTACTCACACCAATGTTATCACTTACTTCGTTTAAGTCTGCTTCTAGTTGTTCCAAATCTCCAATATCAATACCGTCCGACGATTTGGGATTATCTTTCTTTTCATTCATGAGAAGTTCAATCCCTTCGCCAAACTTTCCACTTGCTACATTACTTGTAGACGAGCCGCCTAGATCGTCTAGTGAAGATATTTCTATGATATCGTCCATTACTATATATGTTACACTAATTACTTCTAAGTCTTACGAATAGATTGTTATTATTACAAGAAAGAATAATTACAGTCTATGTGTGATATACCACATCCCTTGTAAAAAACAATCTGCCAAGTCATCCTTCTTCTTGTGCTTTTCAAAAAAATCAACCCATGAAGTATAGTTCTCCATAATCATTCCTAAACATTTATGTATACCTGCTTTTTTTCTCTCTGCGTATGAATTATGAATTTCGTCGTCCTTAAGTTTGTTCATAGAAGAAACAAACTCAATATCAAGGCGACTGTTTTTCATCAAAAAATACTGGGAAAGCATTCCCTGTATAGTTTTCATTCTATTAGCAATAGGACTTATTTGGTTTTCAATAAGAACTAAATCTATCTCGTCAAGATTATTGTCAAATAACAAATCTAGTTGATGATGAATATTACGTCCGATTGTCACAATATCTAACTTAGTTGCATCTATCTTGTCAACTGCTTCAAAGCACTTTTCATTTCCATGATCAACAATAACCGTAATCAAATCTGCTTTTTTAATCGGAGAATCATAAGTAATACAGTGTTTCTCAGCTATTTCCTTGATAGTTTGAACTTTTTGTTTTTTCAAATATTTTTCCGTGAGTTCGTTAGTAGGTCGTGCAAAGGCTTCTTTTTTTGAATGTTTTAAACAATAATACTTCCCGTTCTTCGTATATTTCACCTCATTCTTACATTCAGAACCGTCTTGACCTCCATCGCATTTATGAACTTCTTTTTGAGTAAGATTGAGTACATCCCATTTATCAATTATTGAATACTCTAACTCGTGTGTGGTTTTATTTTTTTGTACAGAAAACACACATATAGCCAAGTTTTTGATACCCACGTCAATACTGACAATCTTCATACTATGTTTATTGTATATTCTTTTATTGACAGTTCAATTAATTCTATAATAAAATATACACAATATGTTAATACTTATAATATCGTGTATATTAATAATAAAATGTGGAGAAGCTGGGCATCGATCCCAGTACCTCACGCATGCTAAGCGTGCGCTCTACCATTTGAGCTACATCCCCATATAATTATTTATAACAGTTATATGGGAATTAATGGTTTCCGGCATATATACTTGGAGCAGAACGTCTAATCTGTTGCTGCTGTCTAGTTAAATATAACTGTTTTAAATCACTAGAATAAGTGTTAGGGATAACGTTGGTGTTATCATGGGTGCTCTTGAAAGTGTATGGATGATTGTCGTCCATACCTTGCTGGTGACTACCCATATTATAATTTAAGTTACTCTTAAGTTCATTTTCAGAGTTTTGTTTCATAATAGATTTTGCGTTTTTCATGAGATATCGTCGGTAATCCCAGTTAGACATTGACTTTTGAAGGCGACTGTCAACAATAGCTTGGTTTTGCCAACTGCACACTGAACGTCCGTCAGACATTAATGCTGGCATGTTATGATGAATATTATTGGACGGATTATCTAAAGTTCCAAACTGACTATCCATTGTTATGATACTATATACACATATAATATCTTATTATGCAGAAAGCAATTCAATTAATCTTGTTTTCTTAGGCTTCTCTCCATCTTCAATGATTCCTCGTGCAATGGCAATCTTTCTTAATTCTGCCACCGTATATTTACCATAGTCGGTAACATCGGGTTCCATGATATTAATAATTTTACTTTCAGCCACGGTATCAGAACTTGTGGGTATAGGGTTAATTTCACTGATAATTTCTTCACCAACTTCAATAATACGTTTGTCACTACTAATAACATCATGAATCTCAGCATGTTTCTCAAAATTAAGATTAGATATATCAATCCCTAAATCACTAGCATCATCCTTCAACTCTTCTGAAGTAATATCCAATTGTTCAATGTCTAGTTCTTCTTCATCATTCTCTTCCTCCTCGTCCTCCTCTTCATCATCCTCTTCATCATCCTCCTCATCTTCGTCTTCGTCTTCGTCTTCGTCTTCGTCTTCGTCTTCGTCTTCGTCTTCGTTATCATCACTTTGATTTTCTTCAACATCTTCAACATCTTCACTTTCAGATTCACTTTCACTTAATTCATCACCATCTTCGGAAACCTCTATAAGAGGGTCTAAAGAGCTTTTTACACTAGGTATATCCATCTTCACTGCATGAATGCTAGTTTCTTGAGGTATAAACGCTGGAGGCATACCACCCATCCCTCCAAACATGGATGCCATTGAAGGATTATTTTTCATCACATTTACTTCTGCGACAAGCGTAGTCGTAAGATCCATTATTGCACTTATTTTCGCTGATTGTTGTTGTATCTTATTGTAAAGTAAAAACGATACTGCACCCACGAGAATACAACAAATTGCTAGTGTTACAATAAATGATGCACCAAATACGTCACTTAATCCCATTAGAATCAAATCATATAAAAATTTCAAAATCTATACGAATCGGTTCATATAAGTAAATTAGTCATTGAGTTATTGATTTATTTATTATGTTAACGAATCTATCTCTTTCATCTTATTCAAAATAGATGCAGGATAATTCATTTGCCTCAATACTTCTACACCTCCATCTACATTATTAATTCCCTTAACAATCTTATATGTATATGTAATCATTGATGTCGCTTCATCCACCTTAACTGACATTTTGTAGTTTTCAATCGTTTCCTTTTTTAAGAACTTTTCGCATAATTCTGTATAATGAGTTGTTAGCATGTATTGTATGTTGGCAGTGTTAGATAAATGACTTAAGTATGCATATCCACATTTCACAGCCTCTTTTGGATTTGTACCAGAATACAATTCATCAAACAAACAAAAGTGTCTTACTGAACCCCCAAGTTTATTTATCTTGTCTAAGATTTTTTTACATTTGCGACTCTCTGATTGAAACAGGCTATCCCTACCAGATGTGTCGGGAACATTCAAATAACAATGTAGATAATGATAAGGAACAAATGACATCTTATCATAAAATCCACATCCGTATTGTTGTGTTAAAAGAATATTGATAAGTACCGACTTTAACATTGTAGTTTTTCCAGAAGCATTGGGACCGGTTATAATACAATCTTTTTGAAGTTTAATATTATTTTTCTGTGGTGACTCATTTACAAGCGTAGGATAATAAATGTTTTTGGCGATCATCTCATTTTCACCTTTAGTTTTATCATTAGACGTTTTATGATTTTTAAGTAATCCATAACTCATGGTTCCTTGTAAAATATTTCGTTTAATGCCTTCTAAGTTAGAAAGATATCCATTGAATCCAAATGCAAATGATATAGTTTCGTTGTAGTCTTCGTTGCAATGAAGACCATAAAAACATTTCAATACATCCCCCATATCAGAAAGTTTTTTGTACGAAAAACAAAATGGTTGTATATTTCGTATTTCTTTTACTATTGTATTCATTGTTTCCATTTGTCTAGCAACATCATCGTTAAACTTTCTATAAGCTTTCATTTTACTTGTATTTTTTATAAAAATCTCGGCTTTTTTAATAGTTGATTCCATAAACCTACACAATGTAAACAACGTATCGTGTATTTTAAACATGTTATTATAGAACTTTATACATATTTGTGTATTTTGATACAATGAAAACAAGTATATACTGGCCGATACCAATAAATAAAATCTCTCGTTCCACGAGACATCTGAAAATCTAGTAATAAGTTTGCCTAATGCATGTCGTTGTGCAACCTCTTTAAATATAATAATGTATTCAGGAAATGACAGCTCTGACCCTCTTGCTTGTATAACAAGAAATGGTATAAATAAACTAATTACTGGAACAAGTAGCGCGATTACTGGGGCAGAAAGATTATATATACTTAATATCTGTAAAAACATGCTGTTGTTGTTAAGGTATTCAAACTGTTCCCATTCAATGTAATTATACTTATCTTTGAAATCTGTATCACCTTTTAATTCTAACCATTTATCGTAAACATCATTATTGTCAAGGTCTTCATATCCCTCAATATGAACACCGGGTGTAATTTTCTTAATAAGAGACTTGGTATTTTTAATAAACGTATGATTTGTTGTGTAATACTTTGCCATATCACTTCTTACAATCTGTGCTAAGTTACATGATGTATCAAATACATAATCCAGTATAGGTGTACCTGATACGTCTATAGTCTCTTCAAGTTCTAGATCCTGTATAATATCGTCAGATAATACATGTTTTGTAGATCTATCTACATAATAAATAGGAGGTCTAAAATATTTACATATGTTTGCATTTACGCATTCTTTGTCTACTTTGGATACCATAACGTTATATCAAAAGTAGAAAATATATGACTTATATGAACGAACATAGTAGAGTTACTTATTTATACAGTAAAGTTTTCTGGCATTTCATTTATTTGTGTGCTATAAAATGTCTCAATTTCCCTCATCTTAGGAACATCTCTTTCAGTAATAAAGTTAATTCCTGCTCCTTTTCTTCCCCATCTCCCACTTCTTCCGATTCTATGAAGATATGTATTGACATCGCGTGGAATATCAAAATTGATGACACAACTTACTTGTTGAATATCAATTCCTCTAGCAGTAAGATTTGATGAAATAAGAACACGATAAGTTCCTGTTCTAAATGCAGACAAAGCACTTTCTCTATCACTTTTAGACATATTAGAATGAATGCAACATACAGGATATCCATCAGACGTCATTGCCTGGTGTAGATCTTCTACACGTCTTACACTATTTGTATAGATGATACAATGTGAAACAGAAAATCTGTTGTATAGGTCTACAAGGGTTTCGTATTTTTGAACATCATCTGTTACTGGAATATAATATTGAGAAATGCCTTCTAACGTCAACAATTCTGCTTTTACTACAATCTTAATAGGATTATTCATAAACGCTTCTGTCACATCAAAAATATATCGTGGTAACGTAGCACTAAATATGCATGTTTGTATAGAATCAGGGAGGTATCCAAAAATAGATCTTACTTGATCCTTGAATCCAGAAGAAAGCATTTCATCAGCCTCGTCTAAAATAAGCATTTTTACACTATGCGTTTTTAAACAGCGTCTTCGTATCATATCAAATACCCGACCTGTTGTTCCTACAACAATATGAGGAGGAGAAGATCTTAGTTCACGAGTATGCTGTTCCACAGAGACCCCTCCTACAAGAGTCATGATAGAAATCTTGTCTACAAATTGTGATAAACCTGTAAATACAGATGTAATTTGTATTGCCAATTCTCTTGTAGGTGCTAAACAGATAACCTGAGTGTTTTTTAGACTATTATCAATACACGAAAGCGCACCGATTGAAAAGGTTGCAGTTTTTCCTGTTCCAGACTGTGCTTGTGCTATAACATCTCTTCCGGAAATCATAGGTAATATAGCCTTCTTTTGTATAGGACTTGGATTCTCATACCCATATGCGTAAATGCCGCGGAGTATATCCTCTCTTAACTTCATTTCATCCCATTTCTCAACAGAAACAGGTGGTGTTTCTAGAATACTATCTTGTGTAGTTGTAACATCTTTTATTTCTTCATCTGTTTTTGAAGTTTTCTCTTTTTCCCCAATTTTTTGGGATACTGTATCTTCGTTGATTGCTGGTTTAAACATGTTAGGCATTCTTCAGTAAAGATAATATATTAGATCTACAATATTTAAGTGTGTTTAGATAAGATATTCTATCTTTATACAATAACTATCTATCTCAACAATCAAATTATATACCTATCTATTAACGAATCTATTAGATGTATCTTTTATTATTAATACAATAAACTATATAAATATTCTGATATATTGTATCATAGGAACTACACGTCATGACATATACTATATCAGATTTTCAATCTATTTCGTCAAACGGATTCAATGTGGTATTACCTAATAATACTATTGAACTTATCAACAGCTTGTCAAAGCATGTAGGCTCACCTAGTTATATAAAAACACCCGTATTTAACAAAAGAGAAAACACTGGTAATGACACCGAAAGAAAGCGAAGGAGAAAGTTTAAAGCTCAGGATACTAGCTGGGGAGATAATTTAAAAAATGATGCGAATACAAAAAGTAATATTGTATTTAAAGCACCGACACCAAAAAAGACGCTAACAATTGTTGAGTCCACTACACAATCTGTAAGAAGTATATTGAATAAAATTGGAACATCTAACACAGATAGTATGGTTTCGTCTCTTATAGAGATAATAGATGATATGTTGGAATGTGGAGACGATATAACAGGAGAAGATGTTCATAATATTTCAGAAAATATAACGAATGTGATGTCATCTAACAGTTTTTATTCTGATGTATACAGTCAGATATATGTTTATCTGCTAGATAAATACAGTTTCATTCAAGAAACGTTACAGTCCAAATTAACTGAATATATTCCTAGCTACAACAATGTTATTGACGTAAATCCTGATGAAAATTATGATCTTTTCTGTAGCAAGAATAAAGAAAATGATATTAGACGTGCAAATACATTATTTTTTACCAACTTATCAAAGCATCACAAAATAGAATCTAGTATTCTTGTGGATTTTATAATGAAGTTGTGTGAAAAAATAGCCAGTAATATTCAAATACCAGATTCTATCACCATGATAGACGAAATGATAGAAAATATATCTATCATTCTATCAAACAATAAAGAAATATATAAAGAGTTAGATAAAAAGGTATCTTTTTCAGACGATAAGGATATCAATACCATTGGTAAATATTTATTAATGCTCTCTAAGACAAAACCAAAAACATTTGCAGGGTTGTCAACTAAATCATTATTTAAGCTTATGGAAATAATGGAGGAATTGGAGACATAATTAATTATCAAGAAACATGTAAATAAAAACAAAAGCTATAATACTATATTATCATGAACTCAATTGGTCAAGACAATATATACATTGAAATACAAGAATCAGAATGTGATAGAGAAATACTCAGCAACACTACGAATAATATTTGTCAAAATGAAAAATACAACATCAATAAAGTAGACTGGTCACAAGAAACCAAAAACGAGCTTGACACTATAGACAGTGTCGGAGAGCATTTATTTTTACAAGATGATGATTTAATTGTCAATAAAACTATAAAATACTCTGCATATACTGTTAAACAGCTACTACTAATATGTGAATATTATGGAATACACAAGGAAATAAAATATAACAAACTAAAAAAAGATGGCATTATTGAGCAAATAATATGGTATGAAATGCAAATAGATAATACTGATGTAGTAAACACACGTATAACTCTTTGGAGATATATGAATGAAATCAAACAAGATCCTATACTCGGGAAGTTTATTCCCTCTTGGTCTATAAAAGACAGTTGACACTGTTATCCGACAATATATAAAATTAAATATAGTATCAATATTTTGCAGCATTAAATGATATAAATATAATAATTGTATTTGTATAATTTAGAGATGGTCGTATCAAAACTAGATAAATCTATAAGTTATCCAGAAATAAAATCTATTATGGCAGATGATAAAGAGCTAACGGTTGAACTTTATTCTATTGAAGTAAAAGATAAAGATATAGTTGTGGCCATAGGTAACCCAAATCATACATATTCTGACAAGAATGTTGTATATCATCCCATATACATGATAAAAAAGTCAGGTAAAGCTGTTCAAATAGGTGTGTATGAAATGTTAACTACTGAAGTTATTTCACTAACTGATGAAAACGGAGTTATCGAAGTAGAAAAACTCTCTGACCCGTTGATTTATGTATTTGCCAACAAGAACTTTATTGAAACACACCGGATGATTCCACCTGACGAAGAGCTAGAGATAGCGAAGAAAGAATCAGAGGATGATATGGAAAGTAATCCAGATAAAATTAATGAAAAAAATGATTCTGAAGATGATACGGAAAAAGATTCTTCCCACAAACCTGAACAAGGTGACAGTTTATCTATTCCTAGTTACCGCGCCGATATATTCTCACTAGACACGAATACAAATATACCACCAATGTTGTCTGAGGAAACATTAGAAGACGCCAAGCGAGAAACACTTATGTATAAAGATGGAGACATGAAGTCCGCCTCTTGGATTCAAAAGGCAATGAAAAATATGAATTACAACTTGATTGAAACTGATAACACAGGAGATTGCTTTTTTGATGCGATAAGAGTAGCTTTTGCGCAAATAGGTCAAATTACAACGGTTGCACAATTGAGAAAGAAACTATCGCGTGAAGTAAACGAAGAATTGTTCAACAATTACAGTGAACAATACAATAAGGCCGCACAAACAGTTCTTGTGGAACAAAAAAACGCAAAAGCTCTTGAAACAGAGTATAACAATTACAAGGAACTAGTGTCTAGCACAATTTCTTCTACGGAACAAAATGAGCATATCAAAAACGCTAAAATAGTGGCTCAACAGCATAACAATGCAATCTCGTCCAAAAAGAATGCACACGAAATATACAGCGAGTTTAAGTTTATGAAAAAGGTGAAGTCTGTAGAAGAACTAGTCAAAGTAGTGCAAACTCCTGAGTTCTGGGCAGATTCATGGGCAATTTCTACGTTGGAAAGACTCTTGAATATAAAGTTCATTATTATGTCAAGCGAGTATGCTAAAAATGACCCAAATAATATACTACAGTGCGGTATGAATATTGACTCGCATTTAGAATCCAAAGGAACTTTTGAGCCAGAGTTTTACATTATTTTGGAATATACTGGTCAGCATTATCGTGTAATTACTTACAAAAACAAGGCCATCTTTAAGTACATAGAATTACCTTACGACTTGAAGGAAATGGTAGTTACAAAATGTATGGAAAGAAAGAGCGGACCTTTCATTCTAATACCAGAGTTTAGAATATTGGCAGAAGCATTGGACGCTAATTCTTTGAAAGGAAGTGAACAAATAGTGAATATAGATATTCTCACTTCTGTTGATCCCGGAGTCGTATTTCAGTTTTACGAAAAATCTATGGACAAACCACCAGGAAAAGGAAGTGGAGAAAAAATAGAACCAGCAGAAAGACGATTAGAATTTTCACAGCTTGCACCAAAAGGAGAGTATCCTAATTGGAGACGAAAACTAGATAATACATGGTATCACCAAGAAACTCCGCTTGAAATAGATGATCATAAGTGGAACAGTGTAGAGCATTATGTTCAAGCAAACAAGTTCAAAAATACTGCCCCTGATTTTTATAATGAGTTTACAGCTGAAAGTGAAAGTGAAATATCAAAAAATGTTGATATAGCTATTGCCGCTGGAAGCAAAAATGGTAAAAAGGGAAAAACTGTTATTCGTGATCCCAAATACAGAATTGATCCTGAGTTTTACGGTAAAAACGAAAAAGAAGCTATCAAAAAAGCAATGACTGTAAAGTTCACAGAGATTCCCCATTTTAGAGGATTGCTCAAGGCTACTAAAAACGCAACCCTTAACAAATATATTCCCAAATATTCTCCTGAAGTAGATGTCAACTTGATCACAATTAGAAATACATTAACTTAATTTGCGTAATATATTTATTCCGTAGATAATGTAACAAGCAAACAAAAATGTCCTTATGGGACGACTGGTCTTTCAGTAAACAGAGATATGTCTCTGGATTAGAAGAGCTATTTGAAGACAGTGAGAGAACAAAAAGACGTAGACGTCGTGCGTTTTGGGCTCGCGTTCTATCATTTATAACTTGTTGTGTATACGATCCTACCACTATCAAGGTAGAGGAATATTAACAAAACTAAATAATAAATATATGGTTATACTAGATATATTTATTGTATGGAATCTGAACGGAATCCCAGAGTAAAACAAGCAAAAGATTTGAAATTTCCACAAGACTTTTTCAACTTGAAATGTATCGTATTTAGCTTTTACATCGCAGCATCTTATTGGTTTCTTCCTAGAAACAAATTATCATTGATAACAATAACCATTCTTAACTTTATTTTGTTGAACTGGTACAACAATGTGTATGAGTGTTTACATCACCATCAAATCACCAATATCTTGATATGTATCTTAGTAGTTGGGTTGTTAATCTATCTTCCTATAAAAGACAAAGTTGTATTAGGCTTCTCATTGTATTTCCCTTATTTCATCTTAGCTTGGTACGATTATTTTGCAAATTGTCGGTTTAGAATGAACCCAACTATTTTTCCGTTTGGTAGATTTATATACTTACCAGTGAAACCTGACCCCTACCAACGTCGTTACCGAGAATTAGATCCTATCGTTAAACAAAATATCGCTAATTTTGATAAATACATTGTGGTGTCTATTATTTCTCTCACCTTCATTTACTTTCTCTTGAAATTAATTAAGTGAATACAAATATGAAAACTTTGATATGAATTTTATCTATGTAATGTATAGATTCATAAGTAGTGTAACGTAAAGAAGATGTATATTTATTATTTTCACTTGTTGTTTTTACCTTTACTCGTATATGTAGGTCTTATGAAAAACAAAAGTCCTGATTGGACCTATTCGCTATTACTTGGAGTGGGTGTTTTAGGTATATTATACCATTTCTTTAAAATACTCAGTGTTGAGTTGCAACCAAAAGAGAAGAGAGACCAACTTAGAAAACAGCATGCAAATCACGAACACCACGATCATGGCCATTAGTATCAAAGAATCAAAAATATCATACAAATATAAAAACAATGTGTATTATTATACTATACACATTGTTATGTCGTCAATCGCATTTACTCCAAACAGCGATAAACTTTTTCAGTGGATAAACAATAAAAATACCCGAAAGTGTCCAGATATGGTGAGAGAATATTTACATAAACAAATAACAAGTGACGATTCTGTAAAGGTATTTTCACATATTCACTCTGAGATTTTGAGATCCGTGGAATTCGTAGAAAATCAAAAACGAACCAAAGGTCCAAAGTTTTACAACATAGAAACTTCTACCACTGAGAGTGAGGAACTTCCCGTTCCCAAAACATTTGAGTTATCGTCTATTCCCCCACATATCGTAGAGGACATGAAAAATAGCGCGAAAGGAACTATAAAATATAAAACCACTGTGTCAGGGAAAACATTTAAAGTCGTATTTGTAGTTAAGTCTGTAGACATATATTCTCAATTAGGGGTATATAACAAATATTTTGATAGAATGGTAACCTGGATGCATATGGCAAACAAATATGCACCTGACAAATGTGGTCATAATCTTACGGTATATTTATACTTTTCTCCGTTTGAAAAGTCTCTCCCTACAGAGTTTCATACAGTGATAGGACAAGACCATGCAAATACTGCATTCACTTATTCTTGCCCCTCTTCTCCTTCAGAAATAGTTATCTATCGTCAAGAAGAGTGGTTCAAAGTATTTATTCACGAAACATTTCACTTGCTCACCCTTGATTTTTCAGGTATGAACGCTGATGATGTGTGTAAAGAAAAGATGAGCACAATATTTTCAGTGAATAGTGAGTTTAAATTATACGAAACCTACACAGAAACATGGGCGGTGTTGTTAAACATGTGTTTTTGCGCGCATTACTATCTTCTAGAAAGTAAACCTGATTTTGAACAGTTTTTATACGCAGTTAAGTTTTTTATAGGATATGAAGTGCTGTTTAAGGTATTTCAAATGAACAAGATTCTCTCTTTTATGGGATTAGATTATAATATGATAACTACTCAAAAACAAGATGTATCTTCATCTGTGAAAACGTTGTACAAAGAAGACACGAATATATTTGCCTATCATATCGCAACCACTATTTTATTATGCAATTATACGCACTTTTTATCGTGGTGTAACAACAATAGTCTAGCATCTTCTCCTTTAGTATTTAAAAAGACCACAGCAAATGTAGAAAGCTTTTGTGATCTTATTGTGAACACACACAATTCTAAGACAATGGAAAAAATAGTCTCGAATAAGTGTCACTTGAAACTCATGGAAAACATAGATGACACGAATGAGTGGATTCGCGGTAGTATGCGAATGACAATTTGCGAAATGGCATAATACAATTTCACATTCCTGATAATTGCGGATAATTTTAGTAAATTGAATATAATCTATGTACATTGTATACACCGACACCTAACATGGGAATACGATACCTAAACGCCTTTCTCAAAAACAGCTGCACCAAAGGTATAACTGATATACATCTAGAAGACTTGTCTGGAAATACAATTGCGGTTGACGCAAGTATTTATATGTACCAATACGAAATGGATAATAAACTTCTGGAATCTATGACTACACTTATAGATGTATTACACAGTTATCATGTGAAACCGATATTTGTGTTTGACGGGAAACCTCCCGTAGAAAAGATAGATATTATCAATGAACGCAAAGAAAAGCGTAAACAAGCATCCATTGATTGCAAAGAGCTCGTGGTAAAGCTGAAAGATGAGAGTTTAGATTCGGATACAAAGACAATATTAGAAAACGAGTATGAACGTTTGAAGCGAACTTCTGTATTTATAAACAAGGAAAAAATAGCCAAGGTAAAGTTGTTACTTGATTCTAAAAATGTGAAATATTATAATGCTCCAAGTGAGGCTGACGAAATGTGTGCCCAATTGGTTTTATCTGGGTATTGTTGGGGTTGTATGAGTGATGACATGGATATGTTCGTTTACGGTTGTAGTAACGTGATTAGAAACGTAAATATACACGAACACGCAGCAACCCTATATAATTTACCTGAAATACTTGATTGTCTTGGTATAACGTATGAGAATTTCAAGAGCATCTGTATTATATCTGGAACAGATTATAACAAAATATGTGCAGAGCATAAAGGTACTATGACTAACATGAACTTATACACTGCTTTGAATCTCTACAATAGATTTGTCAAAAAAGTCAAGTATCAAAACATGTCATTTTATCAATGGCTGAAGCATTATATTAAATATGATATGGATTACGACTCATTATATAAAATATATGATATGTTCACTATTGATGTTAATTGTAACAGCATTCCTGTATCGTAGTGTATGAATACATACATACCAATATTGTTGTCGTGTGTAAACTATAAATAATAAATGACAAGCTTGTTCGCTTGTCATTTATACAAATAATATTTTTAGTTAGTCCTTTACAAGTATTTATTATGATTATGGTTATGAATATTAATGTTTACATATTATATGAAGAATCACATAAAGATAACTATGCTAGGCGGAAAAGATGGTTCGTCTAGGTCTACAACTCCCATAGCAAGAGATCTTTCTAGCGAAAACTTATTGGCACACGACGAACAAGAACGTCAACCTGCACCTCCACCTCCATCAGATTCTGATACAGAAAGTAGCGTTTCTGACTCTGAGGAATCAGAAATGTTCAGGGAAGAAATGCAAAAAATCAATATTCTCACACGCAACTTATATCTTCATTCTGAAGAGTTTTTGGGATATGATGAGTTTTCATATCTTAAAGAAAGTAAATTACGTAACAAAACAATCAATGGTGAACCAAATCCTATATACGACCCAATTACATTGCTCACTACTTATTTGGAGATATTAATAAATAATAGAACCGCTTTTGAAGACATGGACGATTATAGTCCAGAAAATGAGGATTTTAGTAAAGATTTGATTTCACTAATGACTCAATTAAAGTCTTCTGACAAACCAGAAGAATATGCCAACGACTTAGAATGGTGGTTTATGGAAGATATCCTTCCTGTGTTCAAAGAAGCATACGTAGAAGACTACGATTATACATATACTCTAGAAGACCATATACGAACAGAGATGGAACTTAATGGACCACTCAAATTATTTCTCAACACACACATAACAAAAATAAATAATAAACTGCATGAGTATAAAAACTTAGCTACTAGGACCACTCAAGGAGGAAGAAAGTGGAGTGCCAAATACAAAAAATCTATTGATTGTAAAAATCCACGAGGATTCTCTCAGCGTCAATATTGTAACTATGGACGAAAAAAGAAGACTGGTGGTAAAAAAACTAAAAAATGTAAACAAAAAAAGACTAAGAAAAACAGAAAGACAAGTAAAAAACGAAAGTCTCGTAAAAAGAGATTAGTGCGGAAGTAGTCATAGGTCAGAGTGTAATAATACATTGATTACATACACAATGTATTATTTATTCATTAGTTATATTTCATATTTTTCCTTTATGAATGGATACTTTTCTAATAATGGATTCAACCAATTATCAAACCTAGTTTTATCTTCCTCACTTAATTTGTCATAATAAAACTTTGTCTTGCCTTTAGATTTGTTCCCTCCTCCTTGTGAAGAATACGATGCTGACGCTTTAAACAAATAATCTATATTATCTAAAACATATTTCTTTTTCTCTGGATTATCTATTTCCAAAAAATCATAGAGTTTTTCTATAAAACCCCTCGTATCTATCATATTATCTTCATAAAAAAGCAAAAGCTTCTTACCTTTACACTTGTTATAATAGTCAATAATACGAAAATAATTTGTGAAAGATCTATCACTTTGGCCTGGTTCCTGACCTTCATATTTATCTTTTAATATGATATCCAGATTCATCTGGGAATGACTCAACATTACTTCACGTGGGTTTCTTATAATAAATATTAACTTATTGGCTTCATTTAATTGTTCAAGTTCATCTATAAAATGAACCTTTCTATAGACATCGCTCCATTCTTTTCGTTTTCTGATATTAAATGGAAGTTCCTCGCTATACTTTATTCTGAACATTTCTCTATCGGTAAGTTCGTTATGTAAACACCCTAATGTAGGGGTTTCAGATAACATTTCAACGAAAAATCTAACTAGATGATTTCCACTTCTTGGGTAAGATAAAATTATATTAGTTTTGATTGAATCGCACATTTATTGTATATTCGTATGAGAACTATACAATAAATAAAGTTTTATGTTTATGTCCTGTTTATTATACTTTATATATTTGGATTTTATTTTTATAGTCTAAGTTTTATATTTTACACTCTTTGTTGTGTATACTAATTATCTTTGTAATATTGTTTAGATGCTTAGGCAGAAGCCTCAGCCTTCACGCTCTTGGCAAAATGGGGGCTCATGAACTTCTGAAGGTTGAAGTAAGTGAGCACATCATCACCGCCAAGGGAGAGGAGCTTCTTGAGCTTAGCATCAGGGTTGATCTGACGACCATTGTCCTTATCCTGAAGACTGTGAGCTCTGATGTAGGCAGTAATCTCCTTAGTCACATCAGTTCTAGCCATCTCCACACCCTTGTCAACGCCAAGGAAGGTAGCAAGCTCGTCGCTGATGCGAGTGGGCTTCACAAATCCGCTAGGAGCACGGTTGCCATTCTTTCTCTTCTTCTTGGCCACCTTCTGAGACTGCTTGATCTCACGGTGCCACTTCTTCTCAAGGGCGCGATACTCGCTCTTAAGCTGAGTGATGAGCTGGGTCATGTTCTGAAGCTTAGCAAAGAACACAGAGGAAAGCTCCAAAAGGTTGTTCTCCTCAGAAACGGGCTCGGCCTCAGCGGGAGGGGGCACGGCAACAGGAGCGGCCTCCTTCACGGGGGTCTCCTTGGCAACAGCCTTCTTGACAACCTTGGTTGCCTTCTTGGCGGGGGTCTTGGGCTCAGTGGCGGTAGCAGGTGCGTCGGTCTTCTTTCCTTTAACCATTATACTCTACTCTACAGGGTTGCTTTTAAGTAGATTTACACTATAATATATATTATTTAAGATATGTATATTATTTTGTTAGGATAATAGATAACAAAATTCATTTTCTCCTAAACATTTTAAAAAACTTTGATTTTTACGCGAAGTTATTTCAAACATTGATTTTTAACGTAGATAAACGAAAAAATCAATTGTGTAAATTATACATATGCTACTGCTTCATACAACCAAGGCATGCTTTCGCGAGCATTTATATTCACTAAAGTAAACGTCTGTAGCACATAAAGAACTCCCAGTGCTCTATTTTGTTCGGTGGAACCAGATTTGACCATTGCTTCCATTATTCCAAGAACCCTGTCTCGGATCACTTCCATATTTTGTTCTGCCATTAACATAGCTATGAATATATTCAGATGTCTAAACGGATCATGTGGACATATCATAAATCGTGTCTCAGGTGTAAGTGATGCGCGGTAATACCATATATCAGCCAGCTCAGATACATAACGAATTAAGTTACGTTTATCAAGACTGGTGAACCAGCTACTACAAGAATAATGACCATGGGAATCTATTTCCATAAACAATCGCTCTATTCTTTCAGTCAAAGACAATGCTTCTTCAGGATCCTTTTCTATTTTCACATCAAGAGAGACCTTATAAATTCTCTGCATAAGTTTAATAAGTCGTTTCATTCTATCAAAGACCTCTTTCCGTATAGTGCTTCGTGTATACGGATTCTCAACGACACTGTTCCCAGAAGTATTTGTCTTGAGGTTATGTAAAGAGAGAATATCAAATCCATAAACAAAACCGTCATCGTCTTGATAACTTATAAACTGCAAATAAGGAATGTCTTTCACATTTTCCATAGTGAGAAAATCACTACTATTTGTACATTTTTCTCTGTTCAAAAACGCTGGGCCTCGCAATTGATTAGAAAATCGTTGTAGGTGTCCTCTGAACATCTTTTGAATACAAATCGCATCATTTGATAACTTTAAATGAGTATATACTCTTGACAACAGCTCTTTGTTTGTGCCAGATACACGTAACTTGTATTTCTTGGCAATAGTTTTAAGTTGGTCTTTCTTATACTTGTAAGAGAGAAGCATGCGATAATCAGATATGTCTGGAACAACAAACTTGTCATCTGGACACTTTGTTTTTACATTGAGTCCCTTAAAGTCTATAGCAGCAGTGTTGTTCAAGTAATCTAGATAAGAAGAATCTAAGTACGTTGGGTAGTGTTTTATAGCAGGAGGTAACGCTCTTTTTCTTGCATGAGAAGGAGTGGATGCGAGAGAAGCCGGAGTAGGGCTAGGTGGAAGTGAATGCAAAGAAAGTAAACTATCACTGGACAAATTCGTTGTTATTATGTTGATTGGTGTATTATTTGAATCGTCGTCCATATATATAACTTACATAAATACATTAACTTTAATTTGATTTAAGGCAAGTAGAATATTATTAACTCAAAATATTGTTATCATTATGTAGTCATTATTTAAGATTTCCGTTCCGTTTTTTCCACTAATAATTTATAAATTGAATTAAAGACAATGAGACTATGTATGTTATAGTTAGTCACCAAGCAGATGCAAACTACTATTACAAATGGATCCAAGCCTATTGACTTCTCTAAGCTCACATACACTGACCCCAAGCCTGTAGGACAGGCCAAGGTGGTGAACGTCAAACTCGGAGGAAAGTCCCTTCAGTTGTCTACTCCTCTTATGAGAACTTTCGGTGCGAGCGATTACGAGGGAAATGAGAAGTTTGAGCTTTCGCTTCTCTTTCCTAACAAGCCCGAGGACAAAAGTCCTGCTACTGAAGCATTCCTTCAGAATATGAAGGACCTTCGTGAGCAAGTAGTCAAAGACGTTTTGGCTAACTCTAAGAAGTGGATGGGTAAGGCTTTTAAGGATGTATCTATCGTGGAAGAGTTGTTTACTCCTATCCTCAAGTATAGAAAGTTCAAGGATGGACCTAATGCAGGAGAATTAGATTTAGACAGTGCGCCTTCTATCCGTGCAAAGTTCCAACAATATAACGGCGTTTACCAGTGCAACATTTACGACGAGAATAGTCAACCTCTTTGGATTCGTGACAACGCCTCCAATTACGACCCTTCAAATCGTCCTATGGACTACTTCAAGAAGAATATGATGGTCGCTACCATTCTTGAGTGTGGAGGTATCTGGCTCATTGGTGGAAAGAACATCAGTCTTACTTGGAAGCTTGTCCAAGCGGTTACTCAGAAGCCTCCTGACAGCGTGTTCTCCGCAGGTTGCCTATTGAGTATCTCTGATTCTGACAAGCAAGCTATCAGTAGCGCTGAGGTAGAGGAAGATGTCCCCGAGTCCGAACCTTCCAAGCCAATTGATACCAATGTTGAGTCTTCCGATGAGGAGGAGGAAGAAGAGGAAGAGGAGGAGGAAGAAGAGGAACCCGAGCCTGAACCTGAACCTGAGCCTGAACCCGTCAAGCCAGTAAAGAAGAAGGTGGTTCGCACTAAGAAGGCAACTGCATAAACATATTATACATAATTACCAAACATTTACAACAAGCATTTACAAAATTAACAAAATATAAACCAACCAAACATTTCAAAAGATAACAATAACACTCTAACAAAATCATACTAACAAAAATAAAGATACAGGGTAATACCTTGTATTTTTATTTTAGCTTTGTTCTATTATACACAGAACAGTGTTTGTTAGTTGACATTAAAATATAATATAAACATTTATTAAAAGATATACGTACCACTAATACCCTATATATGGAAGAAATCATAAATAGAGGATTGGACTATCTTTACACGTATGGTATTGGATTTACGCTAGGAACTACTGTTATCCTATTAAGTTCTTTTATGGATGTTGTCATATCTAGAAATTCTTACATTCACCTCACCAACAACAACTACCAATTATATGCAACGGGAATAGATTCTGTCAACACAAATCTTCTAGGAATCACGCCTGTTATTTACTCTGCTGTATCTTGTAACTTACTAGATAAGACTACTCATAACATAGATATTATAAAAATGTTTTTCTTGATCTGTATACACAACTTCGGCTATTATTTGGTGCATCGCACTTTTCATGTACATAAATATCTATACCGATTTCATTCATTTCATCACCAATTTGATAAAGTTCTTATTCCAAGCATTTCAAATGCAGTAAGTCCAACGGAGTTCGTGGTTGCCTATGTGTGTCCGATGATCGCTTCTGCGAAATTATTACCTTGTAACGAACCAACGTTCTTGTCAGCCATTGCCGTTATATCTATATGTAATCTTCTCATTCATTGTCCGGAAGCAAGGAGATTACCAAAGATACCTCTTCTTATTTCCCCAGAAGAACATCACATACACCACATAGAGAGAACAAAGCATTACTCGGCATCAGTAATTGATTATGACACTATATTTGACGTAAATAATTACACAAATATAATCAAGTTGCCAGAAACTTAAACGAATTAAACTACTTACACAAATCGTATTTTCAAAATAATATCTCCTCGTTCTGTGCTGGTATTGTATATAGTTTGTTCATTTATTTGCAGAATCCCTTTTTTACGAAGTCGCACAGTTTGCAACTTCTTGAAATGTAACATACTTGTAAACACTGCGATTTTATAGTTGGGTATACACTCTATATATACGAGTTCCTTTTCTATTAGACTTTTATCAAAGGGAATATCGCAAGAAACAATCAAATTATTGTTATCATCTATATTACAGTTTTTCTCCAGTATCGGATTACAGATAACCATTATTTCCTTACCAGACTTGGAATCAAAATACATCTCTTTGTGCCATAATGGAACTAGAAACTGTTCTCCGTCTACATTTAATTTATAAACGTAATCGTTGAGAAGATCACATACACTAGGCTCTATTGTATATATTTCCAACGTATCAAACTTTTGTTGAATAACAGATTTTACTTTCTCCAATATATCAGTATCTATATAGAGAAGGTGTTTATAAGTGCATAAGAACTGATAAATACTAAGAGATGTGTCTCTGTCTATATTCTCAAATAATCCTACAGAAATGTTCTGATAATTTGTCACGATTTCTTTTATTTTCTCGCATAATTTATCGCTATATGAGCCCTCCATAGTGCTTCGCATAAATTGTTTAAGTATATCCATATAACTTCCTCCCACCGAAAAATCGTTGTCTGAAAAAAATGGGTCTACGAAGTCTTCTGTAGAAATTACCTTGCTAATAAGTGCGTACGCTTCTCCTAACTCTTGAAAATGTTTTGTAGAAGCATCAGTATTTCCATTTTTATCAGGATGAAGTTTCAGCGCCATTTTCTTATATTGTCTCTTGACCATATCTTCGGTAAGATCTGTTATGACTACATCTTGAAAATCCATTATTTTCATCGCCTGTGAAATATTTAATGATGTTTCATTGTGCATATCCATTATACAATATATAATATACCATACCAACTTATGTGTATATTGTATTATGCAATAATATTAGCTTAACTATAGTAAACACATTATAACGTATATATACCTTTCAAGATGATAAATAGGACGATAGTTGTTATTGAATAGTGTAAAAAACTTCTGAGTTTCACATATAATTTTTCCAATGTTATCATTATTAATCATCCCTTGTTTAATAAGTGCTTTTAATAGTTTCCATACACAACTATGTATATCTACTTCATATATAAACAATTCGTACAATTTTTCTCTTGCTTTGGAAAACTCTATATTATCTGGTCCTGAGAGAACCATTTCTATCACACCATTTATAGTATCTTCATGCACATCTTGTTTTGAAATATCTGTTACGTATAATTGTTTAATGTTTTGTACATCTTCATTATATTGACTGCTTCCTTTAGAGTTGTACTTTTTAATCTGTTTTTTCACTTTTGTTTCCAAAGGTTGACCATAACCAATTACTTCGCAACAGTTTAATATATTTTCAGGTAAAAAACATATGCTCTCGGTGATAAATATAAAAGCTATGTGAATATTTTTATGCATTGAATTGTTTTGTATATAGCTGTAAAATATATCAAGCAAGTCGTTATTTATCATATGCATATTTTTACACAATATAATACCAGCCTTTACAGGTCTTCCACTCACAATTTCTATTATTTGATTATACCATTCATGCCATAATATCTTAGCATTACACCCCAATAACGACATATCAATCTCAAAATGGACGTCACTTATTTTAATAATATAGTTATTTTTGTTCGTGTGAATTTGTAATTTCTTTTCATACTTCAATGCACTTGGACTGTATTTACTTATTATCTTTAACGCCTGTGTATATTTGCCACATCCAGACCTCCCATAGAGAATCAAATTGTGCATGTTTTTTATTTCATTTGAGAATGATTGATATATAGTATCATGTTTTGGATAAAAATTACATTCGTCGCTTGCTTGAATATACTCATCAAAATGCGTTTCAAAATGCTTCATTTTGTACCAACTAGTTTATATACATACGGCAATTTCTTTATTTAGTTTACCGCGTTTGAATATAGACACATATAATCATATATCTTAACGAACAAATATATATGATTATTGCTCATGCACCATCTAACTTTAATATACATGACGTATATTACTGTAAACCAATAAGAAACAAAATAATGCCCGGAGGGATGTTTGTACGTCTCATTTACTCCAATGAACTCGTAAGTATAAATGGAATACACGTTTCGTTTTCTTTGTATGGACGTATTCAAGAAATATACAACAACAAGTTTAAATATACACATGCGGATAGTAATGATGATTCAACGATTTCAATTATAAATGCAATAGAAAAAGCCATACTTGAAAATGCTAACATAACAAACAAAAACCCACAATATAAGCTCCAAGAGCAATTACAATCAGGATGTTTCAAATATTTCCAAGATAATATCCTTCCATCTAAAACAGTAAAACAAACTAATTCGCAGCCACCACGTTTTACTAGCTTTGTTTTAAAAATATCCGGAATATGGACAACCGATGTTGAATATGGAATAACATATAAGTTCACAAAGGTTTCGTCATAATTAACTTAAAAAAATCAATAAATCTTGATAATCCAATTCCGGTAATTCGCAAGGTATGCAGATTATCTTTTCTGGTAAAGTATCTTGCAAAAAAGGTTTTCTAAAAGGGGTCTGTATTTTCAGTTCACGCAATGCTTGAAGAGAAAGTAGAGGTATAAACGAGAACCACATATTTACACTATGATATATAACTTAAAATGTTATTTATCATACATTATATTATTTTTACTTAATCATTTAACTATGTTATTAATCAGAATTAAAATAACTAGAATGAAAGCTGTTACTAAACCCATCTGTCACGTAAAACTTCAAAACGATAAACATACTTATCACTATAATAAATCCAAGAATCTCTACTAAATACATTATCATTCCTGACACTTTATTCACTTCTTGTGTCTTCTTGAACTCTTCTGTTGAAGTATTACGATTAAACAAATATGTTAATAGCAAAGTATTCAATAACGAAAGAGTTGTCAACTGTTCAAATGCAGGTGTAAGTTGCTTCTTGGCAATTCTTTGGAAATAAGAAGCTAACAATGCTACTATACAAGCTACCAAGACAGTGAAAACAAAGAAGGGTCCCAACGTAACAAAGAGAGAAAGAATACTTTTTGATTCACTATTTTTTGATCTTACGAGTTTAGAAACAATATTGGAAGTAAACAGTATTGCACCTGTCAAAACAAATGAATAACCTATAATCATTCCCCAGGTTTGATTTTCCCCTCCTCCTCCAAGAGTTAAAAATAGGATTAAAAATCCAGCTAGAAACACGCCGTTTTTTACCATCGTGAATAATTTTTGGGGTTGAAGAGAAGGTCCTCCCATTGTATTGTTATCTACTGTATTTTCAGACATATATGTATATATTGTCTAAACAAATTAAATTAAATATCTTATTTGTATATATATATTATAGCGTTAACCCAGAATGAGTAAATTTAATGTGTATTCTAGTCATCCTATCATATCTCCTCCAGAAGCAAAAGATAAGGAGAATCATTATGTTTCTATCTCATCACAAGACAGAAACTTGATTAAAAATCCAGATTCTGATGATTTCACTATTGATCTTCCTCAAGATTATTTAAATGTGGAAAGCGTAAAGCTAGCTAGTTCTTATTTCCCTATTGTAGACAACCAGTTTTCTATTCAACAGAATAACGTTGATTTATGTTTTAGATTTACTTCTGCATTTAATCCATTGAACGCGGAAGGAATCACGCTACTTGATGCATTGTCTTATGTATTTGTTAGTGAAAGTATATTAAGAAACGATTATTTCAGAATCCGAATACGAGACGGAAGATATAACAAAAATGAGCTTGCCAACGAAATACAAAACAAAATGAACCAAGAAGTTACCAACAGAATGGCTAGACGTATTTATTCAACTCAACGTTTTAGAGAATGGGGTGATTTCAAATTTTTGTTATCTTACTACGTGGGTGCAAATGAAAATAGTGATACAAGTCCTGTAGATCTTGGGTTTGTCGAAGGAGGAGGGGGGGGACAAATTGATGTTTACTATAATAGTCAATATTCAAGCATTGTAGATGCAATTAAAGCATTTAACAAAAAACATTCTTACGACTTACCCATACCAGATCTCACTAATAGTCGTATAAGAACGACTCTTCCTATTACAACTGAAGAGTTGATATCTTTTGCCAGAAAAAGTACACCGTTAGACCCACCTATATTGCTCGCTTGGGATTCAAGTCTATTTGATGGATTACGAAGAGGAATAGATTTTTCAATAGGAGAGGATGCAGACACGTTTAAAATGTTTCGTGGAGGGTTTGTGGATGAAGATAATGTTAGTACTACAAATGATAGACTATACACATCAGCCGAGTATGCAGCTTCTGTCAAAAAAACCTTTTTTGATAATGGAGGTTACGAAAAGTTTAAAATTGTTATTGATGAAGTGAGCACTAAGTTTAACATCGGTAACTTAGTAGACAACTTTGAGATTATTACAGATAAAGAAAATTATTACACTGTGGAAATATTAAACTTGATACGTGAAATAGGAAGGGGAGCTCTAAGTACTTACCAATCCAATTTAGATACAAGTCAGTTTATGCCAAAATCTACTGGTTATTGCGATGATGTTATTTTTTATACAGATGATTTAAAATGGGGTCTCCCTATTTATCTCGGTCTTGAAGGATTTGAAGTAACCGAAGAGTTTAAATATGACACTGGCGAGTACCGTGAAACAAAAGGCATCTACGTTCCAACATATGACTACTACGATAAGTCCAGTCCAAAATATCAGCCATTCAAACGTCTTTCAGGAGGATTCAAAGAAGCGAGTATATTTTTACTTGTTCCAACGTATCAGCTTGACGTCAAAGGCGAACCTTATTTCTTCATGGATTTGGATAGACTCAATTGTATTGACGAAGTAGCACCATATAAAGAGACCGAGTTCTCTATGATGAATAATATGAGCACTGGAAACCCTAACTCTGCATTTGCTAAGTTACCCCTATCTATCTTGGATGATGTGGCATATAGTGGTTCCCAAGCTACTACCAAAACATATAATCCTCCTCTAGATAGACTTCGCAAACTTTCCATCCGATTACGTTTTCATAACGGGCGTCCTGTTAACTTTGGTGTACAACCATTCTCGTTCGTTCTTCAAATAACATGTGCAAAGAAGTCACTTAAATAAGTAAATGGTAATATAACTTATTATGATATCATCATAACAATATGATATCATACTATGTAATACTATATAATTATCCCGATATTACAAATCTATCCTGTCTAACAACTCTGCTTCTGTATATTCGTGCAAATTATCTTTTGTCACTCCTTTTGGCATTTTTATAAAATTAGGTTTCTTCATAGCGGGAGTTTTGTAGAAGATATACAACGACCCCGTTTTACTTGTGCGAACACTCGTATTTTTATCAAGTTCACGTATAATGGTAGAGACCTTTCCACTTTTTTGTGCCTCTATTTTGTCAGATATCTCGTCTAATCTAATATTTTCCGGTGGACGGTTTCCAAATCCACGTAGAGTAACTGTAATACCATTCCAGACAGCGTATAAACCGTATTTACTTTTTTTCACAGTTACTGGATATCCGTCATACATCATATGGTTAGCGTTAGAATCAGATACATCGGTAGATTCTGAAGCATTCGTATCACATTTTTCATTTCCTTGTGAAACAATGTCGTCCAACTTTAATTCTCCTGCAATTAGTTTATCCATATCTATGTCATCACGAACCGGTAAAAAAGAAACCTCCTTTTTTGAATTTTTTCTAGAGGGATTCTTTTTAACTTCTCGTTTGATTACTGGTCCATACTTTCCGATAATATAACTGTGTTCTTCGTCTATAGATACGCACATCTTACTTGACTCTTCTAGTGGGAGAGACGAGATCACAGAATCAATATCGTTGTTCACCACCGCACATGGCTCCGTCCACTTACTACTTCCAGAAGAAACGCTCTCTAGTTGTTCCTCCATGCGACTCGTATACTCGTAATTAAAAATCTGGGAAAAATGTTTAATTAAATACTCCACCACCAAAATACCTAGCGGTTGAATCACTAGCTTTGACTTCTCGTTTCCTATAATAGCCTCTCGTGTTTTTTTATTTATTTTTTTTGTATCTGCATCAAGCTGTAAATCTGAAAAGACGAATGCCTGACCGTCTACGTTCATTTTCTTGACATATCCGCGATCTTGTATCTTGTCTACTAAACTGGAAAATGTAGACGGACGGCCAATCCCCTTCTCTTCCAGAATTTGCACGAGTCGCGCCTCCGTGTGGTGTTGAATAGGTCGTTCCACGTGTCCTTCTGCCCGAATATGAATAAAAGGAACGGGCTTTCCCTCCTCCAGAGCGCGCAAAAATACATATCCTTCGTCACCCGCCGATTTCTTTGACGCTACTATTTCCCATCCCAAAAACACTGGAGTTTCCACGCTTCGAGCGTAGTGAGCGTCAGGTAAAGGACTAGTGAGTTTACACGTATACTTACTGTATACCGCATCAGCCATACATGATTCCATCGCGTTTCTCCAAATAATTGTGTAAATGCGTTTGTCACGAGGAGTAAGTGTTTCGGTATTATCTGCGTCATCCGGTATCTTTTCTAAAGAAATAGATGTGGGGCGAATACTTTCGTGAGCCTGTTGAGGATCTACTGGTGAAGAAGAGACAGATGAACCGCCACTCAACGTATGTATCGTTGGTGAGACATATTTGGAATCGTTGTATTTGTTTGTTATATATTTAGATACACTATCTATGAAATCAGCACTGTATCGCTTTGCATCTGTGCGCATATATGTGATGTATCCTTGCTCATATAACTTTTGCGCAGAATACATTGCATCTTTGGGACTCAATGAACACTCGTTACTACATAATTGCTGAAACCGACTGGTTGTTAGGGGAACGGGAGCCTTTTTCACAACCTTACGATCAACACTACGTGTCAGTAGATGTTCGTGAACAGATTCATCATTTGCAGTAGAAGAGAGAAAATCACGACACTCATCCAAAGATTGAAACTGACGGGACAAGGTAAACTGTAGTTTCTGTGATGTAAAGATTCCATGCACTTTATATGCCGTTTCCGTTCCACCTTTGGCTTGTTCTTCTATTCGCAAATAGTTGTCGTAAACAATACGCAAACATGGAGTCTGACACCGTCCGGCACTCAAGGACCCTTTGGGAGTCTTTCCATACGTCAATCGGGTCCATAACATCGGCGATATCTTGAATCCCACTAACATATCTATCACTTGCCGACTGTGTTGAGCTAAGACAAGATCCATATTTACTCGTGATGGCTTTTGCATAGCAGATACAACTGCGGTGCGCGTTATTTCGTGAAAGATAATGCGGGGTGTTGTAGAGATGTCCAGTTTTAATACTTCACATAAATGCCACGCGATTGCTTCTCCTTCGCGATCATCGTCTGTCGCTAAAACCACAATATCGGCTTTTGAAACTGCATCGTGTAAATGCTTCACCGCGGTTCGTTTTATTTTTTCAGTTTGTTGTGTGAAATGAATAGTAAATCCAGAATCAATGTCTATATCTTTCAGCGTGCGTATCTCACGAAAATGTCCAAAAGATGCAAGACATGTATATCCAACACCTAGGTATTCTTCTATTTTCTTACATTTAGCTGGTGATTCTACAATCACTAAGGTATTCTTAGGTTTGACATTGATTTTATTACTTTTTTTACGTTGTGTTGACATATATAGATACTCTAGCTGTATCTATATATTTATATTTACTGTTTGATTAGTGATTGTTGTTTATTCTTACACTCAATATACATATCGTCTAAATTAGAAAGGTCTGTAAAAATTATCTGGTTTGGGAGGTTCAGGAAGAGCATATTCTCCTATTTTGTCATATATATAATTAAATAGTTGTCGCGACGCCACGAGAAACCTATCCATACCTGGAATGTAACTAAGAAGTTTTAATAGGAACTCACTAATAATTCCCCACGTCTTTTCATCCACCAAGTTGTAAAACAATACTACCACGCTACTTACTATAAAGAATATCTTAGCGAAGAGAGAAATCATAATTGATATATACATTATACATCCAAGATAATTCCATAGACATTACTTTATCTGATTGATTTGTTGTCTACACGTATTATTGTCGCGCGGTACTATATACTGGTTATTTATCTCGTGTACCCTAATTGAAAATGAACCCCGAGTCTAAATTATGGTATCGTAACATCAAATCCTCCCCATTAAGTCCTCCGTCCTATGTGTTTGGTATAGTCTGGCCTATTCTCTACTTTCTCATGTTTTTATCAGCACTGCGCATATGGCAAACTAAACAATGTATAAACACTTTTCTCTGCACACCGCTTGTTTTATTCGGTGTTCATCTTATATTTAACTTCTCATGGACAACATTGTTTTTTCGTTGGAAACGTCCCGACCTGGCACTAATAGATATTTTCATTATTTTGGGTTTACTTGTTGTTATTATTAAGAGGTTCTATGTCCTAGATAAATACGCAGCTTATCTTCTTTACCCCTACTTTGCTTGGCTCGTGTTTGCCACTTACTTGAATGCATACATTGTTTTAAACAACTAATTTGCAATTGTCTATACGAATATTCAAACGTGAAAATCCAATAATTAATTTCTCGGGGTATGTAAACAGGCGAGAACCTAAGTGTACGCGAATAAGACTACGACCATGGGCAATATATTTTGTAGCCATGAAGACATAGAACAACAAAAACGAATGAACGACTTTGAAAAACGTATACTGGAACTGGAGCAGCGCGTGTTTTTGGGTATGACTCGTGATGAGAAGGGACAGCTCGTGTTTGAAAAAGATATCGACTCAGATTATGCTCGAAATACACTCAAACAATCTCTACTTACGAACCCTAATAAGCCAGGTGCCCAAGAACCCACTTCTCTCTTTTCTCTCTTATGGGGGAATCAAGATCCTGTTGACAATGGTATAGCTACCACACCTTCTACTAAATAAGATATTTTATTTGTTTTCCTAAGAATATAAACTTAACACAATAGTGTATACATCAAATTAGTTTAAAGAAGGAAATTCTTCAAAATCATTAAAATCTAATGTATTCGGTTTTTTTATAACTTCAGGGGTAAATTCAAGAAATTTCCACAAACTTTTTGGTAATGTTTTTTTAATTTCTCTTCTACACATTGGACACTCATCCTTTTCTAATTTAAATAAACATTCAATACAAATTATATGGTTACACGTAGTTTTAGTTAGCCATTCAACACCTAAACATATCATGCATTCTTTCATTATATTAATAAATATAAAACATTTGTTTAATATTTTATTTGATTCGTTTAGTTTACCAGTAGTTAGTATAGTATCATGAATTGTAATACTATACTACACTTTCATTTACATTCTACTTTCGTGTACGTCTAGTTTTTACACGTTTACGAGTAGACCTTTTTCTAGTGCGAGACCTCACTCTTACTTTGACTTTGCGACCACGCTTTTTACCTCCTACAGTATCATTATCGTCGGCACTTGTTACGTTACCAATATCATTGTCCAACACAGTATCTGGAGTATGAAACGTATCTAGTGTAGAAACATGACTGATATTGTCGTCGTCTAGGTTGTTATTGATTTCACCTTCATAATCTGAAATAATATTTGCGTCCTCATTTTCAGGAAGCTGATGGACACCCTCGAGAGAATGAACAAACTCAGGAGTTATTGGACCAACGCTCTCTAATACTTGCATACCTTGTTCGTTAAGCTGTATTCTGTAAATAAATCCCTCGGGGTATTCTGTAGAAGAAAGATTTGGATTGGTAATACTAAACACATAATCGCCAATTCTTCCATTACTAAGAATATATGTGCTATGAGCATTTAAATCAATATCAACTACTGTCCAACGTCTTGCACTATTAGGTGAACGTGGAATAATAAGTCTAATTCCATGAATTACATCGCCATCATCGTCCGTGGGAAAAAACAGACTCCGGCCTGGTTGGTCTAGGATGAACCCAATTGGATCCAAAATTCTCATAGGAGCTAACATTCTCTCGCTCCATTCTAAATCAACACGATACACACGATGTGGTCCAGTTAGATTTAAAAAAGAATAGCGTATGACTATATCTCCTAGACTTGCCGTATCTAATAGATAATTTCGTGAAATATATTCACTTGGTCCTGAATAATAAGACCATGTAGTATCGTTTATTCTTGTAGCAGTATGCCCCCCTGGCTGTTCTACTATATTTACATATGACGAGTTAGGGTTCATATATGATTTGTGTGTTAGTCTAGTTATTATATTATACAGATATAATGTTATAGCTCATAGAGTATTTACACATAAAGTTATAAATTGAAAGTAATTTTAACTTATACTCACTAGCAATAATGATGATAAAATGAAAGTAACATTTGAAATAAAAACAACGTGCAGCAAACCATTTCACATAACCGTGAGTGAGGAAATACCTGTCTTTGAGTTGCGTAAAATAGTGATAGATATGGTTGAATATAACACTATCTTATGCAGAGAAGACGTAATTGATTTATTTATTCCACACAACAATGATTGTATTTCCATACTTGAGCTCTCTTCGGATACTGTTAAATCGTTTATTGAACAGTATCCAGAATACTTCCATGCCGATAATTCAAGTTTGTGGAACAACATCCACCAATTATATATCATGGACGCTCCATATATGGAAAAAATAAGATCTAAAAAAGAGGCACCCGTATATAACGACTTTATTCCTCCTGCCAAATCAACAACTTCTGCCAAAAATATACTCAAGAATGCACTGACTTTATTAACTGGTGCAGGAATTATCACTTCCGCAACCTAGGTAAGTTTTGTCTTGTAAAAATATGCGACATTGTCGTTTATTTTTACACTTGTGTTATGAAATGGTATATGAGGTTTGCATAGACTCCAGCTACTAATCCCATACCGTATCGGTAAACACCTTTCTGATACATTGCGGCATAAACATAATAAAAAAACAAAACAGAGAAGATGCCTAAAAATATATCGCGCTTCTTAATTCGCGTATCTTTTTTCGCGTAAACGACTGTTTGGTCGTCCATATGGTTGATATAAAAGTAGATCATACCAAATTGTGCTAACATAAACACAAAAAGACCCGTTGACAATTTGAAGTAGTATGTTACCCAAGCTATATAAACAAGAATCATTGCGTGACCCAGACTGCCCAAACTAGTTACCTTAGCGGAATCGTCTATGTTTTGCTGATACAATGTATACTGTGCACAAGATATTAGAAAATGACCGAAGATGTATGCTGCGCGCCCAAACTCGGAGTCCCATCCAATTGGGTCACTGAATATAAGTAATAGTTTGTCTCTGACACGGTATGCGTAAAGTGCCGCTAGAGTAATATGAGCGAAACTGTTATACAAAAATATGTATCGCGATGTCTTGTCGGAGTCATATAGGTTAGACATTTGATGGCGAGTATATGGTTGTAAATTAGTAGTATATACTATACATTGATTTTAATTCACCGTTTCAGTGGAATCTGTGTCCCCTACCATTACGCCGGAATTAACAATGGCGGTGGTCATATCCTTATCAATCACTACTTCACTTGCAACACGCTTCGTAATCTTCTTGAAGTTTTTGTTATCTTCCTCATCATCGGCGCCGCCCATCAGATTACCACAAATACCCATATATTTTTCGTGCGTGTTGGATTTCAGGTTGTTGAAACCGGGATTCTTTTCCTGCCATTCCGGGAGTTTCTGCACACCTTTGTTGGCGATTTTGCGAATAGCTTTTTTCATATGACCCCCAGCAGAATCGTCTTTTGTCCACTCGTTGTTGTCTTTGATATAGAGTGAGTCGCGTTTAGAATCTGTGCAATGAATGGGACGCTTGGTTATGTCCATTTTTTGGAGTCCTTCTATCATGAGACGACTTACGCCTTCCACGTATCCCTTTTTGCCTATATGTTCCAAATCTTCCAGACGACACTGAATAGTGTTGACAAAGTCCACCAAGTTCATAGCGTCCTTGCACTGGTCGTTTAAGAACACGTTGATGGCGACGCGGTTATCTATCTTGCGGTTATCAATGTTAGTGATAGTCTTTGGTTGCTTAGATAGTTCTGTAAGCGCCTCGTTTTGTTTCTCTATAATGTCAATAAGGGCCTTCTCTTTTTTCTCCTCGCGCTCGGTCTGCTCTTTCATGAATTTAAACATCATGTTTGCCATTTCTGTGCTAGAGTTTTCATGCTTTATCATTTTATTCTCTAGATCTTGAATTTTTGAATGTTCAACAGTTTCCAGAACTTCTTTATCTTCACTATCATTATTTGATAACGAATTGGTAAAGAAGGAACATTTTTTACGATGATTTAACAAAGAGGATTTTAGTTTATATTCTTTACCACACATACATATGTATTTTCCATCTTCATCAATATGAAAATCATTCGTAGAATCAGATTCAAGCTTTTTAAGGTGTTTTGGAGAGTTGTTATGATTATCAAAACAATCTTTATCTGTTGTTTTAAAATTACATGTTACACATGTATATATTACACTTTGAGTACTCATTGTATTTTTGATGTGCTTAGCTGTCTGTTTATGACGAATAAAATGATTAGCATTCATCGTCTTAAAATTACAAGCTATGCACGTATATTTATTTATCGTGTCCATTTATACATTATACACATAAAAATATATTTAAACCATATCAGGTTTCTTAATAATGTGCTTTTTTTATTTTACGAACAATAAAATAAAAAAAGCACATTTACGACTTCCATACTTTTTGCTGCATATATGGTATCATATATGAATACATATTAATGTGCTTTTTGCTAGAAAATAACTGTTTATGTTTATATAAGAGTTTTTTTATATTTTTTGACTTATTTTATTTGTTATTACACCATAAGTGATTATGTGCTTTTTTATAAAAATCTGTTTATTGAAAAATAAAATAAAAAAAGCACATTTAAAAATGTCCAAAATAAAATTGCCAACTTCTCGAAAGTTTTTTTGAAAATTTTTTTTATGCTAACAAAAAAATTCATAGAAATTCAATTTGTTACCATAAAATAAAATTTTTGATCATTTCCAAAAGTTTTCGATAATTCATTTTGGACAAATTTCCCAATAAAATTTGTCCATTTCGAATTATAGGAAGAGTTTGTAACAGTTTTTTTTTGAAATATTTTCTTTATGCAGTCACATAAAGAAAATATGTTGATTATGACACCTATTTACATTTTATATTATAATGCAATTACTTATTTTGCATTTGTGTCTGTTTGAATTCTTTCCATGAAATATTGCTGGTAGGTTCAGCGATGACAGTGGAAGGTTCGTTACCATATTTCTCGTCAAGTTTCTTACCTTTCTTTAGAGCACTGTCTATGTAAATTTTCTTGAGAATGGTACCCACGAGATAAGATCCTTCGTGTTGATCCATTTCTCCATTCTCAATACGCTGCAACACATTCAAGAACTGGTTGAGTAACTTAAGGTCAATCTCATCATTTTTCACCTTGTTGTAAATATCTGAGTAGTTGGTGAAGAGAAATTCGCATTCACTGATTCCCTCCTCGTGTACTTTGACAAGGTCTCCCTTATGTTTGAACTTTAGTTGCTGTAGTATACGAATGTCTTGAATGAGCTTTTGACTGTGGCGCAATTCGCGGATTTTTTCGGTTTGGTCCGTTACATCGTTGGCCTCTATCATCTTTTTTAGCTGGAGTCGTTGACTATCATCCATTATCTAACTATACCATTATACGAGATATATATCTATATTATTGTATTGGCAAATAATTAAATCGCAAGGTACTATATACTCTCTTGTCTTGTTATTACACAATGACCAAGAAATACCAGAAACACAGAAAAGGCGGTAGCAGAAAAAAACGTTCTATGCGAGGAGGCGATGATGGTTATGGTGCAGGTTCTCAAGGTATGCAGACGAAACCCATTGAAGCAAATGACCAACAAGAAGCTGCGGCAAATAGACAAAACGAAGATAATGAAAGTCTAGCTGCTGCAAATAACGTTCAGGGAACACAAAACGGTGGCAGTTCTGCTTGTGCTGCTGCGCCACCAACACAGAGTGCTCCTGTAGGAAACGTGAAAGCTGTTAGCATAGATAGTCCTGCACATGATGATGCCGCTGGGGAATACTCTACTGGTGCGCAAGTTAGTGCTAATCAAACTGCAGCAAATCAAGGTATGGAGAACGCTAGCACTGACACTCCTCCTCCTATGAATGGAGGAAAAAAGAGACGCACTAAAAAGAAAACCAGAAAGTCTCACCGTAAACGCAGTCACAAGAAGTCACACAAGAAACGTAAAGGTAAAAAGTCATCTTCTAAACGTCGCCGAAAGTAAACAATTAATTCATGAACGCGCTATAAAATACTATTGTTGAATACCCAATAATATTTTACTTTAGTACTATAAGTAAGCAGTACTCAAGATATGCCAAAAGGAAATGACTGGTTTAATTTTATATATGTAACAGTGGCCTATGTGGCTCTAGCCACGGGTATGATTCTGTTTGTAGCTATTGAGGATATTCGTGCCAATTGGCCGAAATATAGATGCAACCCTGTCTACATGCCACTATCAAAGAATGTGTCTCAGGACTTTACATACTGTATTCAGAATATGCAGTCAAATTATATGGGTGTATTATTAAAACCCATTACATGGATCATCAAGAACTTGGGTTCTATGGCCGAAGAAGTGTTTGGTTCTCTGCAGATGTTCCGCAAGATGATATACTATATACGAACTATGATTATGAAGATAGTCACAAGTATTATGGGCATTTTTGCCAACTTCATTATCCAAATGCAGAAGATGGCCATCGCTGTGAAAGATACAGTAGGCAAACTTATGGGTGTTTTAGTTTCCCTTGTTTACATGTTGGATGGTTCAGTGAAAACGATGCAGAGTGCTTGGGCAGGCCCGCCTGGTCAGATGGTTCGTTTTATGTGTTTCCGAGAAGATACTTTAGTTCCTATGTCTGGAGGAAAGAAAATGAAAATGAAGGACATATCTTTAGGGGACACCCTATACAGCGGAAAAAAAGTGCTAGCAGTTCTCAAGGTATCCAATGCCAACGACGAGCCCTTTTATAAGTTTGTAGGTAAAAATGGGAACAGCGATATCTACGTAACGGGTTCGCATTATGTTTTAGACGAGACTTCTGGGAAGTATATAATGACAAAGAATCACCCTGCGGCAGTTTTGACTAACGAGAAAGACTCCAGTTTCGCATGTTTAATTACTGAAGATCACACCATTCCCCTAGGCGATTACGTGTTTTGGGATTGGGAAGACGATATCATTCCCAACAAAGCGTGAGTATTAAGTCACAGTAAAGTTGGAACTTCATGAATATTATCCGTTTACAATATATGAGTAATATTCAAAAAAGTATAGATTACGTCAATAAGACATATGATAAGCTGTCTTACTTTGATGTTTATGGGGGGTCTGTTGTATTTTGTATCGTGTTAATTGTGGTAATTGTATTCTTCTTTTTTCACTCCAAAATACGTATGGCTATTGTTCCTATCCGAAACAACTGGCCAAAATATAGATGTAATCCCTTAGTCATGCCATTCGCAGCTTATATAGTTGAACCGAAAGACATTCCATGGTTGAAGTTTACAGGGAACAACTTTACATTTTGTGCGAATAATATTCTCACCAATATAGTGTCGTATTTCATGCTACCTATTCAGTTCATTCTCGTGCCTTTATTGTTTATGTGGAAGATCATTCTTCAAGTGATGCAAGCTATTCGTAAGATGATTTACTATATCCGAACACATATGACAAAAATTACCGAGAATATAATGAACCGAGTGTTTGGAGTTATGATACAAATCCAAAAGATGGTGATTTCTCTACGAGATTTATTTGCAAAAGTGCGTGGTGCCATGGTTGGAGCTCTTTACACACTTTTTGGAACTTATTTTGCCATCAAATCTGCGTTGGGTGCAATAATGGAACTATGTATTATTATTTTGATTTCTATTGCAGCAATGATTATTATTTTCTGGACAATGCCTTGGACGTGGGGTATTGCTGCTGCATTGACTACTATTTTCGTGATGCTTTCTATTCCGGTGATTTATATTATTGTGTTTATGGATCAGATATTGAAAACTCAACCGAGTAGTTCTATGCCGGGGAAACCACGAAAACCTGGAGGGTGCTTTGACGGTAATACAATGATTCAAGTGAAGACCGAAAAAGGTAAAAAAATAACCAAGCCCATAAAAGATGTAGTGATAGGAGATACTATACATAAAGGAGGCATCGTCAATGGTTTTATGAAAGTGTTGTTAAATAATGCTTCTGTTGGATCATTAAATGGTATAATTGTGACAGCAAGTCATTATGTGTTTCACGACAACAAATGGATTCGTTCAACCGAGCACCCTGACTACAACCCACTTCCTGATTATCATGAAAAGTATGTGTATTGTTTGAATACATCTACGAAGACAATTAATATAAATGGAACCATCTTTTCTGATTGGGATGATATGATAAAGATAGACGAGGTGTATCAGTATAACAAAAAATATAGTGAGATGTTCCAAGACTTTAACGAGTGTGACCAAGTAGATTTGCATTGTCCTGAGAACATTCATCGTAATTTTGATGGAGGTTTGGTAGGAGAAACACCTGTCTCTACCATAAATGGACCCAAACTGATATCAGATATAAGGGTGGGAGAGCAATTGGATTTAGGAAATATAGTGTTGGCAGTTGTGGAGATAGATGGACGAGATATAGACCAATATGTGACATATATAAACAAAGATCCTATGACTGGTAAAAATATATGTTTACGTGGTTCAAACAATATTATTTATACAAATGGAGTTACAAATATACTGAATAAGCCCCAACACACTACTATTGTTAGTTATAGCAATAAGAAAAGACTAGAATATAATAGAAATGTGTTGTATCATTTGGTAACAAGCAATGGAATTTTCGTAGTAGGAGAAGAGACTACTGTGTATGATTATAATTCATGTTTAGATTTTTTTGAGTGAATACTTGACACGTCACTTGTATAAAAAAATATCCACATAGAATATAGAGATTGGAATGTTAGGAATTAAATTAACGCAAACTATCATTGAAATAAATGCTTTGGGCCGAAACTATAAGCTATCTATTTTAAAGATATTGGCCATCTTGTTCTTAGCTTTTGTTATATCTGCATTTACATTTTGCTCATGTTGCACTTATACTCTTACAGACGTGATAGACATAGCTTTTGAGAAGTTTATGAATCTAATTAACGGAAGCACCGAAATGTCTGTGCGTGTTAAGACTATTAAAGAAAAAACTTGTGACTGTGACTCTCCATGGTACTCTCCTTGTGTAGTGTGGGGAAGCAAAGAAATCAAAGAGCAAAGCTGCAACAGTAAAGGAAGTTGTGAAAGCAAATCAAAAGTTAAAGGTGCAGTAGAAAGCGATACGAGTGAACGTTCTATTATTAAAGATTCTTCCAAAGAGTGTGATAAGGCCAACTGTGAAGACTGTCCTGCTCGTTTAGACGAAGCTGGTCAACCTAATAACGTGGTTGATCCATTTTATAATCGTGGAGGTAACCGCACTTTGTATTAATTTGATTATATGATATTTACTTGTTCATATCATATAATTGTTGTGAGAGTAGTTACTATTTATAAACTAAATTAAAACGTGGTATAACATTTTTCACAGTAAGTAACATTTGAACCTCTTTCAGGAGTCAATTCTATATAATCGTTTACAACATAGTCATGACAACAATCAGATTTCAAATGCATTTTTACAATAGAAATTAGATTTTCAATGCGTTTCAACGCTAGCGTATGTTCACCTCCTTGCATATTATGTATTTGCAACTTACATTTTTGCTCTTCCATCTCGGAGAGGATTTTTCTGTAGGACTCAATTCCCATTTCACTTGCATAACCATGTGAAGCGCGTTGTTCTTCTACTGTTCGTCTAATAGTAAATTGCTCTTGTTGTTGTCTGTATGATTCAATGTATCCTGACATTTCCGTTCACTATAGATAAAAAAGGTTTTTGTTTAAACCTTTTATATAATATAATGCAAGTCGTCAGTTAATGTCAAGATTAATATTTTATGTTACTGGATATGGTTATATATTACTATGATTTTTTACTTAAATATACATTGTCTGTGCTGACCAGCTCTTTTCTTCACGTTTGATAAGCTTGTCTACAACTTCCTTAGTTACAGTGAATGGGAACGACACCTCAAGAGACATTTCCTTCTGAAAGAGGTTGGTTCCTGGTTTCATTAGGCGGTATAGATTTAACTTGGTATATACTATTTCTAAACATCTCTTTAGATTTCTCACACCATCCTCCTTATCACAGAAGCTGTCTACAATATGACGAATAGTATCATCTGGAATAATGATGTCCTCTTCTTTAAAGATAACCTGCTGGCGAATCTTGGGAATGATATGTTTGTTGGAAATAACCATCTTTTGTTTGACGTCGTATCCTTTTGTCTGAATACGATACATTCTGTCGCGAAGGATAGGGTTAACTTTGCTCTCGTCGTTGTAACTGAAGATAAACAAACACTTACTCAAGTCAAAGTCTACCTCTGAAAAGTATTTATCGTGGAACTGCGAGTTTTGGGAAGTGTCTGTGAGATGAGTGAGGATACCTGCGATTTCTTCACCTTTGGGTGTGTCACTAATCTTGTCTAACTCGTCAAAGTAGATGACTGGATTCATACATTTGCTGTCAAGGAGAATCTGCACGATTTTTCCCCAAACTGACCCTTCGTAGGTGTAAGAGTGACCTTCTAGGAAACTACTATCTGTCGCGCCACCGAGTGCGAGGAACGCAAAAGGTCTGTCCAGAATCTTGGAAATACCTTCTTTGACGAGGGTTGTCTTTCCTGTTCCCATTGGGCCTTTGATGGCAATAGCCGAACCAATAGCTTGTGGGTTGGTAATAAGTTGACCAAGCATTTGCATAATCTGCATCTTTGCGTCATCTAAACCATAAACCGCGTCGTCTAATGTTTTCTGGGCATTTTCCATAAACTCGTGGCATTTGTCAACGCCGTCATTTATGTTTACGGGAAGCGTGCGAATTGTGTCAAATGGAATACGCATAAACGTATCCACCCAATTCTTTATCTTATAAAACTCACCGCTTCCTGGCTCCATATACTTTAACGAATCTAACTTTTTCAAGGCGATAGACTTGAATACGTGTGGGATTTTGGACTCTAGGAGGCTTATGCGGTAAGGAGTTTCTACGTTTGATATTTTATTGACTTCGCGAATCTCTTTAATAAGCTTGACCTGTTTATCACGCTCTAGTCCGTCAAAGAATGTGTAATCGTTTGTTTTTTCCTTATTTCGTAATAGTTTTTTAAATATACGAGCGTTCTTGTCTTTCTGCTTTTGCTCTTTGCGTTCCTTTTGACGTTCAGATTTTTCTATTTTACTTTTGTAATGTTCAATGCCCATATTTAACGACTCTTGCAAAAGCTTGTTCTTGGGGTTTTCCGCGCACAGTTTGCGCATAGTTGTCAAGACTGCGTTTGCATCTGCTTGTGAGGTTGAGCTAGAAGATCCGGTGGTGTCTTTTGACTTTTCTTTGGAATCTGATGTAGACTCTTTTTTTTCTGCAGTGGTCTTGCTGCGTGTTATTGCTCCGGCTCTGTGAGCCCGACTACGTTTCTTGGGCTCAGGAATCCACTCTTCTTCCTCCTCCTCTTCTTCCTGTTCGTCGTCTTCGTCGTCTTCATCTTCGTCATCCTCCTCTTCCTCTTCTTCTGAAGAATCAGATACACTGGAAACGCTTACATCTTCGTCTTCAGAAGAATACTCAGACTCGTCACTGTCATCGTCATCCCATTCGTAATCCTCGTCTTCGTCTTCGTCATACTCTTCTCCACCAATTGTGAAGATGATGTTGTAATCACCAGAACTTCCTCCGGATTTGGCTTTGGGAACGCGGCGCTCTTTCTTAGACTTTTTACGTGGGTCTTCTGCTTCTTCCACTTCTACTTCGGCTTCTTCGTCTGCATCAGACTCTTCGTCGTTTTTCGCCTTACGCTTTGATTTAGAGGCTGTCTTTTTTGTATTGGTTACAATCTTGTTTTTCTTTGTTGTTTTAATTGGTTCGTAGTCTCCACTACTATTCTCACCTTGACCTTCGTCATCGTCATCTTCCTCATCACCATCTACGTCTATCTTCAGCGCCTTTTTCAACTTATTTCCAGCATCAACCTTTTTCTTCATATGCTGAGATGGAAATAGTTTACAGAGAAGTTTGTGATATTCCATTTGGTCAACCTCTCCTTCTTCGTCGTGGTCATCGTCTTGCGATTCTGTAGAGGAATGGTCATCGTCGTCAGGACTGGAGCGTTTCTTTTCAAGAGTTTTCTCGGACTTAGTGGAAGTCGTTTTCTTGGTGTCCTTAGACTTAGAGTTCGTGTTGTTAGATGATTTGTCAGTGCGTGCCATTATCAATGATGTAGTTATATATAATGATTCGTTTAAATAGTGTTCAATTTACATTGTGAATGAAAATAACTGACGCGCGTAATATACTATGTATACACGTACATAAATACTAACTACGTGTCCATTTTGACTATGTTATTATAATACTCATCTGATAGTTCACAACCTTTAAAGTTTCTGTTTGTGTGTTTGCTTGCGAAATAAGTAGTTCCTCCTCCAAGAAAAGTATCTACGACAAGGTCGCCTTCGTTGCTATGTTTCAGAATAAGATCCTCAAATAAATCCAAACTTTTTTGAGTAGGATGAAATCTCTTTTTTCCACCTTGAAGAGGGTATTGATATATTCCTTTATCGTATTTACTATTGAAAGTAGGTTTCGCGCCTTTTATACCCACGAGTGCGATTTCCCGACAGTTTGTCAAATAGTTAGTAGATGAATTCAATGGTTGCGGGTTGGTTTTTATCCATTCAATGAACCTGATTTGCTTGAATTTGTGTTTTTCCATAATTTCTTTGAGTTGAGTGATTTTCCATAAATCAAAGAACATAATCATAGTGCCGCCCTTTTTGAGTTTTTTGTAGTATGTTTCCACAAACTTATCTAGTGTTTCCATCGTAAAGCCGGAGTCCCATTCTCCGTAATCAGTTTTTACACAGTATTTCTTTCCGTATATACTACCATATTTCATATAATTGTCTTTGTTTGTGTCGTCTTCAATAGAATGTTCAAGTTTATAATTTACCCATTCCTCTTCTGATTTCACTTCCCCACCTCCAGCTTCCTCGTTCTTTTTTACGTTATTGTAGTGTGTATTCATACCACTGTCTCGGGAAATAATGTAAGGAGGGTCAGTCAAAATAAGATCTACGCTATTATCCTCTACGTCTTCCTGTAAAAAAAGTAACCCATCTTTGTTCTCAACATTCCAATGCAGTTCAGTAGTTTCTGATTTTGTTTCTGTTTCCATAAGTAAAATTACAGTTTGTACTTATAGAATACACCTAGATACGTTTAACCTAGTTTATTTGATATATTCCTTGTAGAGTACGTATGTTAAGAACACACCAAAGAAATTTTTAGAAAATAGATCTAGGATGTTATAGAACATATTTTTCCATTCGTATGACATCAATGCTGCTATTCCGTAGAGAGACCAGAAAAACACAAATAAACTAAACACAGATAGAGTTCCGTCTACACCTTTGACGTAATTTTCATAAATCAAATAAAAGTAAATGGAGAAGAAGATGAATCCTATAGACACAGATGTCAGGGTGTTGAGTATACCTGCTTCGCCTAGATATCCGCTTATCAACATAAGTGCATTGAGAATACACACAATTAAAATGAGAGCACCCTCTGTTTTTAAGAGGTAAGACAAATCAAGCGTTCCTGTATATTTCGCGGTGTTTTTGTAACGTATATAGACAAAATAACCTATCAAAGTTATAAGCATTGTAGGTGTTGTAAACATCCAATCGTAATACCTTTTGGGTGTGATATTTTTTACTTGAAGAAAATTGTAAGCTAACCAAAAGTAAAAGATAACTTCTACAACTTGGACAGCAAGTTCTGTATAGATGAGTTCTCGTAGTATTTTTGACTCTGCTGACGTTTTATATTGGAGAATCCATACGTTACCAATACCAGTAAGAATCTGTATAATTAAGGAAGCGTATACTGTTGCTTTTAATAAATTAGCAATGGGCATTGGTCAGGTGTATATATTATATATGACATAAGAATATTTTTTTGCATTTATATGGTGAAATATAAACCTGTTCGTAATTTACAACTAACATGGATAACTTGGGAGCGGCACCATTCACCAAGGAGTTTTATATTCATACCTACAAAAACCCAGAATATCTTCTCTTTCTAGAGGAATCTAAGGTCAAGTCTTACTTTAGAAAAAAACATCACCTTCATGTGATAGAAGCTTTTAAAGAAAAGAACATTCACCTCGTCCTTGTTCCAAATTTAAGCAGGAGAGAAACTTACCAATGCTTAAGCAGACCAAATCCCTTCTTATATTTAGATCCCAAATACATTGATAGTGAGGATCTTAATGAGGTACTTTCTAAACAGGGTCGTGTAGTTCATTATGACGATCTTCAATATCCATCATTTGGTCAGTTGTATATTTTGTTTGACGTAAATAATTTTGAGAACGAGAACATAATTAAATATTACACGATAGATCGCTACTTCTTCCAAATGAAGTCATACGTTCACAATTTTCTTATTTTTTTGGCACAAAGTTTTGGAGCAGATGAAATCAAATGGTCTTTGTCATCTCAGGTATCTACACATGATACCAACGAAGTAAATGTTTCTGCGGGTTCACATGGTGTAACTGGCGAGGCAGGAGGGACTTCTGGTAACGATACTGAAAACAGGATGTCCAGTGATTTAAGACTTACATATGATAACAACGGAAGCGAAATATTTTTTGAAACAACTACAAACGAGCGTCCATGGTGTGTGAAAATACAAAAAATTATCAATGATTCTAATGTTCCATATGATGTGATTAAATATTGGAGAAACGATAAAGTGATGGAAAAGTTTTTAAAGAACAATAGATATTTTAGATATGAGTTTTACAAAAATAATGAATTTTTGGTAGACTTTATCCGTAAACGTCAAAATGGAATGAACTCCATCAATCACGAGGTTGTATTTTACGATAATCACCGCACCATATTTAACTATTATAATTCTCTCGGCGTCACACATTTGGCTAAGATAGGATTGTCATTTTCACATGAACATTCTTCAAGCACATATAATACAACTTTATATCGTGTAACATTTTACGACACGGAAGAGTTAGAGATCAAGACGTTACAGACTAGTATCATCGAGGAGAAGTCTATTTCTCAGTTGAAAGAAGAAGGTGATACTGCCATCAGTAAGATTCGTGAAAAGCAAAGTAAATGGGAGCAGGATAATCAGAAAGCAATGAAATACAAATACAATTATTATAACTTTATGAAAAAGCTTCAAATCCGACTATTTACCCAAGAAGATGCTAAGAAAAAACATGAACAGGATAGACTAGCAAAGTTGAAGAAACACAAGAAAATTCCACATAAAAAACCCTTTCATGGAAATAGGAATAGAGCGGCGAGACATCCTTCTGGCGGAGGATTACTAGGGTGTGGCTGTTCTTATGAGTCAACAAAGAATGTACATGACCCACAGGAATATGATCCAAACCGACATGTTGACTACGGAGATCCACACAAATTGTTTGTAGAAGGAAACGTGGAAAATGAGAAACAGATAGACAACATACGTGCTGAATTAGATGTAAAATACAATATGTATGTTATTCTTCAGAAATACAATCGGTATTTTCATATACAGGAAAAACAACTTCGTGAAAAAATTGGAGGGATTGGTAGCGCCGACTTCTCGTTACTGGAAACAGATTCAGAATGTGGAGATGGCACTGGAAGTGAAGAGGAGGTACGTCAAGCTAAGCAGAAAAGAATGGAGAAACACGAACAAGCAAGAATCAAACAGCAAAAAATAACGTTTCTCAAAGATTTACTGCACTGTTTTTATACATTAATTGAGGATAGCAATATTGACAAAAATCCCGATGATCACGAAAAAGATGAAATTCAGAGTTTTAAGATGGATACTTATGTTGAAAAAACACCAGACGAGTATCTCTATATAATGGTGGAAAACATAATGAACTCAATAGACATAAGGAAGGCTATGGATGAGTACTTGTGTGATATTCGTCATCTTACTAGATATATTGAATTACCTTCTTCAAACAGCAAAAAGAGTGGGAGAAAAATGGATATGTTCATGGAATGCAGTTTTATCTGCGAGTCAGACTATTATCAATCTCTTTCTAAGGATAAACAGGCACGTATTAACAAAGATATCTTGTCTGTCACGAAAGGTTATGATAAATATGATATTCAGCAAAAAGAAATTAAACAGCAGAAAATAGAGGAAGAAACACAAGATATAGAGTTCATTCGTGTATCTAATAAACCAGATGGTGGAAATTATGCAAGTTGCGACGGGTGTTATGTGCGAGATGAAAATTACAAAGTTAATGGAACCCCAGTATTTATAAACGAATATAAAAGTAGGTTTATTGCCAGGTCTGGAAGCACGTGGATTATTACTGGAACACAATGGATGGAAGCTATCGTAGAAGAGTCAATGGAGAAATCTAATCATTCTTTTGGAGGCTTTCATGCAAGCACGAATACATCTAATTCTATTATTACTGCAACTTGGAAAGACTACGAGATTTTTGTATCCAGTGCTAGTGAAGTTGTAAAGACTTATAGACATCTTTGTCCTTCAATGTCAGAACGCGCACTTGCCTTATCGTCAAGTGATGAATCAAGTGATGATATTCCTAAAGAAGAATCTTATGGGGATAATGATACGAATGAACCAGAAAAATCCAATACAAGTGCAGAGAATGATGTAAATAACGAAGAAAAACACAATAAACGTAAAGGATTCATGTCATTGTTTGAATCAGATAGTGAAAAAACTAATGTGGGCATGAATATTGATTCACTGAAAGAAGAATCAGGAGAAGATATGAACAATATTATTCTTACTGAAGAACCAGAAGAATCAGACGAAGAAAAACAACAAGACAAATAGAGTTATTTAGATATTTTTATTAAACTTGATGTTGATTGCTCTGTTCGTTTTGTATTTCTAGTTGCATTTGTAAGCTGTTAATAGTTTGACGTAACTCGCGGATTTCATTTTTTTGTTTTTGAATAGAACGGACCATCTCATCTGTTGGATAATCTATATCAAGTTGATTAACAAAGTCAAGATCCAATGATAATAATAATGCCCGTGATAACTTAGCTATATCCTGTTGACAACAACGAGCGCCTTGTTCTGTATAGTATGTTTCTTGACCTTTCCAATACCTGATTAATTTTTCAATATCGCAATACCTGATCGATTTATATAACTGAAATGGAATAGTGATTTCATGGTAGATATCAGAATCTATATACGTATTAATATCAAAGTCGTTTTCTAGTAATGTTCTAAGAAACTCGCTTTTCAGTGCCTCGTTATACGACAAGATAAATATATCTTTCTCATCATCTTTGCATACTGAATATGGAAAGCGTAATCCAATAGTAACTCTTTTAATGATATTATTTGTGTTTTCAGTCATTATATAATTAACCACCTGATTATTTTATAACTAGGTGGTTAATTTATGTTATTCTTCAATTTTCAAATTTAAAACTTATTGCAAATTGATTCTCGAAACAATCTAAAAATAGTACGTTATAATAAGGAAGGTAACATGTCAAACGAACAGAACGTGGTCCCCTCAAGAATTCTTGGTATTCAGTTTAGCATCCTGTCCCCGGATGAAATCCGCAACTCCTCCGTAGCGGAAATCACGAGCAGAGATACTTACATCAATAACAAACCTGTTATTGGTGGACTATTTGATCCCAGAATGGGTGTTCTGGAACCTGGTCTTGTCTGTCTTACAGACGGTCTAGATTATCTTAAAACGCCTGGTTACTTTGGTCACATTGAGCTCGCCAAACCAGTATACTATATTCAATACTTACAAACAGTAATAAAAATCTTACGATGTGTATGTTTTAAATGCAGTAAACTAAAAATTTCCAAGGAAACTTATAGCAACGCGTTGAACTACGTAGGTGATGCTAGGTGGAAGTATGTATTTGGTATTGCTAGCGGAGTTAAACGCTGTGGTGATGAAACTGATTGTGGATGTGGTTGCGTTCAACCCAGAAAGATTCAGAAAGAGGGTCTTGCTACTATTGTCGCAGAGTGGAAACAAAATGATGGTGCTGCACCCATTACCATTAAATTAACACCTGAAATGGTTCTTAAGATTTTGAGACGTATTTCGGATGAAGATGTTGCATTTATGGGTTTCAGTCCTAAATGGTCTCGTCCTGACTGGATGATTTGTCAAGTGTTAGCTGTTCCTCCTCCACCTGTGCGACCTTCAGTCAAACACGATGCTCAGCAGCGTAGTGAGGATGATTTGACACACATCTATTGTAACATTATTAAGACAAATAAAACTCTTCAAGAAAAGATAGATAACAATGCTGCCGGAAATATTATTGAGGATTGGGCAACTGTTCTTCAGTATTATGTTGCTACCCAGATAGACAACAAGATTCCCGGTGTGGCTTCGGTCGCACAGCGTTCTGGTAGACCTCTCAAATCTATTAAAGACCGTCTCAACAGCAAGACCGGTCGTATGAGAGGTAACTTGATGGCAAAGCGTGTAGATTTCAGCGCACGTTCTGTCATTACTGCTGATCCTAATATCTCTATTCGTGAGCTTGGTATTCCTATGAAGATTGCCAAAAACATTACCAAACCTGTGAAAGTGAATGAGCGTAATCGCGATTTCCTAATGAGTTTGGTGATGAATGGTCCGGATGTTCACCCAGGTGCTAAGATTTTGGAGAAGAAGAATGGTAATTCTATCACATTGAGGTATGTTGACAAATCTACCCTTGAATTGGAAGACGGGGATATTGTTCATCGTCATATGATGGATGGAGATCCTATCCTATTTAACAGACAACCTACGTTGCACCGAATGAGTATGATGTGTCATATTGCCAAGATTATGAGTCACGGCGACACATTTCGTATGAATGTTGCCGATACGAAACCATATAATGCCGATTTTGATGGTGATGAGATGAACTTACATATGCCTCAAGATGTGGAAGCAGAAACTGAGTTGCGAAACTTGGCGGCTGTGCCTTATCAGCTTATCAGTCCTGCTAACAACTCTCCTATTATCGGTATTTATCAAGATTCTATGCTTGGATGTCACTTGTTCTCCCGTGAGAATGTGACATTTGATAAGCGTCGTGCAATGAATATACTTATGATGTCTACAAAGATAGACGAAAACAAGTTGTTGGAGCTAGACGATCGTGTAAGCAACTTTGATTTGTTGTCTCAGATTCTTCCTCCTTTATCCTTAAAAAATAAGGGAGTAGAAGTAGTGAATGGACGATACGTTCAGGGTCAAATGGATAAAAAGACACTTGGTGGCGGAACCAGTGGTCTTATCCAACGCATCTGCAATGATTTTGGAAACTCGGCAGCAAGTAACTTTGTAGATGATATTCAGAATATCGTGACTGAATACTTGTGCACTGCTGCGTTTAGTGTTGGTATCAGTGATCTACTTTCCAATGCCAGCACCACTAAGGAAATCATTAAGGTCATCGAAAACAAGAAAAACTCCGTGAAAGATTTAATTGATCAGACACAACTAGGAGTGTTTGAAAACAATACCGGCAAGACAAACAAGGAAGAGTTTGAGACACAAGTCAATAATATCCTGAATCAAGCCACTTCAGAATCTGGTAAAATTGGATTGGATAACCTTTCCAAAGGAAACCGTTTTGTAACCATGGTAAAAGCTGGTTCTAAAGGCAGTGATCTCAACATATCATTTATGATCTCTTGTTTGGGACAACAAAATGTAGATGGAAAACGTATTCCTTACGGGTTTGAGAACAGAACCCTCCCACATTACACCAAATATGACGATAGTCCTAGCGCTCGTGGATTTGTAGAAAGTTCTTATATTAACGGATTATCTCCCCAAGAACTCTTCTTCCACGCTATGGGTGGTCGTGTTGGTTTGATAGATACGGCTGTAAAGACTTCTACTACTGGATACATTCAACGCAGACTTATCAAGGGTATGGAAGATTTGATGGTCAGTTACGATATGTCTGTGCGCACCAACAAGGGGAAGATTGTTCAGTTTAGTTACGGAGACGATAACTTTGATCCTATTCGCGTTGAGAATCAACAACTTCCTTTGATTGGAATGAGTATCCAAGACGTTTACGCTCATTACAGTATTCCTGACGCAAAGGGACGTAACAGTGTCTTGAGTGGTATTTACGACAAAGCCACAATGAAGCGTCATCGTGGAGAAGTTGGTGAACTCAATGATAAAAACAAGTTCTACATAGATATGATGATTGAGAAACGTAGAGAGGTGATGGTGAATATCTTTAAGAACAAGAACGAGACGGTTGTTAACTGTCCGGTTGGATTTGCTTACATTATCAACAATATTGTGGGACAACTCAGTATCACTGGTTCCTCTATTGTTGACATCACACTTATGGAGGCATACGGAATCATTGAAAAGGGATTTGAGATATTACAAGGTATTCGCTGCGCTCCTCCCAACGACTTGTTTAAAACTCTTTACTACTTTCATCTATCTCCACACTCCCTCGTGGTTATTAAGAGAATGAACCGTTCTGCAATTGAATTGCTTATTGAGACAGTTATTATGACTTACAAGAAAGCTATTGTCAATCCTGGTGAAATGGTAGGAATGATTGCTGCGCAAAGTATTGGTGAACCTACTACCCAGATGACTTTGAATACTTTCCACTTTGCCGGTGTGGCATCTAAGTCTAATGTAACTCGTGGCGTGCCTCGTATTGAAGAAATCTTATCGCTTTCGTCTGAACCTAAGAATCCTTCTCTTACGATTTACTTGAAACCTGAAGATGAAGAGGATCGTGAACGTGCACAAAGTGTTATGTATATGCTTGAACATACTCGTCTCAAAGAGATTATCAGCAGTATTAACATTTGCTTTGATCCCAACGATCAAAACACACTTATTGAGGAAGACAAGGAAACTATTTCACAATACTACGAGTTTGAGAACATCATCAACGAATGCAACGAAGATTGTGATGTTCCAGAAGCTGAGAAGTCTAAGTGGATTGTGCGAATGGAACTCAACGCCGACGTGATGCTTGATAAGAATATCACAATGGAAGACGTGAACTTCGCAATTAAAAACAGCTACAACAACGAAATTAGTTGCGTATATTCTGATTACAATGCAGATAAGTTGATCTTTCGTATTCGTATGAATGAGGTTGTTAAGATGAGTTCCAAGGATAACAGTAACACCAAATCAAAGACTCAGCCTCTGGACCAATCTGACCATATTTACAAGTTGAAGAAGTTTCAGGACGAGTTGATGAATAACATTGTTCTTCGCGGAACTAAGAAGATTGACAAAGTCATTATGCGAAAAATCAAAGACAATATGGTTGAAAAGAATGGAACCTATGAGAAGAAGGACATTTGGGTTCTTGATACTGTGGGTTCCAATCTTATTGACATCTTGGCATTGGATTTCATTGATTTCAGTAAAACTTTCAGTAACGATATTATTGAAACGTATAATATCTTCGGCATTGAAGCTGCTCGTCAAGCCATTTACAATGAGTTAGTTGACGTCATTGAGTTTGATGGAACATATGTCAATGCCCATCACTTGGGTCTATTGTGTGACAGAATGACTTATACTAACAAGATGATCTCTATCTTCCGCCACGGTATTAACAACGACAATATCGGTCCTATTGCTAAGGCATCCTTTGAAGAGACACCCGAGATGTTCCTTCGCGCCGCCAGACACGGAGAGTTGGATATGATGCACGGCGTATCCGCCAACATTATGTGTGGTCAAGAAGGAGCTTTTGGAACCAACAGTTTCCAAGTATATCTTGATATGAACGAGATGCAAAAGGTTGACGAAGCAGTGAAGTATGACTCTATGACACAGCAAGAACGCATTGAGAGTATGTATATCAAGAAGCCTGCTACGGATGAATGTGACACGAATAATCTGATTATTCAGAATAATGTAAATAATATGAAGACTGTAGATGGTGGAGGAGACGATGACTATAACCCTGGATTCTAATTCAAAAAACAAAAATAAATAAATTAAGATAATAAACATATTACATACTGTATTTTTAATGCAATATGTAATAATATCTTTTATTAATGTATAATATCATTGCCATGGCATATCTTTCTGGAACATTTAAGATGCTACTTGTAGCATTTCTTTTAGTGAATGCTATATTCTGGGGATTATATCCTCACTCTACACACTGTTCTCTAGCGGCTATGATGGGAGTGAAAAATTGTCCTGCTCACTGGATTCATGTATATGTGATGGGTCTTGGTTCATTTATATTAGCCCTTTACATAAAACAAGGAGGGGCTGGATTATTTTAATGTATCTATTATATAATAACAATTCATATGTCTGATACAACAAAATATTGTCATTGTATTGAATGTAAAGCAAACCCACGTCTTCGTAAGAAGACCCCCAAAGAGGAAGAAATACTTAGAACATTACGAAAAACAGAAGAAGAGAGACTTCAGGAAATAACCCAGAGAGAACATGATTTTCTAATGAAAGAAAAAATGAAAAAACGTGATACAAATACAAAAGGTCCAAGTTGGTCACGATAAGAACGAAAGCATATATGTTGTTAATTTATTACAAGATATATACTATGTAAACCAGTTAAAGATGTCACCACACAAATATGTAACAACATTTTAATATGTCATACACGTTTCTTAACATTTGCAGAAACGTTTTAAATATTCCCAATTTGGATATGGATGTTTCCAGCTTTAAAATCCAAGATTGTACATCCGATATAAAAAAAGAAGATATACATTTTTACAACACATTTTTAAATCCGATGATGTATTCGTGGAGTTTGTTAATAAACAAAGACAATTGTAATGATAAAATGCACAAAGGTGTATCCGAAAAGATGAAAAAGTTTGATTATTTGTATACACATTCAAATACCTGGTTTGCACCAGTATCAAAAGAATCTATTGATACACATAGAGAATCACTAAATAAGTTTTACAAATGTCAAAGCCACTATCATGCATTGATTAAACTTTCTCAAAAAATAAGACACAGATATGCGAAGGTAAAGAATACATCGGATCTTTTACTTATGCCTATTAGTGAACACGATAGAGGAACTTATCCTCATGTAGAAAACGGAGTAAAGTATATTTTCCGCGTTACAGAATTGCGACAAATTATTGTTACATGTATTGCAAACACAGAATCTTTCTTTCCCGAGAAGTTGGAGATAAAGAATCCGTATAGTAACATGTTACTATCTGAATCTGTGCTTTACAACTTCTACTTTTTTATGAAGACACAGAACTATTCTATTCCTGACCTTGTTCATGGATATTTCTTATGTGGACTTGACTATGATAAGTATTTGAGTAAATACGAGATTCTTATTCGCGATTATGCCATTGAACAAAAGATAATGCGTGGTAGCGTAGATAAATTGTATCCATTGGTATTCCGTATGTTAATTCAATACAGACACGTTATTTCTACCGTGAAGATTTCCTATGGATTTCCGAAAAAGGATCTGGTAGAGATTATGCGTCCGTATCTCTTGTTGTATTATTATCATCTTTACTACGCACAAGATTTTCCTAGACGTTACGAGTCCGAAGAAGAATTATGTGATAGGCTCAAATACTTTTCTAGGTGTAATCCATGTTTTGGACAAAGAACAACTAGAAAAACAAACACATTTGACATGACATGTGATAAGATAACAGTTTCGTATAATTCATCACACCCTCATTTTTACAAGGACAATTATAAAGATCCCAGACCAATGTGTGTAAAACAATCAATTGACATGGATTCAGAGGATGACTTTTTATTTAATAAAATAACCCAGCTTAAAAAAAGAGGTATATGGAATGATCAATACACAGATGAAGACAGTGATGAAGACCATGTAACAAACTATTACACGCGTTATAGTCGTTCAACTGTTTCCCGAACAACAAGTAGTAGAAGAAACCGAGATGGAAGCTCAAGAAGTCCTGCTAGAAGAGACATGGTATTACGTCAAGATAGCGAGGACGAAGAAGAAGCTGAGTTTACTGCACAACCTCCAGAGACGATACGTGAAGCAATTCGTCGTGAAACACAACGAAATCTTCACTCCGGTCTTTCAACTCTTTACGATACCGGTGACGAAGATGAAGAAGATGGTGAAGTTCCACTTCCCCCGCCCACACCACAACGTCATCCTCAACCAATGTATTCTCGTGGACGTTCTCCTAGTTACGATTCAACTGAACATGGGATTGATTCGTCGGGGAATATTCTTTCTGATACAATCAATCCAAATAATGAAGAGATAAATGAATCGCAAACAGAACCTCCTTCTTATCAAAGCGCAATAGATGTTAGTGGTAATGCACAAGTAAATATTAGATTGAATCCAGATCTTATTAATCAAGAAATACGTGAGAACTATTTTAGATCGTATAATAATACACTGGCTAATAGCGAACATAATCATACGTCAAGTTTACTTCTCCCTAGTGTCATTGAATCTATGCGTTTGGAACTAGAGCGTTTAACTAGAGAAAGAACTCAGCTTTCCAGAGATGTAGAAAACGAGGTTCGTAACACTAATATTGATGCATCCTTAAATACAATAACTACACCAATGACAAGTTATTCTCGAAGAAGACGTATCGTTCGTGCCAGATTTCGTAATGTAGATTCCAGTAATAATGAAGTAACTCATGAATCACAATCTCTTTCTGAACAATCAACCCAAGAGGCTCCATCTACTCCTATTCTTTTAGAGGACGACGATGAAGAGGAAGAAGAAAACCAAGAACAAGAAGATAGTGTGGAAATTGATTCTCAAGATATAGTGGAAACGCAAGAGTTAGATAATATACCAGAATCAGATACACCGGATACTGTTGATTATTCAATGGATATAGAAACACAGGAAAGCGAAAACACAAGTAGTTCTGATAGCGTAGAATCAGCGTTACCATATGAACCAAACAACTACAGCTCACAACAAAGTGATGAAAATGAAGTTCATGGTGATTCGGATAATACAAATACATTCAGTGAAGATTCATCTAGTGAATGTCAAGAAACTCAATGCAGTAGTTCTTCCGACGAAAAAGAAGAGGCAAAAAATGCAGATAACCGAGATGCTAATGCTGCATGGATAAAAGAACAAGAAGAAATAGACGCGTGGTATTTTAGTCGTGAAGATCGAGAGGGATATCGTGAAAATACAGTCACTATCACCTCTGAATCTCGTGATGAAGATGAAAATACACAGAATCAACAAGATGATAAGAAAGATACAACAAAAGAGACAGATTCAGATGCCAAGCCTAGTTTCTCTATTCGTGGAATAGATGGTCAAAGACGAGAAGTTACATTTACAACTGTTACTCCTAATGTGAGTCATACTAATCCATTTCGCTCTGTAACAATTGAAAACAACCCCGAGTTTATCAGGAGACTTGACGAAAGACTCCGACAACAATATTTATCAATGGGAATGACAGAGGAAAATTGGCAAGAAGCCAAAGACGCTAATAGAAACAGACATCCGACTAGGTGGTTTGGTCTTGACGATGGTGAGGGTGATTACTGATAAGTATATATTGTAATTTGTATATTGTAGATAACACAGATATTATACCTATAAACATAAATATAAACATAAGATATTTATGTATATATAATACTTATGTCTGCAACTCTTATAAGTTACTCATGTCCTGTGGTTAAAGATGAAACTAAGAAACAAGGTAGTGTTCAGGATTTGATTGCGTTCTGTGCACGCGTATCTAATCCTGAGAATCAACATAATACTGCAACGAACGAAAAGCTTATTCGGTATTTAATTAAACATGACCACTGGTCTCCTCTAGAAATGGCAAGCGTGTGTATGGAAATAACAACTACTCGTGATATCGCGCGTCAAATAATTCGTCACCGTTCCTTTTCTTTTCAAGAGTTCTCACAGCGTTATGCGGTTGCAGAAAACTTTGAAGATAGAGAAGCACGTCTTCAAGATAAGAAAAATCGTCAAAACAGTGTGGAGACAGATAATGCCGATTTACAAGAACAGTGGAAATCTAAACAGGAAGAGCTGATTGATCATTCAAAATCTGTATATTCCTGGGCTCTAGAAAACGGTATTGCTAAGGAGCAAGCACGTGCTGTTCTTCCCGAAGGTAACACTCAATCCACACTGTATATGAATGGAACTCTTCGTTCATGGGTTCATTACATTCAATTGCGTAGTGGAAATGGAACTCAAAAAGAGCACCAAAAGGTGGCTATTGCATGCGCAGAAGCAATCAGAGAAATATTTCCTATGATTATGGAGTTTGTTACACAAGAGGAATCTGGGTAAATATGAAAATACTCATATTTGTATAAAACATTTCAAATATGAATAAGCGTAAAGTTATTTATAGTCCAGAATTAATGGTTTCATCCTCCTTCTCTTCGTTTCCCTCAGTGAATCCCTCACTGGCAGGAAGAGAGTTGGAGCACATGCTGTAAAGAAGACGAAGCACAAAGAAGTGAACGGCAATAGCAGCAAGTTGAAGAAGTTTGTTGGGTAAGTTGCTCTTCAAGAATCCACTAAAGTTCTTGATGTTTTGAATACCAGAGAGAGCAAAGTCAGCTACGCTGAGAGTACCGATGATCAAGTAGATAACCATGAGGTAGTAAAAGTAATCACAATACTTTCTACCAAGGTCGGGTTGTAGTATATCCTGAACGTTTCCTAGCATTATACTATACCTAAATATAAAATTCAATAAATCTCTACATTTATTTTTCTTCCTCTTGTTCCATAGGTTCAGGTTCAGGCTCTTCTTCAAGTTTTTGAGAAGGGAGGTCAAGTTTCTTTGCTTTTTTTACAACTAATTTTTTCTTGGAAGCAGTAATGGATGCATTGTCTGTGTTAAAAGCAATGTTCTTGTCTTTATGTTTTACTAAATCTTTTTCAATATCAGAATAGTCAAATTCTTTTTTGTATTTCATTGTCATTTGAATAGGATTTGTTTCGTCATAAGTGTTTGTAGATGTGTAATTGGAACTTTTATGTGAACGTAAATTATTGAAATAGGTTGTTTTCAAAACAGACTGGGGAACTACTGTCTCGTTATCATTCAATTCAAACTGAACGTCTTTTATACTTAAAAAATGCGACGTGTCTAACATGAACTTTCTTATTCTTATGTAACGAATAAGCTGGTCTGCAATTTTTGTTATATATACAATTTCATTGTTGATTTCAGGAGACACAATATTGTAGCGTGGAATTATCAATATACACCTATCATTTTCTTCTGAGTAGACACACACCGGGTTATTTTCTGTGCATTTCTCTGACGTGCTATTTATACACAATGTAATATTAGATAACGAGGATATGTCAAGTTCGTCAGAAAAACGAATATAACTAGAAATTAACTGTTTTATTTTATCTGATATGTTCTCTAGTTTCCTTGAGTAAAGTGAGAACTTGTTGTTTATCTCTTTTTCTATATCATTGCGTAAATCTAAGTTTGTAAAGTCATTTAACAGTAATCGCACTGTGTTTCGAAACGCGTTAAAAAAGTTGGTTTCTAGTTTAATTTTATTTACATATTCTAGTCTCTCTTTATCTACGCCTGTTTTTTTCATTATTTGTGTATCTATAAAGGTATTTACAGGCTTTTCTTTGTTCTCCACATATCCTTTATGACGAATTACAGGTATATCGTCATTTGTAGAGGACAATGGAAGTGGTTGTGACAAAAGTATAAGTTGATTGGATATAGTCAGTATTCCAACAACCACTTCGTCTTCAACAAGTTTAAATGATGGGCGTATAGGAATGTCGTCCCCAAAATGATGAATTACTTTGTTTATAAACTCTACTGTAGTATTGTAATCAGAATATAAATCATCTTCGTCTAAAAATGCTTTCCCAAGACTATCACTTTTTATAGGAGCTGAAGGATAACAAGGTATCAGACCAGTAATATTTCCTATTTTAACTAATAATGCTACTGTTTTGTATGAGTAATTGAATACTTGTTTTTCTACTTTCACTGCAACATCTTTCTTTTTCATTAATAATTTGTAGAGACTTGATAAGAGAATCGCCTGTGTAAACTTGTATTCATCGCGCAGACTTTTTAAAGGAGAACATTTTTTCTGATATATCGGATTCACTATCTTTTCCAACATATCAAGTATCATAGAGTGTGACATTTCGTTTGTAATTACTGGACTATCTGACTCTTTTGTTGAGAAGTATTTTTGAAAATGAATAGACTCTGCTGTTTTTTTAAGAGAATACAATGGTTCATACAAAGCATCACGTTTTACTAATATAATAGTGGGTCTTTCTATATCAAACATTGTAGATGAATAATGATTAGATGGACAAAGTATTTCTACTTTGGTTGTTCCATCGTCATCCGGAATATTTAATATAACTAAGTTCGCACCATCAGGATGAGATTCGTGAATATCGGAATCACAAATAAAATCCCACATGTAAGTGTGGTCAATAAAGGTCGTATCTAGTATAATAAATGCTATGAAATTATCATAAGAACGAACAAGTCTAACAAAAGCATCGTGATTGTTTTCGCTGTAAAGAGGAGAATCTAAATGTTTAGATACGTCTTGTTTTTCAATGTTTGAAGAGTTGTAAAATTCGCGAATTAAATTGCCGTTTTGATAAGTGACGAATCTTTCTAAAGTTAACTTGGACAATAAGTATTTTTTGAACTCGTCCAAGGTTTTATTACTAGTTGGATTTTCGTAAAACATAACATCATTGATTGCATTTAAAAAACTTTGAGACGTATTTTTTGTATCTATTCCATGACGAAGAAGAACCAACGCGTTGTCTTTTATTTGCATATTGTGACTCTCTGTTAAATATTTGTTTGAGTATTCTTTAACAAAATGCTGAATCTCTATAGGTAGAAATCCCCATCTTTCTTTCGGAAGGGGATGCGCGCCTTGATCTAGAATACGCAACAACAATGGTTGTGAATCTTGTTTATCTTGATCAGTTTTTGGATTTTTGGTATTTTCTTTGACTTCCTCGTCTTGTATTTCAGAAGAACACTCTTTTCTCAAAACTATTTGGTCATCTCCATGACGCATTTTTTCTTTAAACTTAAAACAGCAAGGCATACACTTTCCTTGTGGATGTTTATCTCTGGACAAAAATCCAGGATACTGAGGCGCGTATTTTCCGTTTTTTCCTATTCTTTGTTTACCGGTGAACTCAAAAACAAAATTACCATCATCTTTTACTACATCTTGTCCACGAGGAATTACACCACCGCATGTAGGGTGTTCTTTCATTATATTTCCACTTTCGTCTTTCATGGGATTTCCGTCTGCATCTTTTTTAATGCGAATTTCATCTGGATGAATATAGGAATTAGTTTTTAAACACCAATATCGTGGACACGCATATACGTGTTTTTTCTTATTTGATGTTCCATAAGTAATAACATATCTATGATCTAATTGTGTGGCTTCGTCTATGATTTCATCTTGTTCTTCTTCACTTAAATCCCAGAAGGAATCTTCACCGTTTTCATCTTCATATCTCGCTATAATTCCATCTTTTTCCTTTTTCACTTCTTTTTCATATTCGTCCATTGTCATCACTACAGGTACTCGTCCATATGCTGAGTCGCAATGAGTAGAATAACCCTTATAATTACCATAGCTTTTCACCGGAATAAGATCTTCATCAAGTTTCTTTATAATACCAACAAATGGATTAGGTTTGAGTTTCAAACCTACAGGATGAGGTTTATCACCTCCTCCTGTTTGTGAGGATTCATCATCAGTATCATCTTCATATCCGGCATAATCTTCACTATCATATTCATCATCGCTTCCGTCAGGATTTTTTCCATAAATTAAATCCAATGCACTAACTAATGGAGCATCAGTTTCTTTATATTCTTCATAAACGATAGGTTGTGCTTCAGACAATAAGTCTACACCATCTTCCGTAATAACTATTTCTTCTTTTGAAAATAGGTTTTTTTCTGTGCTTGAAACTATATCTTGTTTTTTTATGTTTTCGTTTTGTGATAAAGAACATATGTCTTTTACGTTAGAGTGATATGTTTCTACTTGATTATGATTAAATATTAGATGTAATAATGAGTCCACATAGATATCTAATGGTTGTATGTAAAGTATATTATCAATACTGTTCACCTCTATACGTATCTTGCGTTCTAAAAGAAGAGACGGTTTTGTTAAGTTGATTATTTTTGAAGAAAAGCCAGGATTAGAACGAATGCGTGAAGTCTTTGTTCCTATTCCACCTGTTTCAATCGTCATTTCAGCTGCAACTTTGGCTATTAACTCTCTTGATTGATCTTCGTCTAATGAATGTGCGTCCATAAGACTTTTTACCAAAACGTCTCCTTGAAATCCTTCACGCTTCTTGATTTGCTCGATAATAAATGCTTCTCTACTTGTCATTTTATTGAAGTTTGATACTTTACGATAACGCATACTAATACCATTTCTAGCATTAATATTATTGGAATTAATTATAAATGCTGGTGTTATACAATTTTGAATAGAATGTAATTCAAAATCCGGAGCTTGGTTTTCAATGTTAATATCGTATGCATAATGTATTTGAATAATGTCAATGTTAGATTCAAACAATCCTGTAAAGTTGTCAAACTGATACCCACTTTGGAGAAAGAAATCAGATATATGTTCAATAATAGGGGTTATATACTTTATAGTTACATTTGTGACTTCTTGTAAACTTATGGGCTTAACTGTTTTTACGTGTATAACTGTTTCACCGTTCTCTAAGAAATCACAAAATAATTCAAGTCGTGTTTCGGAATCAATATTCTTATCATCTGCAGTATTGATGTAGAGAGACAAACCTTTAGTCTTTCCCATGTTATTTATCAAATACATTATTTTTGACTTTGGTAACATAGGAACGATTCGGTTGTCACTGCTTTTTGTTTCTCCATATATCCTGTAATTGTTTTCTCGGTGTGAAGCTGGATTTATCTTGATAAGGGGTATAGTTGAACTTGTTTGCAGAACTTTAAAAAGAATATCTAGAGGGACGTTAAGTGTGAACTTTTGCTGAAGAGCAAATTTCATCTCCATAACTCCTTGTGAATCATATTTAAAAAGAGAGCTTTTTGCTTTAGACATAGAATGATGAATGGCATACAACATATCTTCTTTTTTGAACGTATTTTCCGTGGCTTCGGTCATTAATTTCTGTGTGTCATTGAATATCTTACTTCTTTGTTCTTGTAGTTGAGCACCAGAGGACACTTGATGATTGATTAACATAGGAAAGTACACATTAATTAAAAATTGCTCATTTATTTGTGTATCTTGAAACTTATGTGCAAAAACGTCTTCTGCAAACGTTAGATAGATTATGTTATCTATAAACGCGCCGTTGTCTAATACAAGATTGTTGTTCATAGTTGTGATTGCATTAGTTGTAGCACTAAACAAAATTTTGTCATAGTGTTGCAGATCGTATGGATTATACGAAAATGGATAGTGGTTATCTATGATGAATAATTTTTGTCCAAGCATATTTACTACAGTCAATGGTTTGTTAAAGATATCCAGCTTAATAACATCTTCATATGAATAATATTCTTTTTCTTTGTCACTCCCGATATTTATATTAGCCGGCGTAAACACATTTTGTAATTTGAAGTTTTGAAGAGCATTTTCTAAACGCTTTTTAGTTAACACTACTCTTTGATTTTGTGTAAGAACCGTATAAAACTCGGTAGGGGTAATCACTTCATTTTTTAAACAAAATAAAAACATCTCTTCCATTGCTACCTCTTTTTTCATTTCCATAAGTATTTTTAGTTTTACAGATACTATACTGTCATCTAGATGTATCTGATGTTCACTAAATGTTACTTCTACGTTCTGTTTCTTAATAAACGCAAGTTCTTCTTCTGAGAATATGGGGTTTCCAGTGTATTTATCTAGAAACATATCGTTAGTTGGTTCAGATAAAAAAGTGTCTCTCATCGCGTCTCTGCCTATGTCGTTGACAGATGCGCCATAAAAAACGATAACTTGTTTTAAAGTGTTAGTATCGGACACGAGGTGTACCTTATAAATAGTATTCAACTTGTTCATGTATATATTTTACCAACATTTTTATATCCTTATCATGCCCCATTTATTGTTTTCGCTGGACAGTAATTTAAGATGAGTTTTGTATTGTTGTTGTACAAACAATAACTATAAACAAACGATTATTTTGTTTATTTATTATATAGTTACTCTCATGGCAATTTTTCGTGAGTTTGGTATTCTTTCTTTGTGTTACTTGTTATCGTTTGCTTTATGCACTGTATTATTAGTATATGTCTTGAACGTTCCGGGTTTACTATCTGGAAAACAAAATCTAGTGGACGAATATTACAAAGATAACTTTTTAATAACTATTCCGTTAGACATTGTATTGGTATTTGCTTATTTATTGATAGCACAATTGATAATATATGGATTCGGAACAAAACATATGCTTGTTAGATTTTTAATTGTTGCTCTTACTACTACCGCTATTTCAGGATTCTTTTACAATATGTACATCTCTTCTCCTCTCAACAAAGAAAGTTTCTTTTCTAGATGGTTCTACGGAGCAGGAATTTACGCAGTGTTATATGACATAATATATGTGACACTTGTCTATGCAGTTATGGTGTATATATTAATTGAGCAAGTTTATAAGGTAAATACTAAGTAAAAATAAATATAGTTTAGTATACTAGTGCTACACTCATGGGGGTTGTTGTAAAACACCGTAAACTCAAGCGTACGCGCAGTGATAGTGCAGGGGAAGCATCTGATGGGACAGACGAAGAAATAGACAGTAGGTACCGAAAAATTGTTCATTCTTATATAAAATCTTTAAAACGGTCCAACTATATATCTTCCGATATGTATCAGGAGATGATGAATCAAGATGTAATTAGTAATATTGTAACTAAGAAAAAAAGAGAGGGTATTGAAAATTTATATGATACTTATCATGAAGATATTGTTTGTGACAAATATATACATTCACAGAGAGAAACCGAAATTTCTACATTGAATAGTATGGGAAAAAATATGGTCGAACACAACAATGAGAATCAAAAACCCCTTCAACAATTTATTGTCTTAGCTAACCCTGACTTGCTGCGAAGCATTATTGAATTTATATGATATATTTTCAATATTTATAGTGTTTACTACATATATATTAAATAACTATATAACACGTGTTTCTTGTATTATATAGTTATCAATTCTTATCATATTGATTATATGAATTAGAAAATATAAACAATATAGTTAGTATATATGACGTCAAATTACATTTTGTTTTTTGATGGATGCAGCAAAGGAAATCCAGGAGAAAGTGGTGCAGGCGCGGTGATTTTTCGCGATGATAAAGAAATATATACAGAATCATTTTTTGTTGGAGATAGAGAAACAAATAACGTGGCTGAATATACTGGACTTATCATGGGTCTTAGTTATGCAGTAGATAACAATATGGATACGCTCGTTGTAAAAGGTGACAGTAATTTAGTAATTAGACAAATGAAGGGTGAGTTTCAAGTGAAATCTCCAAAATTGATGCCATATTATCAAGAGGCCAGAAAATTATCAGATAAAATAAAAAATATACGTTATGAACATGTTTATCGTGACAATAACAAACGTGCGGATGAATTAGCAAACAATGCTCTGCTACTTAAGATATCTGAAAAATAAAATCTGTTATTATAATAGTAGACGAAAACGTATTATAATAAATGTTCAAACGAAAATCTAAAAAACATAGTAATCCTTCAACCACTAGAAAAGGTAGAAAAAGTAGAAAAGGTAGAAAAAGCAGAAAAAGTAGAAAAGGTAGAAAAAGTGGAAAACTGGTTAAAACATTAACTCGAAAAAAGATACGAGGTGGAGAGGAAAATACCGAGGAAAATACTGATGTTACACTTATTTTAGATACTTGTCCTATATGTATGGATGAAATTCAACCAGCTGAAGATAAAACAATAACTGCTTGCAATCATATATTTCATACTGTTTGTCTTGAACGATGGGTAAGAAGAGAAAGACGTAGACATCTTGAACCAACTTGTCCTATGTGTCGTGCTCCTATTGAAATGGATGTTTCTGCATCTTCTGAAAATGAGAATAATTATGTTATTGAAAACCTTCGTGATAATATTCTTAACGATAACTCTGACGAAAGCTTTTTACAAAAAGTCAATTCGTTGCTCATGGATAAAGAAGTTATGGACTTTATTAATGAACAAGGCAACACGTTACCACATAGTGATAATCGCAGATTTCCCAAATTACTAGCAGATATTTATAGACGAACAATGACTATAAGACAGAGTAGGGGTAGAGAATGGTATATTGAAAACACTAGTGAACTTCAAGAAAATTTGAGATATTACAGACAAGTGTTTATTGAAGGTACACCAGAAAACATATTTTTTCAGGACAATGAGTACGAGTTTCAAAGAACTCCGTCTTTTAATGGATTTATAGAGTTTATGAGTCATCTATCAAGTGAAGATTATCCTTCGGGTGGTGCACGTAAAACTCGTAAGAATAAAAGTAAAAAGTAAAAAAATACAAATCAAAAGTAAAAATACAGTATATGATACAGTATGTTTACTGGTAAAGTGAGTGAATTGCTAATTAATCAATTGATTATTTATCCTGAGTTCTGCTGAATAGAACGGTAACCACTATATACACCTGCCAACAATATAATGGGGGCTCCTCCTGATTGATTTGGTTCATTGTCGTCGTCTGGGTCTTCATCAGGACCATCAGGCGAAACAATTGGAACCTCTACTTCTATTTCCATAGCCTCGGGTATTGCTGTGAAATAGTCTCCGGATAGTGAATCGCATCCGTTATTATGCATTATCAGATTTGATGATTCTATAGTTGTATGCTTGTAAGTTGAAAGGCCTCTTTTTTGTGCCATAGTATGGAAATTTCTACGTCGCATAATCATATATTTTTTCATATCCTCATAAGATAGAGAATTGTATTGTGTTTTGTGACTATCTACAGCTTTTTTGGAAGTAAGTGGCTGGTCGCCACAAGGACCGCAATGGTCTTCGTTTGAGTAATCTGCTACAAGTCCTACATTTTTTTCAGGGTTTGTATTCCATCTTCCCATAAGAGTAGGAGACACCGATTTTCCAGAGAAAGCACTTGTTAGAACATTCTTAATGTGCTTGAAAGTGATTCGTGTAAGTGTTGACATATTAAATATATTGATATAAGGTAGTTATGTTTATATCAATATTAACGTAAAATATGATTCAATTTATTACATATCATAATATGGATTATCTGTGATTGTCATTCCACAATAATTTTCGTTATTCTTTTTGTAGTCTATTGGGTTATAATAACCCATTTCTTTTGCCTCCACAAGTAAAAACTTGAAATTATCCCAGAACTCCTTTTTGTGCCCGATAGATACGCTAGCCACGTGAGCAAGTTCGTGTAGACAAACAAACATTAGTGTGTTTGGATCAATAAGCTTTTCGCTATGTTTTGTTTTTGACAAACAAAAAGCTAGTTTTTCTCCTTTGTTTTCACTGTATGCAGTGAGTTCACTAGTAGGTAAGGTTTCCTGTACTTTTCTAGGGTTGAACCCCTCTTTCAAACGTTTCACATTGTCTTTGTTGGGATACTTTTTGTATAACTCGTTAACAAATCGTTTGGCCTTGTTCGTTGTTTGTGCTAATAAATCAGCGGCTTCATCTATTTTCACGCGGTTTCTTACACAGTATTTGTGACCATCTACATCTGATACGATACATTTTAAATTAAACACCTCACTTTCGGAATATATTTTTAAACAATATACAATAACAAATGCAAAGATAACATAGAATAAAAGGTCTTGTTTGGCTAAGTAGTCTAACATTGAATTGTTAATATAATATATACTATGCGTTGATTATATTATATTACGTATTTGTATTTCTTAATGTTGTATTATGTTAATTTATGCGCAGATACCCTTGCGGTTAACATCAGCTTCAATGGTAGATTGATTCCAGGGTCCAGAGTAAGTGCGGGGGTTGGGCTCTTCACCACGAAGTTGCAAGTTGGCGTTTCTTAAAGGAGCATCACTTCCTGAGCTTCCCATGTGGTGACCGGCAGTCAAAAGGGATGCATTATTTCCACCATTAGCGGAAGGTGCCATATCAGAGAACTCGTTGTTTGCGTCAGCAGGAAGTAAGTCGGCGGCGTTGGTGATAGGGGTGTTTCCACCCATAGCACCGGCTTCTCCGGCAACGGGAGCAAACTCAGAGGCAGGTCCGTCTTCGGCAGCACCGACGGCTTCGGAAGGACCATCACCGTAAGCGGCAGCCTGTTCGGCTAGAGGAGTATGACCCTCTTCACCACCTAAAGTTTTGGTAGTGATATAATCGGATAAAGTGCTCACGGCGAAAGCAACCAAAAGTAAGATGATTATTACGCCTAAGCCGTAGTCTGACATGAGTTTTTTGAAACTGACCATTATATAAATTAGTAACAAATAAATTTATATAGTTTTGTGTATTTGGAGCATTATGCGGTATTGACATACAATAAATAAACATTCCTAAAGTTTAAAAGAGTATTTGTTTATTATCCCTCTTCTATTGATTCGTTTGGGAAACCTGCATCAACATCCTTCAACATTGACTTAATTTCGTTAGTGTTTCCTTCTAGATTAGCTGGTATAGAAGATATACCTAAGTCAGAGGAAGGTTCACTTATACGATCAATAGGAATGCTAGATTCAACGGGTTTCTCAGAAGTATCTTGTCTTTGTAAAGTGGGTGGTGTGAGTATGGGTATTTCACTTAGACTACTTCCTGAAGTTTCTACTTGATTAAAAAGTAGATTCTTTGATACGTCAGTTTCAGTATCATTGTTTTTGTTAAATAGTTCCTTGAACTCTAAAACAGATTCTCCTGGATTAGAAAATACAATATCGGAGAGTTTTGCATTTGTTTGCATTACATAAGATTGAAGTTTTATAAAGTTTGTTTTGAGTGTATCTATCTCTGTCAAAGCCTTTTCTATAAAATGTTCAGAACCTAATTGATTTGTTTGTCTCTTAAGAACAGGTCTACTTAGGTCGTTATCATCGGTCTCTGTATTTTTTTGATAAGATTCAATGGCTTCAATTCTATTTACAAGCGACGTGAATACTTCCGCATCTACAATATATTTATCTTTAGTATCGGTATTAAATGATTGAATGTCTTGAATTACCATGGAGGTGTTTCCCATGAAATCTTCTAGATTATTAATTCTATTTCCTAAAAGTTGAATAGCTTGAGGAATAGATATTTTAGATACAGGAGACTCGGGCACTCTACCAGGGACAGGTGTAGAAGATGGTACTTGTGACGTAGGCTGAGGAATAGCTGGGTTGGGGTTGTTTCCGCCAGCCTTGCGGTTTTTAGCAGATGCGATAGCTCTAGACGCACTCATATACCTTAAGTTGACTCTTATATTTAATACATTTCACGCAATTATATAATTTATAGATGGGTATTAATTTCTTTAGGTACATCATATATGGGAGATAACATTGATGCTGCTATGGTTGGAGGAAACTCCGAGACCTTCGTCCAACATGTATTTAATTTTGATGAAGCGTCTAAAAAAGAAATGATGAATGTCGTTCAATATACTATGGTAGGTGTAGTGCCTATCGTTATTCTTAATAAGTTCATGCAGAAATATGTTCCTGAAGCCGACGATGAGAAAGGTAGTGTGGAACTTTTAGCAGAAATTGCTATTCAGTTAATTGTTATGTTTTTAGGTATTCTCATTATCAACCGTATTGTTACATTTGTCCCTACTTACAGTGGTATCAAATATGAACAGTTTAGTATTATTCATACTATACTGGCGGTCCTTATGATTACATTAAGCCTTCAGACGAAGTTGGGAGAAAAAGTCAGTATCATCTTTGATAGAGTAGACGAGTTAATTATGGGAAAACGCGAGGGAATGGAAAACGAAGGAGACGGTAAAAAGAATAATCTAACTAATCAATCTAACTATAGAGGTCCTCAAAACCCATTACAAAACGCAGCCAATCCTAGTATGCCAATCACCAGTCCTGGTATGCCAATGACAAATGCTCCTACTCAGGCTCAAGGAACTACAGGAATCGGTTCGTTACGTCAAGATCCTGTCTCTCAAAATCAGCAAAATGCTCCTCCACAAGACGAATTTGTTCCTATGGCTGCAAATGATGCTATTGGGGGTGGTGCATTTGGTTCTCTCTGGTAAACGTAAGGTAATGTATTATCCAAATGTAGTGTTTATCTAAGTTACACTAAATTAAATATATAGAGATTCATTATATATTTAGTTAATACAAGTTACTCCTTAATACAGTAGATTCTTATGGATATAAACGATTTACTATCTGCATGTGAAAATGATAACAATACTCATATTTTATCTTTGACAAACGAAAAAATACTGAAAGAACGTGTAGAAATAATAGATGAACTTCCTATAGAAAAAGATGATAAAATTATGTTATTGGAAAAACTGAATGGCTATAGATATGTTGACGAAATACATGAACTTAGAAATGGATCTTACTTAAAATGGGTAGATACTCGCGATCCGGATAATATGCAACTTGTAACAGGAGCGTTTTTTTGTGAGATTGTATTTACTGATTACGGAACATGTTTACGTATGAAAAACTTTCGGAACAGATATTTTGAAATTAGACTAGACGAGGTTATTTTGTTTCAAAAACTTACACAGCAGGAAAAAGTATTACTGGCAGCATTGTCTTACATGTCAAAGTCGTAGTAAAATAAGGGGCAATATGTATTGTTTTTTACAAAATTAATTGTCTTACACTTGGACAATGACAATAGGTTGATTATACAAACTATTGTCATTTCTTTGATATTTTTCTAGTCCTGTTCTTTTTTGATTTTGACGAGTTGGAATTATTTCCTTTTTTGTTACTTTGTTTACTCTTTTTTTTCTTAAGTGTAAGTTTACGTTCATTACGTTTACATTTGAAATCTGAACGGGTATAACCTTTTATGTTAATTATTGATCTGGTGCAAACACCGATTGCTTGAGGTTCCCGTTTTTTTTCGCCGTTTGATACCTTTCTAATACATCCACACAGTTTTATAGCTATTACTTTTTCTGCTTTGCGCTTCAGTTCTTTTTTGTCACGAGGTATTTCCATATTATATCCTTTGAGTATATTTGTATAATCTGCCGTTGTGAGGTCGGTATACTCCATTGATTAATTTGAGTGTGATATAGTTAGGTATATATAAATATGTTACGATTAGATTATTTAAAAATGAAATAAATATAACAACTAAGATAAAGAATCGGGAATGGACCAGCCTGCAGATTGGATAGAAATCATAGAGAACTCGCAAGAAAAAGTACGTCTTCTTCAACAAACTAAATACTTATACGAGAAGAAAATTCGTGATATTGAAACCGAAATTCTTGAAGAAAAAGTGAAACTTTATAATGAATGTGTCGCATTATATGGGGAACATGAATTGGTCACTGAGCGAGAACAAGGTCCCTATGGTGAAAGGTTTACATATTGTAAACGTTGTAGCTATCCAAACTAAACGATTAATGCAGGGTAATAGTAATTAGTTCACTATATATGAATTGTAATAACTATTATATATGGTTATAATATGTCCAAGACAAGTAAAAAATACATTGTGTTTGATTTAGACGAAACCATTGGTCATTTCTATTTAATCAGATTGATATGGGAATCTTTGAACGAGTTTATTTCTTACAATAAAATATCCTATTCCCTCTCTCAGAAAGACTTTAATGGATTAATGATGGCATTCCCCGAAGTGTTACGACCTGATATACTAAATATACTAGGATTCTTGAAAAGAAAAAAAAATCAGGGTATTTGCAAAGGAATTATGGTATATACAAACAATAGATACGATTCAAAATGGGTAAACATGATTATTCGTTATATTGAAGATTCGCTAGGTGGTGGAATATTTGATAGAACTATCCTTGCGTTTAAGTTGAATGGTCAAGTTCAAGAACCGTGTAGAACAACTAGTGATAAAAAACTGAGCGATTTCATTGCTTGTTGTAAGCTCCCACAAAATATACAACTATGTTATTTTGATGACACAGAGTTTCCAGAAATGTATGAAGATAACGTATATTACTGGACAGTGAAACCCTATTATTACTACTACTTAATAAATAATATACACCATAGAGTATTTAATTGTAAAACTTTGACTGATATTATATTACATAATGGAAAAATGCCAAAAAACATAGTAGATAAGAATAAGGTGCTATTTATCAAATACATGACAAAGTTTTTAGACATAAGAAAAATGATCTATAAAGAAAAAGAGCCTCTTGACTATGAACTAGACAAAATTGTTTCTAAACGAATGATGACACACTTAAATATTTTTTTCAATGAATTTGTTTCTAGGAAGCTAATGTATCTTGAAGACAGTAGTGATTCTTCTAGTGACGATTAATATATCATTCTCGATAAAAATATGTATTCATCAAACAACTACCTGAGTAATATAAAGACAAACCACTTTTTATATTAACTCTATATGTCTCAAACAATTACTAAAATAAGACCGTTACATAGAAATGATTACCATAATGAATATTTACCATTATTACAACAAGAATTCACGATTGATTCTTCACAAATAACTTTTGAACAGTTTGCACGGTTTGTTGACGATACAAAAAAACAAACATTTGTTCTTGAACAAAGAACTAATCGTGTCCCTGAAACAAATATACAAATTATAGGTTCTGTCACAATTATAATAGAGGAGAAGCTTATTCATAATATGGGAAAAGTTTGTCACATAGAAGACGTAGTGATAAATAAAAAATCGCGTGGCAAAGGATATGGTAAAAAACTTGTTCAATATTGCGTAGACCTAGCGACAACGATTGGATGTTATAAGTGTATTCTTAACTGTTCGGAAGAAAACGTAAAGTTTTATGAAAAATGTGGCACAGGATTTCATTCAAAAGGAGTTGAAATGGCAGCTTATCTATGAATATTTCAAAACAATATAAATGTTTTTGTCTAATGGATGTATCTATGCGTGCGAGTTTTCTTTTATTATTGTTACCTAGTCTAAGTTATTCATTTATTTCTGGGAAAAATGATATGTTTAACAGACTACCTTTTCGTGGAGGATGTTCAGACATTACTAGAAAAATGATTGATCCCATGCGTTTATATGATTCGGCTCCAAAAATGTGGAATTTTCTCAGTTTTGCTTTGAAAGATAGAGCACGTGGATGGTTTATTGACCGAGCAGAAAAGAAAGGTATTAAGTGGTATGATCTTCTTACGTCATATAGTGACAATTTTGATAAGATAAAAGAGATATACGATGACAAGACAAATACAAGTATGGTATATCCTAAATATTACACACGGCCTTTTCATGGATATGACGACGGAAACTTAAACTGGTTAGCCGCGTTTGAAGGCGATGCCGCGACACTTAGTATGGCATCTGGATACTGGAATGGAGTTGATCCGTTTACTACTGCTAGCTGGCTTAGGTTTAATATTACCAACAATATTCAGCATTATATGAAACAACACCGAGCCCGCGAACCAGTCACCATTTTGGATGTAGGTTCATCCGTAGGCATTTCCACAGAATATTTATATAGAGGATTTAAGTCGTGTGAAAAGGCAGCCGGAATAGATCTTAGTCCCTATTTTATTGCAGTAGCTACTTATAGAGCTGAGAAAGGAAAGTTGCCATTTTACTATTATCATCAAAATGCCGAGGACCCTCATATAAATCAAACATTTGATACTATTGTATTTACTTACATATTGCATGAAGTTCCGCGAGAAGAAACACGAATAATGATTGACAGAATGAAAAGTCTTCTGAGACCTAATGGTGTGATGGCCATTGTTGATTTAGATCCAGACAAATTAAAAAGTAGTTTGTTATTAAGCAAGTTTAGGAAATGGGCGTTTGAAGTGACCGAACCTCATGTTTACGAATATTACAATACAAACTTATCTGATATTCTTAAAGAGAAAGGATTCGTGAATGTTGAGAAGGTTTCCAACGATCCTATTAATTCTATATGGATGGGACAACTTACAAACAAGGATTAATAAGAGTATTATTCGTTTAATTTGTAGTTTTGTTGTCTTTGTAGATAGTAGGTCCATGACCTAATGCTTTCTTAGCTCAGTTGGTTAGAGCATTCGCTTAGTAAGCGAAAGGTCGTGAGTTCGAATCTCATAGAAAGCTAAACAAAAAATAAAAATGAATACGATCAATACATATTACGTAAGTATTAATCGTATCATATACTACACTACATTTTATACAGTTCTTGTTTTGTCAATTACAACTGGAAAAGAATCTTTTGTTTTTTTCAAATGCACAACAGGCTTGGGAATTATTTTATTTGTATTATCTACACTATCTATAACGTTTGTTTTACATAACTTACTATTTTTATAGGTATCAATTGACTGTTTCAATGCTTTTTCTATCTTAGACATTCTCGTGAGAATGCGTAAATCTTTATATCTTGGCTTGAACACTTTTCACTTGTTGTGTTGTATCGTATTTTGATACTTAACTTATATTATTCCTAGATTAATAGAAAATCATCCGAATATAAACCTTACGTAATATTGATGAAACAATAATTAATCCACAGCGTATATCGTTATAGGATTATATACCTATTAATAAATTGAATATACTATGTGTCAATACATTACAAGACAGTGAGGTATTATACATTAAACTACTACAAGTAAACAATTATGGCAACCGATATTCAGAGACCGAGTTTAGATATGAACAAAGACATGACAGATTTTATGAATATGATTCCACATGATTTGGTTCCTTGTATTAAGTCTTTTATGAAAACAGAGTATGAATATGCATTGTATGATAAAAAATATACATGGGAAAATATTGAAAATATGTTGAATGATGTTCTACCGTGGGGACCTGACTTCTGTTGTCATTTATTTAAAAAGTTTGAAAAAATAGAAGGTGGACTACAATTGTTCTATCCTAATGCTGATACGGATATTGAACTTACTTTAAAACGTATAAATTGGCATGATGAGCCAACAATTGGAGTAAGTTTTCATAAAACTCATTGGTTTTATCCAGATTATTTGAAAATGCCAGGAGGAGGAAAAAGATGGTATCTCGATGACGAAAGTACAAATTATAAGGGTATGGCAAAAATGATCACGACTGTTCTAAGAAAGTTTGATGAGTGGTATTGGAATAACTACACTGCCACTGCTGTAGACCACGAGATATTAACGCATATTGTTAAAGTATATGATACCTTAGAAAAATATGCTCATATGGATGATGATGACTTTGAAAATGACAATAATTCAATAGAAGAGTCGTGGAAACCATGGGATTTAATAAAGAATGGGATTTAATAAGTAATTAACTAGAAACAAATAAATTATTTACAACACTTGTGTACATAGTGTATTTTTATTTGAATGTATCACAAATAATATTAACAGAAAAAATCAGGCATTAGTTCTTTTTCAGTTATTGTGGGGTCAACTCTGTATTTTTCCACATTTCCATCTACCGAGGCGATAACTTCATCGTCAATAAAATGAAAACCTGTGCACTTTTTTGGATTCGCTAGAAAAATGTGTCTAGCAGCATCTCCCATAATATCTGCTGTTCGGGATATATTTACCATTTCTTGACCCCCCAAAAGATTTCTCACAGGTGCAGTATCAATGGTGGTTCGCGGCCAGAGCGTATTTACTGCGACATTTGGAAACTCTTTATTCCAGTATCTTGCCATTAACGTCATATTGAACTTAGACATACTGTAGTATAAATGGTCTACCCACCAATCATCAGTCTCTATCATACTCATTGGTGGAGCAATAATGAGCACATTACCAGCATCCGACTTAGACTTACTAATATATTCTAAACACTTTTTCCCCATAAGAAAACTTCCTTTGATATTGACATCTGTCATCAAGTTAACTTCCTTCAAGGTTTGATTGAGTGTGGTATTTAAACATAGTGCACTAGCATTCAATACGACCCCGTCTAATCTTTCATTAAAATGCCGCATTGTTTCTTTAATTGCATTGTCAATTTGGGGAGGGTCGCGAACATCGCACGGAATACCAATACAATTACCAGGAAATGATTGATTATTAATTTCTATTGCAGCACTATATATGGTATTTTCTAATTTTTTATGAGGAGTCACTGTCTTACCGAGTATAGATACATTGGCTCCTTTTGCAACTAATTTTTCGGCTATATTATATCCTATTCCTCTAGACCCACCAGATACAATATAAGTTTTTCCTGCGAGGGATGTATGATGAGGAATCAATGTTTTGTTTTTTACAATAGATTTCAACACAAATGCACGACCTTGTGTAAATTTACTCATTTCAGTAATAATTATGAACTATCTAAGTTGATTTCACTTATTCATCATTGTCTTTAACTGGAACAGGAAACTTTCCCACTTGAATGAGATCATTATACATTTCATTATACAAATCAGTTCCTTTCTCCATTTGATCAAGAGCTAATAATTTGGCATGTCCCTTATCTATATGAATATCTTCACGAATATGTTCCATTATCATTGGATTCTTGTCTACTTCTTCCAAAATCTTTTTGTTTAATGAATACTCCTCTTTCTTTCTTGAAATCATAAATTTGAGAGGTAGACCCCAAGGTAAATTATCAATCACACGATTAAACACGTCAATATTCTCATTCATTAGCTTAGTAATCACACACTGTGTCAATACTGGACTGACCTTGTTAAGCTCTTGATACATTTTGACACAGTGTGCCAAATATAAATTAGACATGATGGCGGCCATATCAGCAGACAATGATTGTTCTTTCTTGAGCGCTCCTCCTTTTAAAGCTACAAAGTTAGCCAGACATGCAAAATAGATAGTTTGTTTCTCCAATACGTCTTTGGAAGCAATTGATTGTGAAATCGCTTTTCCATATAACCCTACAGAGTGCTTCACGATATTCTTAAATCCAACCATGAATCCGTCTATGTCGTTTTTTTGCACCGCATCTAAAACTGGAAAAATATAAGGATGACTTTTATTTAATCCCTGGCCGAAAATAATAAGGTTTTTCGTGAGCACATTACTTCCTTCCACGGTAATACCAATAGGAACGTTTCTGTAAAATTTTTCAAGCATATTGTTTTCTCCTTTACATATTCCCGAACCACCGTAAATGTCCATTCCGTCGTTCAACACGTTTCTTCCTCGTTCAGTAGTTTGTTCTTTCATAATGGCACTTATTACTGAAGGCTTTTCTCCAGAATCAAGGATTTTGTTGGTAATGAGAACACTAGCTTGAATTGTCCAAGTATTATAAATCATATTAGCCAGCTTATTTTGCACTCCTTCCATCTGAGACAACGTGAGTTTAAACTGATTACGATGACGAGAATACAGATACATTGACGATGTAGCCACTTTAGATGAAGCATTGGCTGTAGCAGGTAAACAAATGCCTCTACCTGCAGCCAAACACTCCATCAACATCTTCCAACCCTCTCCAATATTTTTTTCTCCGCCGATAATTTGATCTAATGGTATTCTGATTTTTCCTTGCAGTGTTCCATTAGGAAACCCCGTATCTAGCGGATTATGGTAATACGCTTGTTCAAGACCAGGATGACCTGCTTCAAGCAGAGCCACTGTTACTCCTCCCGCTTTTCTGTTTTCAAGAAGTTCATAGAAATCATTAACTTTCACTGCAATTCCAATGAGTTTGGAAATAGGTGCGAGAGTAATGTACCGTTTATTGATGGTGACTTCTATTTCTAGTTTCTTTGTGTCTTCATTCAATACAACTACTCCTGTATCTAGCTGACCCGTAGCGTCGGAACCGTTATTTGGTCCTGTAAGACCAAAACAAGGAATACGTTCCCCAGAAGCTAGTTGAGGTAAATATTTGTTCTTCTGTTCTTCTGTTCCGTAATGTAACAGTAGCTCGGCAGGTCCAAGTGAATTGGGAACCATAGTTACGACACCCATTGATGGATTAGCAGAAGTAATGTGGGTCAATATGTTAGACATTTCCTCCACAGAGGTTTTTCTTCCTCCATACTCTGGTGGAATCAACATAGAAAAGAATCCGTTGCTTCCTAAGTAATGGAAAAGCTCGTCTGATTTTTTGTTGGGATAAATGAACTGATCTGGGAACTTGTTAATAAGTTCTTCTATTTCTTCTTTGGAAAACATATCGTGTCCTGCCGTATATTTACCAAAAGCTTCTGTATGAGATGGCACTAATCCTAACTCATTGGCTGTTGGAATGTGTCCTTTGAATAAATCTCTATCTAAAGATGTTGTTCCACATTGTAAAGCTATCATTTCTGTAGAACTGATTGGTGGAATTAAGCTTTTCACTTTTTTGAAAACCTGGTTGCGAAGGTTCAGCATCACAAATATATTTACACTTACGTTGTATTTAATACAATTTTCGTAGAAATCTACTTTAAACAAATTTGAAAACGATATAGTAAGATTATTTTGTTGTATATAGGTACACCAATAACCTATGAACACCGGCTCTATTTGGGGAGACGATGGAGAAGACCATGAATTTGAAGACGACAAAGAAAATCAACAAGTGTCACAAGAGTATTTGGCACACATAGCTAGAGTGAAATCAAATAATGCCTATTTAGCTTACAGAAAATGTGTTGATGATATGAAACTTGAACTTCCGTATTATAGTTCCAACACTCATACCTTTATTTATTGTAACAAGCAGATGTATGATTTTTATATAAATTCTTGCTTAGAACAAGAAAAAAGACGGTGTGCAATGCAGATGTTACAAGATGCTGTAAACTATACTAACAAAAATCATAATTGTTAAGTTATTCAGAAATTGAATCAGTATTTGTGTTGTGAAAGAATAACATCTTGTTTACATATATTACTGTGTCTCATAAATCAGGTGTCATGGATTTTAATGTAAAAAACACTGGAAAGCCTTATATAGTTCCAGGGTTTCAGGGTGTTATGGATTTAGATTTAACATGTGTTGACAAGAAACATCACGAAGAACTAGTAAAACAACATATAAAAGACATTGATGATTACAAGTTAGAACAAGCAACTATGAAACCACGACTTCGGTATGAAAACACTATTTTAAAAGCTATGCGTATTCATAAGATAGAAGAGGATGCTTTAAAATTGAGATCAGCTCAAGAAAAAGAAAGAATTGCACGACAAGATAAAGACCGTTATGAAAGATATCAACGTACTGTTATGTTAAAAGAACTGACTGGCGTAAGTGAAAATATATCCAAATAACTAAATAAAATTAAAGACGACTCTACATTATGTATTATATATATCCTGATTATCAAAATATGTCTTCCTTGATACAAGCTGTTACAAAAGCTATCACATCTTATTTTTCGTTGTTTGATAGTGATGATAATGAAGATAAAAATATAGAAAGTGATATGTTATACCCTGTTGATATAGAGAATGTTACTAATAGGAATGATGGAATACAAGTTCTCAAAGAAAGTGATGTGGATATAGTAGATGATATAAAGCAACGTGTTCCGTTTGCACCAGTTCCTTCTAGAGAAAATATGGGTATGCAATGGTGTGTTGAGAAACAGGAGTTTATTTACCTGAAAGATACAAACAGCTCGGAAGATTTTTTAAATCGTATCCGAGAAATAAATATAGAAGAACAAAAAGAAGAGCATGTGTCTGAAGACAGTAATATTTCTGAGATAACTACTGATGCTTGTGTAGGTTCTCTTTCTGATCCACCTGGGTTATCATTTGAAGATATTGACGAGGATATGAATGATTCTCTTTTCGTGAAAAATGTATGGGCTAATTGTAAACTTTGATTTTTGAGAAATAATTATACAATACAATAAGTATTCAATGTAAATAATACATATATATGATATTATGTATTATTCAATATTCGCTAGTCACTCACGTTGTATAAGCCAAAGGTCTGTTCTGCTGTGCAACATCTTTTGTTATTGACTGAAAATATTTTGCTATGGACGTGGTTGCTAACATAAATACACCAGCAGAATAAGCCACTTTTCTATCTAGGGGACTAAAATTGGGTTTCTCAACGAATGGATTGAAGCGTATAATTAAAAATGCTGCTACGTAAATTTGCATCAACATCTCCAAAGGGCCTTTATATTTTTCAGCAACTGTTGAGATACCTAAAAATGATACTATTAGTAGAATTAGTAGTATTGAGTTTACGAAATTAAATATAGCATACTGAGTTTCATACGCGTTCATTGTATAACAGACAATCTGTATATAATGAGCACATAAAATATTTTATTTTTAAATGTAGAGTCTAAATTATACTCACTCTGCATGTATATCTGTTTTTCGCGTTTTCATAAATCTAAACCATTACTGTTTCTTTTTCGTCAGTGTTAATAGAAGACGTATTTTCTGTTACTTCTTTGTATATAGATAATGTTCTGGCACTAGAGTCGTTACAGTGAACGTATCTGGGCATCCAAAAATAAGGTATAACATCTCCACAGTTTGGATATGCTTGTTCAAATACGTATCTGTAATATCTTTGCTCATTCGTAGTCGGAGGATTATGAGTATATTTATCCCAGTTCGTTTCTTTTATGTTTTGCATTATCTGTTCGTCAGATTGGATTTTGTCTTGAATGATTTCATACAGAGATCTAGATGTAGAGGATACACCATCACTAAACGCCTCTTTTGTTCTATATAAAATGTCTTGTGGAAGTAAAGCTTTGTCGTCTCGGTTTAGATAGTACTTACTAGAAAAAGCGGTTCTCAGCAAATATTTTTCTGCTTGATTAGGTTTATTAGAATGGCATCTTACGTTTGGATGGATTCCAAGATAGTAAGATACCCAAGACCTATCTAGAAAGGGAGTTCTAGGTTCTAGCCCGTGGCTTGAAATACATTTATCAGAACGTAATACGTCAAAACTATAGATGTTTTTAATTAATCTACGAGACTCTTTATCAAACTCAATGGGATCTTTACAAGAATGCATGTAGAGATATCCTCCACATAACTCGTCAGATCCATCTCCATTAAAAATCACTTTTGCTTCACTATGTTGTGAAATATATTTTCCAATTAAGTAGTTACCTATAGATGCTCTTACTGTGGTGGTATCATAACTTTCAATTGCTGTGATTACTTCTGGAATAGCTTCAAAAAACTCGTCTTCAGTTAAAACAATCTCAGTGTGATTCGTTCCAAGATAATCTGCTACTTTTCGTGCATACTCCAAGTCAGCTGCACCTTTTACTCCAATGCTATATGTTTCCAATGGTGTGGTAGATTTTAATACATTTTTGTGAATATCATTCACAAGTGCAGTAATTAAACTACTATCTAGACCACCAGACAAAAGACAAGCGATAGGTCTTTCTGTTACGATAGCGCGTTTCATAACAGCATTTCCAAGATATTTTTGGATGTTAGAAAAAGTATCAATATGGTAATCAATCATAGGTGTATACGTCATTAATGAATTATATCCAAAATAAGTATATGGTTTATTGTCTATTTTTGTTATCCAACTCGTTCCGTCGTGATTCATGTTTCTTTCTAAGTATGTGTATGTTCCTGGGGTGAATTGTTGAATAGATAGTTCTGGAACTTCGTTTTTAAATCCAATTAATGACTTCATTTCTGATGCGAATCCAATCATATTGCTAGGATTACTGACAGTTTCGTAGTAACGAGGATACGATTGGTGAGAAGTAGAAAAACGTGTGGTATACAATGGTCTCACACCATAGGGGTCTCGTGCAACATACATTTTTCTAGTTCCATCATGATTCATATTATTATCAATTAGCACAAATGCAAACACTCCATCCAGCATTGTCAGCGTCTGTTCTATTCCATAAAGACAAAATAAATGAATAATAACTTCACAGTCTGATTCGGTATATGGTGTTACTTCAGGCATTAATTGATATAGTTCTTTGTAGTTGTATATTTCTCCATTACAAATAAGATAAATATTGTTAATCAACATAGGTTGATTCGCGCCATCGTTTAACCCATTTATAGCCAATCTGTGGAATCCTAGAAATGTTTTTTCGTCTAGTTCTTTTGTTTTAGAAATCTCGGGACCTCTTTTCTTTCCTATTTCAAACTGACGATTTATAAAGCTAGTTGACAATTGTTTACTTGTTAGAGTTCTTGTCCCAATTGTTTCTTCATCATAATGAACTGTTTCACTGTAATTCGCTTCATTATTGAGTAGTGCGAAGATCCCGCACATAAGTATACTGTAACAGTAAGAAATATCTTTAACTGGTATATCTAATTGTTAATATAGTTAATAGTTCAATAAAAATAAATGATAATAAAAAAGTATCACATACATGTATAGAAGCATTTAGAATGGATAATATTAATTTATCAGTATCTCAAATAAACAACACGACAAACGAACGCATATACGACAGAAATATTCCTTCATCTCAGCTTCAACCTCTTTTCTCTCTTAGACCTACTCCCACTAAGTATACAAAGATGATGGATATTGTTCCACCTGTTTCTAATAATGTTCCATTAACAAACTTACCCCTTTATTCAACTAGTAAAACCTTTTTACCCACTAATAGAAACGCCCCTTTCCCAGGCTTTTCACAGAACGTTGATTTAGAATCAGATCTTCGTAACCAATTTTATTCGTTACAGAACGCCCAACAATCAGTATATGTTCCACATAGTCAAAGTAGTTTGTACACACTTGAATCCTTCGCACACGATGAGAAACAAAATATTCAAACTCATCCTCTTTTATTCCAAGAACAAAACTTTGATTCGTTTAATCCAAATCCCGGAAATAGTAGCAGAGACCGATTTAATAACCATACACGTCAGAACATTAAAAACATCAAATAAACAAATTTCATAAACAAATATCATTTATAAAAGATAATATTTGTTTATATTATGACACGGAAAAACAAAAAATCATCTAGCAAAAAGAACAATAGGTCTACTCGTTCAAAGAGAGATACACAGGAAAAACGTAAGACCAGAAAAAATAAACTTAAGAAACTTCAGTGTGGACCAGAAGGGAACAGTAAAAAATATACTTGTATACGTGACGAATCTATTTGTAAATTAAAAACATTGTGGAATAAGCGCCATCCTGATAATAAAATCAAAAATACAAGTATTCGTAAAACGTGGGGAGCTTTAAAGAAAAAATTACGTAATGTATGTGACAAGGAGTCGTGTTGGCTTAAGCAAAAGTTTGCCAAGAAGGGAATGGGAAAAGAGTTAAATATTGCGTTTGCTCCACAGTCTCCAGAAAAATGGAAGAAGAATCCAAATGAATGGCTTTCCAGTACTGATATCATAGCTGTTATGAAACAATATGAGAGAAAATACAAATGTTTTGAGTTTATTGGGCCATCACCCATAGATTATGACACTCATAAAATGTATGGAGAATGTGTATGGGAAGAATTATGTCATTTTGATTTGAAGAAAGAAATAAGTAATGGTAAGAAGAAAATAGGTATTATATTTAATCTGGATCCTCATTATAAGGGCGGTTCTCATTGGGTATCATTGTTTATTAATATTACCAAGGGAACGATTTTTTACTTTGATAGTGTTGGTAAAACGATTCCTCCACAAATCAAGAAGTTTGTAAAAGAGGTACAGAGACAGGGTCTACATTTAAACAATCAAGAGCCTATTCATTTTAAATATGACGAAAACCATCCGCAAGAGCATCAACAGGGCGACACAGAATGTGGAATCTATTCGTTGTATTTTATTATTCACGTATTAGAAGACAAACATAACGAAGAATACTTTAAAACTCATGTGATAACCGATAAATGTGTTGAAAAGTTCAGAAAAGTATATTTTAACGAATCGCTATAATTCAATAATTCACGTATGTTGTTCATATTAAGTATATCATAACAAATTATTTATTATGATATTCATATATTCAGATATAAATGTATCTTTTAGTATATAATTATTAATAGATACATGACCACACCTATACAGTCCATTCATGCCGAAAACACCAAAATAGATATATTTCAAAAACTACGTAACAACAACACTCTACAAGAGTTTGTAACTCAGGAAAATATTGATATGTTGTGGAACATTATTGTCCAAAACAAGGCTTTTCAAAATAGTATTCAAGCACAAAGTACAGAAGGAAATAGTAAACTACGAAATTATTACATAACTAGAGTAAAAGAGTTCGTAGAGCAAAGTGATGTTAACACAAACTCGTTAGTTGAAATAAATAAGTTTTTTATAGCCGATTTTATTCGTGGATTTAAACCAAATGATACACTTTCTCCATCAAATACTTCAACAAGAAAACTAGATTTGTCTGATTCTTCTCCTGTAGCCAAAGAAGTAATTACTATTGAAGAAATAAAGAATGTTAGACTCAATGAGTTTGAAAATAAATACGAACAAATGCAAAATGATTTTAACATGTATAGAAATACCGATGCGCCAACTGATGTAGATTTTTTAGATAAATCGGAAGTTGAACCTATTAAAGGAGACGATACAATGAAGAATATAGTGATAGACACACAACAAGCTAGAAATACAGAGGAAACAGAGTTCATTACTTCTTCGTCTCAAATGTCTGACGAGAAAACACGTGAATGGTTAAACTTGAAAGAGGCAGAAAGTACGCCTAATTTAGTAGCTAGTGACAATTCTATGGTTCAACGAAGTTCTTCGATGGTTCCAGAAAGCCCGAATATGAATGTTGAACAGCGATTGACTGCGTTAGAACAAAAAATGGATACTATAACAAGCTCTATTTCCACGATACTTGCAAAAATGACAAAGATAGAAAATATTAATTCAGGGGATATATTATTAGACGCAGAGAACCTTATTGGAAAATCAACAGGTACTTTTAATTCTCCTATCACAGGTGTAGCCATTGAAGTAGATGAAATGGAAAGCGATGAAATGGTTGAGCTTAATTTACGTCCATCATGATATTACTTATGTCAAGATATTATGTGTATTTCACATTTATATAAGAACACGTAACATAACAAATTAATTATTAAAATACATAAAGTCTTTATGGTTATGTATGTTATAAATGGGATTTTGGAGTTTTCTTGGTTTCTCAGAGGATGAATCTTCAAAACAAGAAAATGTAAATGACCAGCTTGTGAGACCCGAAGTAAATCACGATTTAGCTCTAGACCTGTTGAGAATTACTATGCTTGTTTATAATTACGATAAAAATCTTACAATAGAAGAAAATACTACGATAGAATCATTTGTATCTGGAATCCAGTCTGGAGGTGGAATTGATAGTCTAGACATAAACGATACTAGAAAAGAAGCGTTGGGCGAAGTAGCAAAGAATGTACCAACTGGAAAAATATGTAAATGGATATCTGACGACGAAACTGATTTACAAGTTGGTGTTACTTTATCGGAAGGAAAGAAGCGTATTTGTGTTGTTTTTAGAGGCAGTGAGTCTCGTTCTGACTGGTATTACGATTTTATGATTTTCAAGGAAACGTTAACAATGGACGGATTAACAAAAAGCCCTCCCGTAAATGTCCACAGCGGATTTCTTTCTCAGTTAACCACGAACAATGTATACAAAACTCTTTTAGATACAGTAAAAGACTTGATACTAGAACATCCCGATTATGAAATATGTGTTACTGGACACAGCCTAGGAGGCGCATTGTCTACTTTATTTGGATTTATGATTTCGCATCATGTGGACAATAAAGTCACAGTGACGTCTTTTGCTAGTCCTCGTGTAGGAGACTGGGAATGGAAAAAGGCGTTTGAGGTCAAGTCAAACCTTTATCATTATCGTGTAACGAATTATAGAGATGCTATCACTGCCGTGCCTATGATAAGATACTATCACGTTGGTAATAATATTCAACTAAAAGATGACAAGTTTGAAGTCTTTCCATTAGATGCTATTCGTGGATGGTTGGATGAAACATTACTTACGTGTTGGAGTGCATCTGAACACAATGTAGATTTGTATTATAAACGTCTCACTAAAAACTTATGGTGAAAACAATGACGTTTCATTTATGGTTAATAAATAAGTAGGATTCTATTATTTATTAACAAATAGTAACCATTTTAACAGATAAAAACTAACTACATATACAATGGACCTTGCATTACCGTTTATATTAGTATTCGCAGGAGCTATGTTCTTATATATTTATACTCCTGACGAAGAACCTTCGTATGATGTAATAGACGATTCAGAGGTTTGATTAGATATCTCATATGCATGATAAGTATCATTCAAGACAACCCTATCTAATTCCGGGATAGATCCTTGGTCATATTTTCCAGGAATATTTACGTGCGTAATGTTTATCTTGTATTCACAACTGCTATCTGGGCAGTGAAAATCCGGTTTTCGTAGAGTATAAGACATATATACGTCATGCTCATTAATCTTGTTTATAATGATATTAATGAACGATTTCATATACGAGGTGAAAAAGAACTGCAACTTAATAACTTTGCTTGTGTCGTTAAGAATATTTTTCATTGTCTGAATAAGACGAAACTTTGTGTCTTTATACTGAACATTTTTCATATATTTTGTCACGTCATAACATCTTTTGGACATGGATTCTAATTCTTGATTTGTGAATATGTTTGGTATATGTCTCCTTTCATGTTGCTTATAATATTTTTCAAAATGAATATACTTCAGTATATAGTGACACAAACAGTCAGATAACCGACGCATTGGTGATGTAAAATGACAATAAGATGGCATTCCAACTAAATCGTGTGAAGCGTTTTCTGCCAAATAATCGGCACTGATTCCATCTTTTATGATTCTGTTGAGAAGTTCAGTGCCTGAAATATTTGAATCTAGTGTATTCAACCAATCAGATGCATGACACGTTCTGAATATCCCCATTCCTTTGAAATGCAACTTTAAATATTCTCCCACAAACGAGTTAGCGAAAATAGCAAACTCACCAATCATTTGTTTCATTTCTATTTCTTCAGGAGAATCTTTATAGAGATATGGGCCACTCTCACTGTATTTCACATAAGATCTGGATACTTCAGTAAGTTTTGTTCCCAATGTATTGTTAGACCGGATTTCCAAAAGTGCTTTACTGATTTTTACACCTCTGTTAATCATTGGGTCAACGTATTTTAACTCAGATGCCTGTTTGTACGTGAACGCTGTTCGTTTATCTACACGAATACGCGAAAAAAGTATACTTACGTCTCCTATTGGTTTATAACTATCTTCATCAATAAAAGTTCGTATAGTGATAGCATTTTTGATATCTCCATACTCATTTTTCATCAAACTAGATTTTTCCATTATTTCAAAAGGTAACATGTGAATAGGGTCACGATTAGAAATGTAACGTGTAACAGTTCTATCTACAATGTCTTTCCATAAAACGCTGTTTGGATCTATATATTCTGTTGGGTCTGCTATATGAATATCTAAAATAAGGTTTCCGTTTTCATGATATATACTAAAAGCATCATCTGCATCTTGACAACCATCGGGATCAATACTATATGCTTGTTGTGCACAACAATTCACACGCACATTTACCGAGTAGTCATGAGGTACTATATTTGTCTCCATTAAAATTACATCCTCTAACGGATCACGTTTGAAACCGTATAGAACTTCTATGTTATTTGTGTATGCATTTTCAAACATTACATTACTATCTACAAAATTCATGTAAGTGATTATGTAGTAATTACTATATACAAGCAAATATTTTAAAGTAATTATAAACAATATATTTATGAGTCATCGCATTCTAATATATCTCTAGTTACAGAGTTCTAATAAATTGAATCTTGCTGACTCAGAACATTCTAGGTAACTTCAAGTATACAGTCATATGTAATATGAGCGATAACAAACCCATACAGCTAGGTCTGTGTTGTTTAAACACAATACTACGGGCTCAAAAGCCACCAGTATTCGCTTCTAGAAAAATGATTATTCGGAGCGTAGAAGAGCAAGGCATAGATGCGTTAAAAGAAAAAGTTCTTCAAAACTTGCGTGATGTTGTTACCATGATGGATTGGAATGAGCAACATGGAATAAAAGTTTTCCGATTAAGCAGTGAATTATTTCCACATATGTCTAATCCAAAAGTGGAAAATTACACTTACGATTTCGCACGCGACATCTTACATGAAATCGGTGAGAGATCAAATAGATATAACCAACGACTTACGTTTCATCCTGGTCAATATAATGTAGTGGGGACTCCTAAAGCCGAGGCATTTGAGCAAACATGTAGTGATTTGAAATACCATGCTGACGTGTTGGATTTCATTAGTGAAGGCGGAGGAGGAAAAAATGCCGTTATGGTGGTTCATGGAGGAGGAATTTATGGAGATAAAGAAGCTACTATTAAGAGATGGTGTGAACAGTATCAAATGCTTCCGGAAAACGTAAGAAAGTATCTTGTTCTTGAGAACTGTGAAAAGTGCTTTTCAGTAGAGGATTGTTTACGCGTGTCTGAACAAGTCAATATCCCAGTCGTGTTTGATACTCATCACTTCGCATGTTACTCACAACTTCATCCCAAAGAGAGTTTCCAAGAGGCTATCGATTATATTCCTCGCATACTTGAAACCTGGCGTAAACGCAACATCAAACCAAAGTTTCATGTTAGTGAACAAGGTAGTGGTCGTGTGGGTCACCATAGCGACTTTATTGAAACTATACCAGATTACCTGATGGAAATACCTGATAAATACGGTGTAGAAATAGATATTATGATAGAAGCAAAAATGAAAGAACAATCTATCTTTCATTTATACAAAAAATATCCACAACTCAACTGCAAGAGAGATGACGTTATTAAATTACCACCCAAGCTTCCAACGTTTGACTGGGTAAATAAACACGCACGTGGGTGTGAGTGTTGTGAGAATCCTAGTGAACTCTCTAGTGAAACAAAAATAAATCCGAAATCAAAAGTAAAAAAGATTCTCAAAGTGGTCAAGAGACTTACCAAAGACACATAATTAAATAAGTTCTGAGTATATATTAAGTAAACATGAATGAAGAAGAACAAGCCTATAAAGATCACTTAAAAAGAATGGGGAAACAAATAGCTAACGATATTAATGATGAAATTAAAAAAATTAACCTTGTTGCACATAGTTATCCTAACTTTGCTGGAGAAATAAACACTGAAGAATATGAAAGACGTTATCACGTTTTTTATACAGCGTTAACACAAGCTGAAATAAGTAACGAGCAGTTAGAAGGTTCTATAAAAGGTATAAAACAAATATTATATGATTTAAGACGTGATATCTATACTTTTGAACAACGAGAAGATATACATTATGAAATAGGATTGGCTAAATTATTATCACGCACAGGAAAGATTTCTCCAGAGCAAGTTGCACCAAAACATCTACAAGGTTTACCTAATATTGGTAGCATTGGTGGAAAAAAAATAAAAAGGAAAACAAGAAAAACGAAGAGACAAAAAATACATAAAAAAACAAGACGCACTAGACGTAAATAACTTACCCAAAAATAGCACGAATACCATTCTTAGCTCCCATAGCTATATGAATGGTTTTTTCGTCACTTTGTTCGTCCGTAGGATTTAGACGAATTGTTCCCACGTTATTGTCAAAAACAGGCATCTTCCATTCGCCACTCATCATCTTTCCATTACTCATACGGAGAGAATGAGGATTGATCCCACACCCTATCTCCAATATCACCAAGGATTTTCCACATTTCTTTAAATTTGCAAGCCACTCATTCAATCGTCTGCGTTGATGCTGATATGGTTTTCCATAAAATTCAACATCTCCAAATACACTAATATTCGGTCGTAACATTTTATTACAATGCACACATTTTGGAAGACTGTTTGCAAGAAACGTTTCAGAATCGTATTCGGGAACAAGTAGGTCGGTGGTTTCAACTACACCATGTGTCTTATTACAGTTTATATCCATACATTGCAAGTAGTCTATTGTACCATGCACTTCGTACACCTTCGTAGGGTCAAATCCGACGCGTCTGAAATATCCGTCTACATTAGACGTGCATACAAAGTAGTCGCTTTTTTTAGATACGTTTTCAAGGAGATCATAGTATCCTTCATGTGGTTCCTGTTCACCAGATAATTTTCGGAAATGTGCTTTGAATCCCCATGCCAATTCAGGGTTCGTTTTCCACATTTCCAAACTAGATATTTCGTCGTATCCGTAGCTTTTATCGCCAATATCAATGCTTTTCGCCCAAAGTCCATTGGTACCGCGGTAAGTTGGAATACCCGAATCAACGCTCATTCCTGCACCTGTAACTACAAGTACCGCATCTGTGTTTTCCATTAAAGCTTTAGCATTCGCTATGTCTTTACGTAAGTTTTTTGGCATTTAGGTATGTACATTTTGTGTTTCTCTATATAGTTTTACAATATAATAGTCGCTTATTGTATATTAGTGAAATAATGAAAGTGCATTCGCTGTGGTTTGTTTGTATTGCCGTTCGTATCTGCTTGATTTTGTTGTCGGTAAAACTGATAAAAGATGAAAAATATAGGTTTGTCCCTCTTGTATTTCTCTCTTTGATCGGAATGGGGTTCTTGTATAAAGCGGTGACAGGATCCAACAACGAAACACAAGTCGCCAAGGTGTTTTGGCACGAGACACGTATTGTTCATAGTGCTTTATATCTATTGGCTGCATATTATTGTTTCAAAAAGAATACGACGGTAATGACATTGTTGCTATCCGCAGATCTTCTATTTTCTATATCTTATCGTTTCGTAACTGATGTTTGATTATAATTTGAAATAAAATATACTGATTGTCTTATAAGTCAATATATTTAATTTACTATTTACAAGCAAAGAACGATGTTATTTCTTTCATTCCTTGTTTTTGATTGTTGGCTTTGTTAATATAGGGGTCAAATAGTAATGCCTGAATCTCTTTGTTTTTCAATGCCTCTAACTTATCTGCGAACTTGTCTGGTTCCACTGTTTTCTTCAATGTCTTGACTTCAGCCTTGAACCGGTTCAGCTTGGATGTCTTGTTTTGCATCATCCATATCTTTTCCAATACAAGTGCAAACACTTGTTGCACTGGTTTCATTACCTGGTTGGTAATGTAAAACGCATAATCAATCTTGATATTGTTTTCAATAATGTAAGACGGTGTCTCAATCTTTTCTCCTTGTAGGGCTTTGCGATCTGGGTTATGGATATATACATACGGAATACGATCTCCCGATGCAGGTTTGTTTCCGGGATCACGCGCAGTCATTCTATCTGCCAACACTTTATGTGCGATCATTTGCGGATTCTTGTAGTCTGAGCGAATGGATTTGCTGATGATAAGCTTATCCATTGAATACTTTTCATCCACAAGATTCTGAATACACTGTTTCAAGAAGTCCACTGCCTTCTTGATATCTCGTTCTTTCATTAGAATATCAATGATACCACCATACACTTCTTTTACGATAGGTGCATTGTCGCGACGTTTTAATACAATACCCATCTCCTTTCGTTTTCCCTTATTGGGATCTTCTTCATACAACATTCCCACATATCTCTTTTTGGATAATAAACAGAACGGCATAAACGTTTTCTCATATTCCAAATCGTGTGGTTTCTTCAAGAACTTAGAGGCCATCTCGCCTGCTTGTTTTGCCAATTCAATGGTGATTTCTAGTGCTTTCTTTCCGCGGATAGGCGTGCCGTCCAGTTCTTCCAAGTTGAAGGTAAAGAACACAGAGTCTGTGTCACCATATACATACTCTGCTTTACTATGCACTTTTCCATAATCTTTGGTTTCCATAATAGCATCACCATAGACCTCTTCAATCACGCGTTTAGCGTAAGTAAGAAGCTTGCGACCTGTTGCAGTCGTGGAGGCAGCAATATCTTTCTCATAAAAGGTGCTTGTGCGTGCACCACACTGCCCATAAAGCGAATTGGCAGTGAGTTTATAAGCTAACTGTCTCTTATCCAATACATTCTTCATAAAATCGTCAGATTGTTGTGGAATCAGCTTACGTGTAGATTTTCTGGCTTTGAGTAGTTCTTCCAGGATAGAGGGCATAATTGCCCTTCCTTCTGGAAACTGAGCGAACCTGCATGTTTTATAACCCTTTTTCACTTTCACTGCCGCAGCAGTGGGAGTTTTGCGGACGTATTTGTATGTGTCATACGTGACATCTACATATTTATATTCAGGTAAGTTATCGTAAATGAAATTATCTTGGTCGTCTGTCTCGCCAGTGGTCTCAACGAGTTTTCCTTCTAGATTATATTCTTTCGTCCACACCTTACTATCGTGTGAAAGATTTTCACTAATCATAGAAGAAGGATACAGAGACGCATAATCCACACAGGCTACAGGATTATCTAGATACAAATCGCTCTTGGGGTCAAGCACAATCGCTCCTTCGTATCCGTCATCATTCACTTTCTTTTCAATATCAGGAATCAATGTTCCTTTTTCTCTGCATTTTTTCCCGACATAACTCGTCAACTTAATTCCTTGACCACGCAAGATGAGGAAGTTGATAGGGACACTGCAGATGTTGGCCATCTCCACCATACCTGTAATGGCGTCCACCTTGTTCAGCAAATACTGAACCAAGTTACAATCCTGAATACAGTATTTCGCAACTACCGCACGATCCTTCGCGTCCCCATTGGTGAGGTTGAAGATATCTTTGGGAGTTACATCGTCCTTAGCTAAGGCCCATCTGACCTTTTTGGATTCGTCGGGAGTCACTTTTTCTTGTAAAGTGAACGTTTTGGTAGTGTGATCAATAGATACAACTTTAAACTTGGCGCCGGCTTCATAATAATCTGTGGAATGGCCAATTTCTTCAAAATGAACATAACTTCCGACAAGAAGTCCCGTCATATTTTTGGTGGAAATAACAGTTTCTTCTTTATCGGTGTGACTGAGATTAGTTACGTAATCACCAATAAAGTGACCCGCAACATAATCTAATTTGTAAGATACTAGATTCTCTTCACGTCGGAAATGATTGTAAAGATCCAATTGAATGCGTCCTGGCATTTTAATGTAGCCTAGATCGTGTGTTCCACTAGCAATAGTGATACTACTGTGTTCAATGTTATATTTACCCGACTCTTTATCAAATGTTCCACATAAATGGTCACGAATTTTGGACATCTCAATAAATTCTGCGGCACATCCTGTTTCTTGAGCGCGCATAAACATGAAGTTGTAATCAAAACCAAATATGTTATACCCAATAATAATATCTGGGTTCTCGCGAACAACGAGATTACGCCAGGCCATCAACACTTCTTGCTCTGTCGTGTATGTTTCAATGTCAGTGTTTTCAATACCTAGGTCGTCACATGTATCTAGAACAATGCAGTGGTTGTAATGCGGTTGTTTGTTTCCGTATGTTAGGAATGTAGACCCAATAAAGGTAACTTTGTCTCCTTCAACGGCTGGAAGATAGAGACCCAATACGTTGATTAAATTATTAATTTTTGTTTCACGATTAGTTGTGGTAGACGAAAGAAGGGTTGCGATGTTACTTCTGAAAACAGAAACGGAACTTGACGATTTGTTTTTAGATGATCCGTAATTGACATATCGCGTTTTATTTGTTTGAAAATACGTATCGTCGTAATCATCGTCGTCTTCGTCTACATTTCCGTATTTTCCCATATTTCCTTCTCGGTCATCATCATCGCCTCCTTTTCTAGAACCTTCAAATAAAGATTCAATGATGCTATTATGCGAGGAAGAAGCACTGTTGGCATCTTCAATCTCATGACACGCTATTTTTTCAATACAAGTAAATAGTTTCTTTGATGTTGGTTTTTTCTTTGGGTAAACGGTATCAACGTTTGTCTTAAATATAGATTTTAATTGCATTATTTCTTCGGGTACGTTTTTAGACACGAAGTAGCCAAACGCTTTGATGATAGAGTATTTCACAATATCGTCTGGAGTCATTTTCTCGTCGGTAAGAATTGGATAGATGTCTACTATATTAGTGGCCAATTTCTTATATGTTTTAATAGGAACAGGAAAGTCACCGTGACTACTACTGGCTTCAATATCAAAACTCATTATTTTGAGAGGAACTCTGTCCTCTTTCTCGCGCAGCGGAACAATATCTTTGTGAAGAATCTCAAACTCATGATCACAACGCGTTTCTTTACATTCTTCAGACACACGCACTGTTTTTTCGTGAGGGAGTCCAATCCATCCAGAAGGACTTATGTCCAGAATATGAAAGAATCGTAAAAGAGGAGGAATAAACGATTCGTATATTTCGGTCTTTACCACTTTTCCAGAAATGCGAACATGATAACCGTTCACGAGTAACTTACGTGATTCGTCATACCATATATTTTTTGCCTTATTCAATGCCTGAAGGTTCTCAAAGCTGATACGCATAAACGTATTTTTTTTTCCAGCATCAAACTCATAAAGCTTTTTATGTTTCACAAGTTTTGTTTCCACGATATTGTTTTCGTGATATTTACCTATTTTCGTTTTTATGTGGTTAGTAAAGTCCATACGCTCGCGTTCTCCCCAGGTGTCACCGACCTTAATAAAGAAGAAGGGTTTGAAATCTCCCACTGTAATAGAACATGACTCGCCCTCCGTGTTTTTTCCAAACATCTGAATGGTGAATATGTCAGCATTGGGACGATATTTCTTTTTCTTGTATCCATCTGTAGACGAATCGTCGTCGCTACTGGACACCTCTTCGGTTTTGTTGTAGATATGAAAGTCAAAGATTCTGAACTCGTAATTCATTGTAGCGTATACTATGGTATAACGTACAATAAGGTGCAGTCTTTATTCAATTTAGACTAAGTTAGTTATTATTTTTCAGTCTTCTGGATGTTTTAGATTTTCTTGATTTCTTTGTTCTTCTTGATTTCTTTGTTCTTCTTGATTTTTTTATTTTTCTTAATTTTTTTGTTTTTGTATTTCTTCCGCCTTTTTTGTGTTTTGTTCGTTGTTCGCCCCATCCTTCATTTCTTTTTTTCAATTCGGGCATAATTTCCTCCATTGTAGGAGTTTCACCTCTTGATGTTTTAAATACATCTGGTAAAGGGGAGTTACGATAAGGATCTAATTGAAGTTCTCTCTTTGCTTTTCTTGCATCATCTATACTTGTAAACACAGGGGAATTAGTTCTGGTTCCAAGAGTATAAGTTGTCGGTCTTTCTCTTGTTACGGGATCCCATCGTCCATGCCATGATGTAGTAACAAGGTCGGAGTCTGATTTACTCATAGGTATATTACCTTTTTTATTGGAATTCATATTGGATTGATATTATATACGTAGATTTTTTTTCATTTTTTAGATTTTCTTGATTTTATGGATTTCCTCTTTTTTCTCGTTTTCTTGGCTTGATTTGACTTACCACATATGTTCTTGCTTGTTCCCAATTTATACTTTTTATCTATGTAACGCATATCTTTGGTGATCTTGTTGCATTCGCCTACCTTTTTATTACGTCTATAGATTCGCAATATATTTAATCGCCCCTTTTTCGCAGTGGCAGCTTGTTTTGGAGTTTTTCCCATATGTTTGACTTCATAATTGATTCCTTCGTTGATAGCTTTATGACGCATATGGCTAGGACCATCCAACCGGTAATGATACTTCTTTTTTCGCATAGTCACCGGCTTTAGTTTGGGAAGCACCCCAACAACTGATTTCTTTTTTCTTGATTTTCTTGAGGATTTACGACGTTTTCCACCTATCATATCTCCTCCGCACGAAGGACATCCACCTGACTGCTGAGAGGAATTTGTCCATTCCGCAAAAGCTTGAGATGTTCGCTCGCCATTGTATTCATGTATTTTTCCATTCGTGTCAATGTGACGAAATGTAGGGAATCCCTGAGGAGTTTCGCCAATTTTATCATCAAACGGGTTTCCTCCAAAAGGAGGAAATAGAGTGCTGTCTACAGCATACACTTTGATTTTATTACCTCCAGAGTTAGTCTTTCCGTCTTTTGATTTTGCAAACTCTGTCCATGCAGAATAAGCTTTTTTACAGTGTCCGCAAAATGTGGAATAAATAAACACATACACGTCAGTATCTTTGCTTTCTACATCTTTCACAAGACTCTTAATTAGATCTGCATTTTTGGTTGTTTCGGTGTTTAAGCTCCCGGTTATATTGTTTGGTGCCTCTAACGTTTCTTCAGAATCCATAGTGACTATTAAATAGAGTCTATATAATCTCTACATAAAATATTTTATACCATGATAATATAGACGCACTCAGCAATATGAAAATGACGTTTCGTTTGTTTGTTATTTTGATAGCTATCATTCTAGGTATATATTTTTGCATAACACAAGGAAAAGACCCCGAACCTGAACCCAATTCCGAAACAGAAGGGTTTGAGTCTACTAAGTTGTCTACCGACGAAAAATGTCCTAACTTGCTTATCCAAAAAGACGGAAAAATATATTTGACGAATACCAAAGAAAAAGAAGTGCCGGGTGTAAACCCCATCGTGTTTGATAATTTAGAAGAATATGTAGAGTTCATGAAATGGCACAGAAGTCAAGGATTGAAATGCCCTGTTTTATTTTTACAAAAAACGCACGATACTCAAGGTAAAATCACTTACAAAGTAAGACCAGATATTATTGACCCGCAAGGAGGATTGCCTCCTAAAGCCGATAACCCAACTCCTGCACCTGGCTCTCCTCAAAATGCTGGAAAACAAGTCAATATGGACTTAGATGGTGTAAATGACGTTCCGTTCTTTAAAACTGGAGGAGGAGAAATAACTGGACATGTAGCATTAAACACTGGACCACAAGAAATTAAATTAGTAGACGCCGGAAGAAACGATCTTCCTTATAACGAAAACAGTATGCCTTCTTTTGATGATTCTAATTATTACCAGGGAACTATTACACCTATGGACAAACAATTGGCCGATCAACGCAAGTTAGAGAAAAGTCCAAGTGCAATGGATTCTAATTGGGGAGGAATTAAATATACTAACTCGCTTATTTCCAGTGGCGCATACGACGGACGTCGTCGTTCTCGCCCCGGTTTCAGACCCGATGCTCAAGATCTAGAAGATTAATAACACGGATTGTTTTGTATATTATATAATTGTTATACCTAATTTGGTGTAACAATTATAATTTTTTAATAATATGTAATAAGATACAATGCTGTCAGCTTATTTGCTATCAATGTAGTTCATACACGAATCAAGAGCTTCTTTGCTTTCATTATATAAAAACATCTTCATAGCTATACCTGTCCCTTTATTTTTATCTACCTTTTTTATGTCATCAAACTCGGTAAGTGTATCTACTTTCGCCAGCTCAAAGTAATCGTCTGCCTTACTGATTAACTCTTCGTATTCTTTTCTGTATTTCTTAATGTGAAGCGAATCGTCCATTTGGTTGATAGCACCCTCTAATTTTTCGTTTATTTCTTTTACATCACTTCCTCTATCTTCAAAACCCTCTTGACCCACTCGACTACCATTTGCAATATCTTGTACGTATACAGCTTGAAGATTTTTCGACGTAAAAAACATGTATAACACAACAATAGTCAAGCTAATTACAGCAAGTAATTTTAATTCTGAGTTCATGTAGTATCTATATACTAACAATGTATATTAATTTTCATATATATTCGAATTATTCATATGAAAATTATTACAAACTGATACTATCAATACCTTTAATCCCCCTTTCCATCAGGAAAAGATTGATACCTGCCCCGAAAGCTAGGTTTTGAAGTTGTTGCATTCCCTGTTTCGGGTCTTTCTTGAGTTTTTTAAGATCTATGTCTTTAAAACTAAACAATACTGCTAGCTTTTGTTGTTGTAAGTAATCCTTTGAAAGTGATAACATTTTATTGTATTCACTTCTATATTTATCTACACGCAAACTATCGTCCATTTCAGTTACACTTTCACTTATATTATTATTTATTTTATCTAATCCAGCCTCACTGCTTTCAAATCCTTCAACCACAGATGAAAAAGAATCCATTGTTATCTGTCCCATGTAGCTACACAAAAGTGCAGACAAAATCAAAATAGAACAAAATGCTAAAATATAACTTAGCGTATAATTTTCTTGGTTCGGGAGCATATACAATATTCACACATAAAAATACACGACGTTTTCCATAAACTTACCCTTGCGTAAGAAGATACTCAATTATGTTATCGCGTGCGGGTTTTGATATTTTACGTGACTGACCCGACGAAGTAGTATAAGTGACATTATTCAGTATTGTATTATCTACAACAAGTGCGTCTATGAGATTTCGTATAGTTTTATACTTGTTCATTACTGTCGTTGCAGTAGTGTGGCTTACGTTAGGGATTTGCAATAATATAATAATGCCTATGTTGTCAATTGTAATATTGTCTTTCTTCTTTACTTTAATACTGGTAGTATAATCTACGTCTTTTTCTGTGTGAGAACAAGGAGAATCATTGATTTCGTGTACAGTATCAGGACTCGTAATTGTTTCATCGTTTTCAATTGTGTCCACAACTACATCATTCTTATACTTCATTTGAACCGACGTTTTCTTAAGTTTTCGTGCCATGTTACATATGAAACTTGCAGTGTCCCATATGTTATCTGTTCTAAAAACAGAAAACCCTTTTAATAAAGACATAGATACAACAGATCCATATAGGGTGTCTTTGTCTAAGGTAGATCCAAAGAATCCACTGTTCCACGCGCCTTCTATTACATAAATTATATTATGACTATGGTAACTAGTGGAAGAGAGCCGGAGTGCTTGCTCTTTATATCGCCCATCTTTTATACTAGCCGATAAATCAGCTACAGTTTTTCTCTCTATAACTACGTCGTTGCCTGGTTCGTTTCCGCTAATTAAAATATCCCCTATATGTAAATTATCCGTAGTGAGTGTGAGGTCTTGAAACTTTTTAGAATCAGAAATAATCTTTGTGCACAGAGAAATTAATTGGTTTTCTCTACAATCTATTTTAACAGACATGATGAGTGTTAAAATAAATGATTTGCTACGTTTATACTATTTATCAATACAAATTAGTTGTATTTGATATTAGGTCAAGATAACTAAACTTTATTTAATTGTTTATTTACTTGAAGTAGTATCCTTTCTGACCAGGAGCGGGAGCGGGAGCAGGAGCGGGAGCAGGAGCAGCGGGTTTTTTCTTTATAGGTTCAACCTTGGCAAGAGAAAGGGTGGGGTCTCTGCAACAGGCACCTGGAAGGCGAGGACGAACAGTTCCCACAGGAACCATGCTCCAATACCAAAGGTTAACAAGACCAGCCTTGTCGTTTCCTCCCATTGAACCTCCACTTTCGCCGGTTCTGTTAGTAATACTTGATTTGTAAGCGCTAAATCGAGCACGAGCCATTATACAGTATACAAACAAAATATCTTCGTTTGTCCCATAAATGATACACTAATTATTATAAATTGATAATGAATATACAGATATTCCCTAAAGTAATTATACATACGAATAGTCATGGATAGTGAGACGTATAAGCAGATTGCAAACGACGATGATGTTGCAAAGGTGAATGATACTTTAGTATTTAATCCTTATAATCCCATAAACAAGGAGATTACATTGAATGAAGTTCAATCTATTCTCACGTGTTATGGATTACCTGCCAAAATTCATAACCTGGAACTATATCAACGAGCATTTGTTCATAGGTCGTATACAAAAAGACCACATATTGAAAACGAGATTCAAAATATTGTTGTGGTGGACAGACCAGACGATTGTATGCCATTGCGAACGAAATCCAATGAACGACAAGAATTCTTGGGTGACGGAGTATTGGAACTAATTACTAAATATATTCTATATAAACGTTTTCCCAAGGCAAACGAAGGCTTCATGACAGAAAAAAAGATTGCCATTGTTAAAAACGAATCTATTGGGAGGATTGCATTTGAAATGGGGCTTCATAAATGGTTAATTATGTCTAGAAACGCAGAAGAGAAAAAAACGCGCACGAACCTAAAGAAATTAGGGTGTTTATTTGAATCATTTATCGGTGCATTATTCCTAGACTTTAACAAGATCTCCATACTAGACGAAAATGGATGGTTTCAGAACGTGTTTACAAGCGGTCCTGGATTTCAAATGGCGCAAAAGTTTGTGGAAAATGTATTTGAACGTCACATTGATTGGGTTGAACTCGTTAGGGTTGATGACAATTACAAAAACATTCTTCAAGTAAAGATACAAAAAGAGTTTAAAGTAACACCTCACTACATTGAATTAAATAATAGTGAAGAAGAGGGTTATCGTATGGGCGTGTATTTGTGTGTTGGTGACCAAATATACAATATGGATATTCGACGAGCAGTTCCTTACGAAACATTCGGAAGTTTTGCAGAAATATCAAAGTATCTAGAGACACACGACAAGGTTCTTGTCTTCTTAGGAAAGGGGACACATAAAATCAAGAAAAAGGCGGAACAGTCAGCTTGTAGCGATGTAATTAACAAAATTAAATAATACTGTTTCTAAATAAGCATTGTAATACAAATAGAATATGAAAACTTTATATGTGTATTTTATATATAGCACAATAACTTGAATATGTCTTTAGAAGAAATAAAAAGTAAATTAAAAACAAAGCCTGTTGCGAAAGAGAAGGAAAGTATAAGTATAAATATTTCTATTGTGAACTTGTCTGATGAGTCACAAGAATCGGCTGCTGATACAAGCACAGATAGTAAAAAACAAGTTATTCAAGAAAAAATAGGAAGTATCGCTATTAATCGGGAAGATATTATAAAAAGGTTCAAAGAAAAAGGTATTGTTCGTGTTGTTCAGCAAGGAGACAAGGTAAATACTGAAATATATATGAGGACAGGGACCGATAAGTTGGAAGAAGATGAAGATACAAATATCATTTTTACTGAAAAAGATACTGATAAAACGAGAACTAAAAAGGTAACACTCAGTGACATAACAAGATTAGAACAAGACGATGATATTGAAGATATTACTCAGAAAAAAGAAAGACGCACACGTAAACCTGCAAAAGGTGTTGCAAATCTACCTGAAGAGGAATGGGTATTGGTGAAAAACGAGTCTGTTATTGACAAGATTCCTCCTCCTTTGCCTACTTCTGTAATGCGTGTGTCTGGATTTTATATGAATAACCGTAAGAAGTTTGTAGACTTTATCAACTCTTACTTTGCAGAATACCGTGACGAATTGTTAAACGAAAACCTTTCTCTTTCGTGTGACGATATGGGAAAAGATAACAATGCAGAATTTAAGCTTCTGATTCACCAAAAGATTGTACGCGATTATTTGAACTTGTTTACACCATATCGCGGATTACTTTTGTATCATGGATTAGGTAGCGGAAAAACGTGCTCGTCTATTGCTATAGCCGAAGGAATTAAGAGTTCTAAAAAGGTGATTGTATTAACCCCTGCGTCTTTGAGAAGAAACTATATTGAAGAAATTAAAAAATGTGGAGATACATTGTTCAAGAAAGAGCAATATTGGGAATGGGTGCCACTAAAAGACGCAAAGGACGCACTAGCTACTCTTTCTACCGCTCTTGGATTGAGTGAGGCTTATATTAAAAGAAAAAAGGGTGTTTGGTTAGTTGACCAAAATAAACCTTCTAATCAAGATTCTCTTACTGCAAAGCAAATTATGTCTTTGGACCAACAACTAGACGAGATGATTCAAACGAAATATCATTTTGAGAATTATAATGGTTTGAAAAGAGAACGTCTTCGTTCGTTGACAAACAATTATAAAGATAACTTGTTTGATCATTCAGTTGTTGTCATTGATGAGGTTCATAACTTTATTAGTCGCATATCAAATAAACTAGGGAAAGAGAGAACACCTGTGACTTACGATAAAGAAGGAGACATAGATAACTTTCCAGTTTCTCTGGCTTTGGTGCTATACGAAATGTTAATGAACGCGCAAGACGTGCGTATTGTGTTTTTAACAGGAACACCTATAATCAATTATCCTAATGAGTTGGGTATTTTATACAATATTCTGAGAGGATACATAAAAACTTGGAAGTTTACACTACAACCACGTGAAGGATATAACACCGTAAACGCGAAACTCAAGGAGATCTTTGGAGCAGATAAATATATGGATTATTTTGAGTATTCCAAAAACAATGTTCTATCCATCACCAGAAATCCTTTCGGTTTCGAAAAAAAAATGGAAAAGGGGACCTACAAAGGTGTCACTAACACTCCAAAAAATACTCGTGAAAAAGATGCCGAGGGTGAATTTATTATGGATGAGCGCGGTCAAATAAGTGATTTAGATTTTAAGAAAAGAGTTATCAGTATCTTGGAAGCCAATGATATTCCCGTAAACAAACACAAAACCGAGATAGAAATGTTTAAAGCTCTTCCAGACACTCTCCCTGAGTTTGAGTCTATGTTTTTGGGAGAAAACAATACAGTAAAAAACAAAGAGCTTCTCAAAAGACGTATACTAGGTCTATCTTCTTATTTCAGGAGCGCACAAGAAGAACTTCTTCCTAGGTATGACCCAGTAACTGATTTCCAAGTTGTCAAAATACCTATGAGTGATTATCAGTTGGGTATTTACGAAACAGCCAGGTCTGCAGAGAGAAAAGAAGATACGAAACGCAGATCTAAAAAGCCAACTATAGACAAAGACGGATTATTTGTAGAACCATCTTCTTCTTATCGTATTTTTTCACGTTTATATTGCAACTTCGTTATGCCACTTCCTCCTGGAAGACCATTGCCACGAGAAGATAAACTAGAAGAGTCATATACAAAGGCTTTGGGTGAAACTGCTAAGAAAGGTAGTAACGAACTAGAAGGAAATGAAACAGGTGAAGTAGAGGGCGACGAAATGATAGAGAAAAATGCAGACGACAACTACCAAACACGCATTGGTAGCGCTATGAAGTATCTCAAAGAAAATGGTCGTAATATATTCAATGCAGAGGGACTACAAACATACAGTCCTAAGTTTTTACATATGCTTGAAAACATATCTGATGCAGATCACAAAGGACTTCATTTGGTGTATAGTCAGTTCCGAACATTAGAAGGAATTGGTATTTTCAAATTAGTTCTTGATTTCAATGGATATACACAATTCAAAATCAAAAAGGGAGGAGATGGAGTATGGGATTTGGACATTTCTGAGGAAAACCAAGGAAAACCTACTTATGCACTATATACAGGAACCGAGAGTCCAGAAGAAAAAGAAATTATTCGCAACATTTATAACAGCGACTGGGACCCTAATTTACCTATTACCGATAAGCTGAAAGAAATCGCTAATAACAATCACATGGGTGAGATAATAAAAATATTGATGATTACTGCGTCGGGTTCAGAGGGTATTAATCTTAGAAGCACCCGATTTGTACATATTATGGAACCTTATTGGCATCCAACAAGAACAGACCAGGTCATTGGTCGTGCTCGTCGTATTTGCAGTCATAAATCTCTTCCTGAAAATATGCAAGACGTGAGAGTTTTCTTATATTTAATGACTATGACTGAGCAACAAATACAAAACAATATATCCAAAGATTTGAAACTTCACGATCAAAGTAAATTAAAGTATCAGGTGTCGCCAGATAGTGATAAAACAGAGTATAGAGTTGTTACTAGTGATGAAGCATTGTATGAAATATCTACAATGAAACAGAGTATTATATCAGGTCTTACTCGTGTTATCAAAGAGTCCGCCATTGATTGTGCTACTTATTCCAAAAGAGGTTCAGGTGAACAACTAGAATGTATTCAGTATGGAACTCCTCGTGTTAGTGAAATGGCTTATTATCCAGACATATCAAAACAACCCTCTGATATCTTTGAAAAGAAAAATCAAAAAGAGGTATCATTTAAAGGAATAGAGTATACATTACGAGGAAAAAAATATGTATTGAGGAAAATGTCGGATAATGTGAATTATATTTACGACTGGGAGAGCTATCAACAATCCTTAGAAAATCCAAATATAGAACCCAAACATATATATACTGAGAAGAAAGTCAAAGGTGAATGGGTATTAGAGAACGTATAAAATGGTGTTCTAATGTATTATTTATGATACTGTAACAATATATCATAAATAGTGATTTAGGTTACTGATCCATATGATATCTTTATTTAAACGACAAACAAGGTTTTACATTTATGATACGGTCTGCTAACACACGATTTTCCTTTGTTATTTGTCGCATACGATTCATTCGTTCCCTGTATATACGGCTCTTAGTAAAACTTCGGTAGTCTTCTATATGAGGAGATAGATTGTTATCAATATATGATTTTTGACAAATCGCAGCTAATCTAAACAAAAACTGTTTATTTTCTTTTTCTATTTTTTTAGCCATTTGTATGCTTTCCATAAGGCGTCGTTTTACTAACGGATGACTACGTGGAGCAGTGGTATCTATGACAGGAGGACCATTTTTTATTTTTTCCATTCGCAATCTGTGTGCGTGATGTAATTCGGCACCATGTTTCATCGCTATATTAGATGCCCATTTTTTAACTTCTAATTTCATAGTCATTAAATAATAACTATATATTATCTTTATATATTGTCAATCTTGACTCATGTAACCTAGACTATCAAGTATATCTTGTGATAAAAAATTTCCATTTACAACTGTTCCTCCGCTTACATCAGTAGTAGTAGTTTGTTGACTATTATTGCTTACGTCAAGTGATTGATTAGAATTATTTACATTTGTTTCTGTATTAATTTGATTTTGTAAAGGATTCCCGGAAATATCTATTTCTGTAATCATAGAGCGTAAAATATTTTCTGTTATACTAGTTAATGCCGTTAACTCACCAAGTCTATTGTCAGTATGTATAATTCTTCCCTGACTTACTAATGATACACCGTTTTGTGCAGTTGTAGTATTAAAAGTAGTAATAGGAGGATTAAAAGTATATGTTGGGAGTTGTATTTCATTGCCGCTATTATCTTCAACAAGAGAGTTCGTACTATTGGATACTGCACTATTTGCAATGTCACTATTTGATGAAATTGGACTTAATTGTGAAGTCAAAACAGGCGGAGACCGAGACGCAGCATTAGCCAATGATAATAGAGATAACCTACCAGGGCGATAAGGTGTATGTTGATTGCTTGAAGTTTGTGTAGGTAAAGTATTTCTAGTTCCCAAAGACGATAAAGGCTGCTCTATGTCTACAAGTGGTGTAGAAGAAAATATATCCCTCGTCACTGTATTATTACTAGTATCATTCAGAGACGTTTGTTGGTTTTCTTGACTTTCTCTTATATCGTGTCTACATACCGGACATTTTACATGTGTTCTAAACCAGCTATGTAAATGTGTAGGATTAAATATATGTCCACAATGGGTTATTTGCATAACTAACTGTGTTGATTCAAAATTTTCCATTGTAATCGGACAAGAGGTGTTTATAGGTGATTCTATTTCTTGAAATGCAACGGTTCGCGTAGCATTATCAATTTGTTCCGGTGATGGAAATACTGGCACATTTTCAAACAAACTAGTTCCTCCAAAAAGTCCTCCTCCAAACGTAGGAGTCATAAGTGTTGTTGTGAAAGGCTGGGTTGTTGTAAATATATTTGTTGAAACTCCATTATTTCTCGTTTGAGGTCTGTTAGTAGTGTTTACAACAGGTTGAGTTACATTTTGTTGTTCTGTAGATTGAAAAGGTGTAAACTGTGGAAAAGGCGATGGAATATTTCGGGTGTTTTCATTTTGAGACAGATTTACTTGTTCATTGTTTCTATCGGATAAGATATTCATACTTGCATCACTTCTTGTGATTTCACTTGAAAGCAAAGCTGTTATTAAATCGCTAACGGGATTTTGTTCACTAGGCGTATCTGTATTAATATTTTGTATCTCAACTATCATATTTCTAAATGCGTTATTTACTGATTCTGAATTAGAGGTTGTAAACGCGTCATTATTGTTTCTATTTGTTCTATTCGGCGGATTATTTGATTGTCTGTTTGTTGTCTGTGTATTAGAATCTCTTATAGAAACATCTCTATACCTAGAATTATTTGTAGGTTGTCTTCTTCTAGAAGATCTAGTATTTCGTACACCTCTTACATTAATTTCAGGGGAGTTAATACGCTCATGTTGGCCAGTTTGTCTTGTGCTTCTTAAAGTGCTTGAAATATTCGGAGTATTTATATTGGTTGACGTATTTAACGGTAAAGTATCAGTAGGAAATATGTTTGTGAAATCATTCAGTGAGGATGGTCTATGTTGATTATCATTAGGTAACCATCTTAGCGTAGTAGTCACGTTCTGAATACGTCTATTTATTTGTGATTGTGTGGTTGTTAATTGGTTTTGTAATGTATTTACAGTGGTAAGAAGGTTAATATAATGATCTATGATCCTATTGTATTCTTCTCTGATATTCCCCTGGTGACTGTTATTTCGAAACTCCATTTAGGTGTATACTATATTGTAATATATTAACATGTATTAGTGTTTAAACATTTACCCAACGTATATATAATGTTTAGATTCAATAGTTATTCAGACAAAGGTCTTACTGGATTATCTAATATGGGTAATACATGTTTTGCAAACACGTGTATACAAATGTTATCACATACATATGAATTAAATGAAGTGCTCAATCTGGGAAAATACAAACAATTTCTTAAAAACACCCCAGAGTCTAAATTATTGACAGAATGGGACACATTACGACGTCTTATGTGGAGCCAAAACTGTATTATTGAACCAGCTAGATTTATACAAACTATTCAACGCGTTGCAGCTGTGAAAGGCAGAGTACTTTTCACTGGATTTGCTCAAAATGACGTATCAGAGTTTCTTCTTTTCGTTATAGACTGTTTTCATACGGGTATATCTAGACCGGTAAATATGAATATAAAAGGAGATTCAAAAACCTCTACAGATAAACTTGCTGTTATGGTATATGATATGATAAAGTCTACGTATTCAAAAGAGTATTCAGAGGTATGGAACATTTTTTACGGAACACACATATCTGAAATTGTATCTATGCAAGACCACACCACCGTTTTATCACAAACCCCGGAACCATTTTTTACTATAAGTCTTCCGATACCTTCTACAACGCCTCAAACAGATATATATACATGCATGAACGAATATGTTAAGGGAGAAGAACTTGTTGGAGAAAATGCTTGGTTTAATGAAAAGACAAAACAAAAGGAACACGTTGTTAAACGGATTAAATACTGGGGATTTCCTACCATTTTATGTATTGATTTTAAACGTTTTGATTCTACTAACAAAAAGAAACAAAACTTGGTTGTTTTTCCATTAGAAGACTTTAATTTAACAAATTATGTTGTAGGATATAACAAACATAGTTACATTTATGATTTGTACGGGGTTTGTAACCATAGTGGAAGTGTTTTAGGTGGACATTATACTGGTTATGTAAAAAACGCAAATGGAAAATGGTACGAGTTCAACGATACAAACGTAACGCTTGTTACAAACCCCAGCGTCGTAATATCTCCACGTGCTTATTGTTTATTTTATAGAAAAAAATCGGTTGTATAATATATAGAGTATCAAACTTATGAGCACAACATCTACAAAAGCATCCTCTAGTGGTTCCAACCAAAAAGGTTTAGCGTTTGGTTCCTCTCCAAGCGGGTCAACTTCAGAATCAGCATCTGGAAAGTATAATCTAAACTTTGACTTGTCAAAAGACCCCGCCGCGTTAACACCAACTGGTGAAACTGTTCCAACTAGTCTTGTAAATGAAGTAGACTTGCTGATGGAAAACCCCATTCCTTCTCAAGATCCATCTGTCAAGATTAATGTTATAGAAAGTGAACAATCTAATGACCTTAGAAGTAACTGGCTTTCCAACCCTCTTGTGTTGTCTGCATTGTTAATAGGTCTTATTTTGATAGTGACGATTATGGTTTATTTAGGAGGAATCAGTGGAACATCACAAGACCCTGCATTGGAATCACAAAATAGTATTGGACAACTAATTATGAAAATATTATTCGTATCCATTGTCGTTTTATTGGTCCTTTACATTATTCAGTATATGCTGTTTTACTACTTTGGGTTCAACATTACTAGCACCATGAATAACTTGTTGAGCAGTTCCAGTGAGCCATCGGTTGATGTAAATATTGATCAAACTACAAAACCCGAGCCCGATATTCCTATTGAGGAACCTGCACCTATTGATCCTACTCCTGTAGATGGTCCAGAAGTATTTAATGTTTCGGACAACGTTTATAATTATGAAGACGCGAAATTAATTTGTAAAGCATATGATGCGGAACTAGCAACATATTCTCAAATAGAAAAATCGTATAACGCTGGAGGAGAATGGTGTAATTATGGCTGGTCTGCCAACCAACTTGCACTTTTCCCTACGCAACAATCTACATACGATGGTCTCCAAAAAATCCCCGGACATGAAAACGATTGTGGACGACCAGGCGTTAACGGTGGATATATAGATAATCCCAACGTCAAGTTCGGTGTCAATTGTTACGGAATAAAACCTAAAATGACACCAGAGGAAGAAGCAGCACTTGCAAGCGCTACGCCTTACCCACAAACAAAAAAGGATAAAGAAATGGAAAAGAAAGTTGAACAATGGAAAAAGAAACTTGATAGTTTAATGGTATCACCGTTTAATTACAATCAATGGAACGAGTAACTTATGTTTTAGCGTTTAATTCTATTCCAGTATAATACTCTATGGTTTCTATATCTTCAAATATCTTATCAATGTCATCTCCTATTGACAACGAGCCATGACGTTCTAATGCTACAATATCATTACCTTTCAAATTATCGAAACAATTTTTTGCTAATTTGTAACTACCTGCCTCGTGGTATTTTACGTTATACCCAATTTTTCCTACATTTAATTCAGGAAATGTTGTTTTTATGTCACTTAATTCTTTGTGATATTTCAATCCTGTATAAGATATAATGTTAGGTGGGTGCGCATGCACTACAAATGTATGTCTATTGTAATTTTCAGTTAATGTTTGTAAATATGAATGCATATAAATTTCCCTTGATGGATGGTATGAATTATTATTTTCAAATACCAAATTATATTTACCTGTTATATCTTTATCATACGGGTTTTCTTTTTTTTCAAAGTAAACTTTTACTATCTCATCTACATTTATTTCATTTTTCTTTACTTGACCGGCGGATATATAAAAAAAGGGTTGATTCTTTGGCTTAAAACTTACATTACCGTCACGAACACTAATATATTTACTAGCGTATAAACGTTTCATTACATCAACTATTGACTTTTTAAAAGGCATATACTATTTAAAAAGATTTTCTTTAAAAAAATGAGACGTATCTCTAAGATTACCTAATTATATCACATATCTAATTTATTTGTGTTTTGATTTGTTCTTTTTTGTGTTCTTACCTACAATAGGTTTCTTATTTCGTTTCTTACGTGTGAAATTTCCTCCACCACCCTTTTTACGTTCAGAATCTACATTTGATGTGTGAAATAATGTGTCAAATAGTTTGTCGCTTACTATAGGTGCATCCTTATATGATATTTTTTGTGCTTCTTTTGTATCTATTGATGGGATTTGACATAGCAATCCAAGGGGAACAGAAAGGTGTCCGTATTTACTGGTCATTGCAGTATCTTGTGTTTTACTGAGTATAGATTTCATTGAGTATCCACCACTCTGGGATTCTTGGTAAATAGTTGTCATTATATATGCTTTTCTATATATTATGACATGAACATAATTTAATTGTTATACCGCTTTAGTTCTTGTGTAATCTTTACATCACGGTCGTCTTTAAGACGCTTAATAATTGCTTCACATACAGACTTATCCCGTATTGTTTTACCAAGTGTTTCTTCTACATATTTAAATGTGAGAGGCGTCTGGGCTTTAGTGGTGGTAAATTTTAGTTTCCCGTCAGTGATCTGAATAGTCGAACCTAAATAGTCGTTCTCTTCTGCTTGTTCTGTAAGAATAGAAGTCAGCTCTGACTTCTGTTCACGAAGACCTTTTATTCTGTCGGTGTATATGCGAATCTGATTATCGATCTGAACCCATTTTTGAATATTTTCTTGAAAGCTCATTCTACTTTTATTTTATAATATAAGTTAGTGTTTATAACTATATTATACAATTGTAATATATACATTTATACATTTATATTGATACAAATGTATAAATAAATTAGTATATCATTTTATTGCTTAACGGCAACATTTTTTCATGCAACGAGAACCTTTCTTTCCGTGCTTTTTGTGATGTTTCTTTCCTAATTTATGACTAGCGGCGAAAAGAACGGCAGGAGCAGCAGCCTGGGCTAAAAGACTTCCTAAAAATCCTCCCTTCTTGACACTGCGTCTGTACTTCTTTCCACCGTGACTCTTCTTATGAGTCATTCCACCGTGCTTTTTCTTATATTTCTTTCCACCGTGGCTCTTCTTGTGACTCATTCCACCGTGCTTTTTCTTGTACTTTTTTCCACCGTGGCTTTTCTTGTGGGTCATACCACCGTGGTGTTTCTTGTGACCTACGAGACTCATTCCACCACGACGTTTCTTGTGACTTTTCTTGTGGCTTTTCTTGTGTGCACGGTTCTTACGAGTGCGATGCTTAATAGATTTTTTGGCATGACGACGGGACTTTTTACGTCCTCCTTCTTGAACGGAAGCGGCATTAGCAGCACATGATGACATCCTATATAATAGTGAAAGATTATAATCTGTCAACACACATTCATGTTATTACGCATGTTACTAAGAACAATTACCAAAATAGCAATAAGTAATATCAAAATGATAATAGTTACGCCTAAAAGTATGTAAATATACGGATTCAAAATATTAAAAATCATATTGATAATAGGTTCTAGAAACATTTTAAGCTGATATTTTAGATCATCGCGCTTAAGCAACTCAATACATTCTTGAATAATCAGATTATTTTTGGTGTTATTTATACCTTTAGCCATGTTAGTTACCAAGGATAGATTGTAATATATTAGTATTTCGTTATAATTATATTGCGTGTGTTTCGCATTATATTTTTCTGTCATACAACTAATGAACATTCATAAAGCAAATAACGATTTTGATTTTAAATCTCTAGAATTGTCTCATCCTGTAAACACTGCAGGAAATAGTTATTTTACTTCTCTTAACATAAAGGGTAAACCAATTTACATAGAAACTCCACAGGTAACTACAAAACAAGGATTTGTAAAAAATGCCAAAAAAGTGGTATGTGATTTGATGTTTTCATCGGATAAAACAGACTTTATTCAATGGTTTGAAACACTAGAGTCTACTTGTCACAAGTTAGTATATGAAAAATCTGATCAGTGGTTTCAGAACTCTTTAGAGTTTGACGATATTGAAAATGCTTTCTCGCCTTCACTGAAAACGTTCAAATCTGGAAAATATCATTTGTGTAGATGTAATATTGGTCTGGACTACAATACCGGAAATCCTATTACAAAAGTATATAATGAAAATGAAGTCTTAGTTTCATATGAAGAAGTTAATGACCAAACACCTCTCATATCTATAATGGAAATTCGTGGTATAAAGTTCACTTCAAGAAGTTTTCAATTGGATTTTGACTTGAAGCAGGTTATGATTCTAAATACAGACAACGAATTTGATAAATGTCTCATCCGGAAATCATCTGGAGGGACCGTTGCAACCACCGGAAAACAAGACGCTTCCGGAAAAATAGGGTTGGTGTTACCTAAATATAACAAGCATTCTAAAAAAGATGATACCGAAGATGATAATATAGAAATGGATGATGATGACATAGAAAAAGATACGAGTGACGATGTAAAAGAATTAAGTACTGAGAAAGAAACTCAGAGCGACATAGCGAACGAAGCTGATGATGTTGTAGAAAAAGAGTCATCTGACGACACAACAGAACAAAATATTGTATTAGAAACAGAGCCTATGGAAAGTGTAAAACTAGACAATAATGAACAACAAAATCCGGATGATGTATCTACTGAACAATCATCGTTTGATCAAGTTATAGAAAGTATGGAAGAACAGCTTGTTCCACCTTCTCTTATAAAACCTGACGAAGTATCGTTAGACGAATCTAAAAAATTAGAAACGACAAATGACGAGGGGTTAAAAACCGAGGAGAGTGTGAAAAACCTAGAGAATATAGAAAATATAAAACAGGATGTTCCATCCACAACTACTGGAAATGGTACTCCTGTATTAACTGATGAACCGTCCTCATTATTTGATATTGGCGAACCCATCGAAGGACTAGAGTTAGTGGAACCAGATTTAATTGTTCCTGATGATACAGATTCTATTGCCATTAAAAACCCAAATCAAGTTTACCACGAGATATACAAAAAGGCTAGGGTGAGAGCCAAGCAGCTTAAACAAGAAGCAATCAAGGCTATCATGGAGGCAAACAGTATAAAAAATGCATACATGTTAGATGATATTGATGACTCTGATTTATCTGATTTTGATGAAGATGATGATTATGAAAGCGGTGATGAGGAAGAAGTTGATAGCAGCGCTGTTTACTAGAGAGGTATAATATAATATTTACATATTATAGACTATGCCTCCTAAGCGCGATAAAATGGTTGCATCTAATTCTTCTCAGAAAACCGTTCAAATAAATTTAAGGAATGTGATTGGTAATTACGAAGACGAAGATGAAGAACAAAACGATATTATTGCATATTTGAATACCCAAATAAATACTCGTAGTGCAATTGTTATGCATCCAGGGGATCTGTTTGCTGTTGCTCTTCCTGGTAACAGAGTAGAGTGGTATATCGTTTTTAAAAATATTTCTCTTGTAACTCAAGAAGAGTATTTGCAACCCCATAATCCACGGTCACCAAAGGTGAAACTTGATTATTCTGATCGAGATTTTCATCGTGTATATAATCCAAATAATGAATTTTCTCTTCTCGACCTAGAAGATGAGTTAATAAGAAAATATAAGTATGATCACACCATTGACATCGGTGATCTAATAGAAGTAAACCTTGGAGGAGATGATGAACAGTCTCCAATAGTAGTATACTTTGACGTTACTAAAGGGGTATCAAACATAGAGACAGACGAGGTTAGACATGCTAGGTTGATGAATGCAGATATCAATACAGATATGGAGTTAGAATACACCTCTCACATTAGAGGTGGTATGAAACTCCGAAGAACCAAAGGGAGACGTATGCGCACAATGAAGAAAAAATCTTTAAAACGAAACAAGAATAAAAATAAACATAGTAAGAAATCTAAGACTAGGAAACGCCGTAACAAGCGAAAGAGAACAACTAGGTCATAACGGTAATCGGGTATTGTAATACTATATCTGTTATTTTTATTTAAACGGTTCGGAGAATGTTATGTATATAGATCTACATATGAATTATTTACATATAGCATTAACTTTTATCATTGTTCTCTTTATTTATATCCATGTACAATTTCAATTAACTACATCTGATGAAAAAGATGTATACGTGTTGAACGACGTAGTATACATTCCTATGGAAGAAGTGTTTGATTTAAAACAACCAGTCGTGTTTCACACCTTCTTTCCAGAAAACTATGATATGCTGAGAGCAGTTAATAAACATATGATACATAATGATTACAAAAACAAAGACATACAGATTTGCGATACAACCAGAACAACATATCATACAAATGTTCCGTCGTCTTTCCAGTCTGCAATTTCATTGTTTGATAAAGACGTTGACTCACGATATTACACAAGTAATAATGATAATTTTGTCAAGACGTGTTTGTCAGATACTAACTCAACTAATCAAACTGCAACAAACCTCCGTCTTCTCAAGAAACATCATTCCATTCTTGTACCTCCACTAAAAAGTCGTGAGAAATACGACATTATATTTGGTTCAGACAATACAACAACGATTCTCCAATACAGTATAATGTATCGAAACTTTTTTACAGTCACTAACGGAACACTGGAAATAAAAATGATACATCCCTCCAAAGTATCTGATTTGACCGTAAATGTAAAACCCGATTACTACAATATGGGATTCTTTACAGAGCCACAAGTTAACGTTTGGGACGATAATAACAAAGATAAGCTAGAAACTATAACTACAGTTGTACATGAAGGACAAACTATTTGCATTCCTCCTTATTGGCTATATAGTTTTAAACTGATAAAAGACACCTTTGTGTGGTGTGCTTCTTACAATACGTATATGACTGAAATGGCAACCTTACATCATAATATGTTACATACAATGCACAAATTTACCAAACCATCTGTTATTATACCTGATGTATTAGATAAAAGTGAAACCCCTGCTGAAACCCCTGACACATCTAATTTGAATGAAGATGAGGATGAGGATGAGGATGAATCAAATAAAGAAGATATCAATACCGATGCAGACGAAAATATAGATACTGAAACTCCGTCTAAGTTAATAGAACAAAAAGAGTCGGTAGAATTGATAGAATCAAACAATCAAACTGACAGTGACAAATAAATTGATTTCAAATATCTACATCAACTAATATATTATATTATCACAACTAAAGGCAAATAGAGTAAGTTTACTATAATATATTATCATAACTACGCGTTCTTATTATCATTTAAATGACTTCACAAGAAGATGTCAGAATTATAATGATAGAGAATCGGAACTACGATTCGTGGACTATTCATAAAATGGAAACGATGGAACTTGTAGAAGACAAAAGAGTGGACCCAACACATCATAAGTTGTTTTCCATGGATGTATTTACAGTATCTTCCCCTGAACCATCTGATGAAAATCAAAAAAAGAAATTAGTGCTTAAACGTTCACCTGTGCGCAACGCCGAATACATATCAGGAGTTCTTGTCCTCAAACACAATCGTTCTTATGGAAGAATTCATGGAAACGGTAACTTATTGTATAAATGTATACCCGACGACAAACGGATTCCCGTGTTCCTAATTCCATATGAAATCAGAAAAATAGGATTTATGAAATCCGTTATAAATAAATACGTGACCTTCCAGTTTAAAAGCTGGACCGACAAACATCCTATAGGCACTCTTACTAATGTAATAGGAAACGTAGATATACTGGACAATTACTACGAGTATCAGTTATATTGCAAAAGTCTGAATGCATCTATCCAGATATTTACACAAGATACCCGTCGTATGGTAAACAATAAAAAAGCAGGTCGTGAAGAACATGATATTATGATGGACATAAATAGTGCCTTTAAAGATGTAGACAAAGGAATAGAAGACCGCACAGGATTTAACATATACACAATTGACCCTACAGAAAGCACGGATTTTGACGATGCAGTAGGACATACTTGTTATACCGACGATACTAGTGGTTTAGTCGTGACAAAGTTGAGTATTTACATATCTAACGTAACACTACTATTAGATTATTTGGGAATCTGGTCATCGTTTTCCAACAGGGTGTCTACTATTTACTTACCAGACAGAAAGCGACCAATGTTACCCACTATATTATCTGATGGGCTATGCAGTCTCGTAGAAGATAAAGTGCGCTTTGCTCTAGCGCTTGATATTCATATATTAAAAGGCGAAATACTCAAGATTGACTACACAAACACGATGATACGCGTATCCAAGAATTACCGGTATGAAGAAAAAGATTTGCTCAACTTAGATGATTACAAAACTGTCGTGGAGGTTGCACGTTCTCTTCTTCCAAAATACCAATACGTATCATGCTTGAAAAACAGCCACGACATCATCGCGTATCTTATGATCTTGATGAACTATGAAACTGCTAAACTTATGTTGACACACGGAAACGGAATCTTTCGCAACGTAATCGCCGAGCGCATTATGGAACAACCAATTCCATCTGATCTTGACCCAGACGTGAAAATGTTTTTGAAATCTTGGAACAGTGGCGCTGCACAGTATATTGATATAGCGCATTTAGATGAAGGAACAGTCATTCGTCACGATATTCTAGAGATGGACGCTTACCTTCACATCACTTCTCCTATTCGACGACTAGCTGATTTAATGAATATGATTCGCATTCAATCCAATATCGGACTCGTCACGTTGAGTGATGCAGCTTATGACTTCTACGCGGAATGGAGTGGAAAACTAGGATATATAAACAGCACAATGCAATCTATTCGTAAAGTTCAAAACGAGTGTGCACTTATTCACAAAGTGTATTCTGACGAGATTCTGTTACAACAAGAGTATATTGGATACATATTTGATAAAGTAGACAGAAAAGGTATATGGCAATATAACGTGTATATTCCACAACTAAAATGGATGTCCAAGTTGACGTCATGCAACGATATGGAGAATTACACGAAACATACTCTCCGTATTCATATGTTCCACGACGAAGACTCCGTGAAGCGTAAGATAAGAGTGTCTCTTGTAGAGTAGTTGGTGTTATTTGTATAATTGACTACCATTTATACAAATAATTATATAGTTCCCTGTATTTTTATATAGGTTCATTATTTTCGCGCGAATGTAATTGTTCTACATTCATTAACGATTGGACATAAAGTTGTCAATATTCATAGTAGGAGCATGAGGATGAGTAGTAGAACGAGGAGCAGGACCACTAGGTGTAGTACGCTGTAACACAGGGCGTGGTATTATTCCGACATCCTGAGCATCACTTACATTAGGTGAGTGTTCGTTTGGAGTAACTGGCGTTCTCACTAGTGGTTGCTGATATCTAACTCTTCTCCTTTCAGGAGGATTTGTACCCCCGTGTTTTTTATGCTTACGACTGTGAGCCTTTTTAGATTTCATGGTTTTTCTATATTTTCGCGAACGTTTTTTCTTGGAACTTTTCTTGGAACGTTTTCCTCCTTGAATTCCGCCAACTTGTTTGAGTTGATTGGTGATACCTTCCATCATATCCAAAATCTCGCGTATTTTGCTAGGCGATAATACTTTAGCGAGCCACCATGCTTTGTTTGCCAAGGAACGCGCAAGTGCCATTTGGAAACGCAAGCCTGCACCTAAGAACACATCTACCATTTTTATCATAGCATTCATTGCCATTCTACTTGCCATACCATCCATTTTAACTTCTGGTTATCCCTTTAATTATACTGAGAAAATAGTAAATGTCTACAGATATCAACAACTGTCTTCGTCGCTGTCGGCACTATCGGCGAAAACTTCCGGGTCCAAATATTTAAACTTGTCAATGTTGCGCGGATGCCAGACAACGCTCATTAATTCTTCTTTGAAGTCAAGAGTTCTTGACATAGCCGTGCGTATAGTATAATTTTCAACAACGTCAAGCGTCTTACAATATTTTGTGTGATTTTTGTTATTATTCAACAAAGGAATCTTATCTAAATACCTTTTCCGCATTTCGCGTCTATACGCCTCCAGGTGTTCTTCATTATCTTGGTAATCACTCATTTTTAACTCGGACTCTTCTTCTTCGTTAATGGTCTCAAACACAAAAAAGAAAACATCAGCAAACGCTCCAGCTATACCTGACAATGGGCGCCTAGGGTAGTTATCTGTGCTTCCACTTATACAGTGTATATCTAGTCCGTTATCTATCATCAATTCCAAGACACTAGCTATACTCTCATCTATTTTCACAAGATGTTCGCGTATGCGTCGATAATGTTCACTTCGTAACTTTAACTCTTCTTCTCTTGTCACATAGTGTCTGGAAATATTAAAATGGCGAGATTCCAGTGTTGTAGGATCACGACTATGATGTTCACCATCACTTCCATACACATCGTATAATTCTCTCGCTGATATATTCCCGGGTTGATGAACAGAAACCCTCACACTATCTTCACTATCAGATGACTGCATATTATTTGCACCTGTAGTGGTTTGATTTTGGTTTGAGCCATACATGTTCTCATGTTCAACTTGCCACCAATCAGGTTCATTTTGAGAATCATAAGAGTCAGAATCATCAGTATTAGAATAACTATCCTGATACGATGACTCGTCATCTGAAGAATCGTGGGGATAATTGTCATAGAACTCGCCTTGCGATGCGTTACGCCCGTCTCTGAAACTATTCCAAATCAACCTAAAAGTCATTTTCATGTTTTCTCCATTACTCGTATCAATGTGTGACATTAACATATCATATGCTTTTTTTGGATCGGTATCTAGTAAATCTATCACGTTTAAGTAGTCTGAAGTTGCATCACCAGTTATATTATTTACATAATACTTCATGTAACGAAACACGTTAAATAGCTTATGATAGTTTGGAATATTAGTATATGGTTCACAAACATCAGCGAATAACAACGTGGCCGCCGTTTCATTGTTTATATCTTTACATCTCGTATTTATGGTCTTTCCCGCACCCATGTCAAACAATACCTTTATACGTTCATAGGACCAGAGTCCTTTTGTAATCATACTTATGAGCAATGTTTCGCCTTTGTTTGTAGCTATAGATGCATCTCCTCGCTCCGCAAGGATCTTTTGAAGCCCTTCACTATTAATCGTGTAACCAAGTTTCTCTAGACCTTTATCAGCATTATTTAAAAGGTTTTCCGGAACAAGTAGATTATATATTTTTTGCAGTAAAAAAAATGGTGTTTCACCTTCATCGTTGGGAGCGTTTATGTCAGCATCATATTCTTCTATAAGATATAATATAGTTCTTTTATCAAAAAGAGTCATATTTTTACACAACTGGGTCATTATAGTTTCACCGCGATGATCAATCATGTTAATATCCATACCTATTTCTTGAAGAAACTCTATTCGTTCTTCCAAATGTTTTCTTATATTTGAATTATCTGACTCCCATCTATCAAATATTATCGTGAGCAAGCTATATCCAGCATGAATCTTAGCATCAATCATGAAACCGTTTCCACCTTTAATTTTTGCTATATATCGCAGTATTCCATACATTCTACATTTGAAAAGTGTGAATATAAGTGAAGTTGAATTTACGCTGTGTAGATTAATATAAAGCCCATTAGAGACGAGAGTATGTAATATTGAATGCAAACAAAACTCAGTATACTCTGTATACCTGAAAAACAGGTATTTTATTTTTGAAAATAAAAAGTCGTTAATTCTCTTATGTGCCATGAATTCACTAGGGTGTGTTTCTACAGGTTCAATCAAACAATCATACTTACATAAAATAGTAAGTATTTTAAACAAGGGGCTTTCTAAATATTTATTAATGCCATTGTCCATATCAACATCAATATATTTTGTACCTATCCCCAACATGCTGTCACTGTAGAGTTTTATATACTCCATATTTTTCTCAATAGTAAACAACAATATGTTGATACTGTCTCTGTTGGTAATAAGCAGCTCGTTGTTACTCATTGTATCTAACATTGATTGTGTTCCTTCAAGGTCCTCTTCACTAACACAGTTAAAAAGCAACATACTTTTATGTAAGCTGTCCTCTCCAGGAACAGGAGGTCCTTTAAGATTACTTGTTTCTTTACCAGTGTTTGGGTTTTTTAGAAGACTGTTTCGTTTTTCGTCCATTCTTTTCATAGTTTCATTTATTACCTGTTGCGTCATCGCCTGGAATGGATCTATAGCCTTCAACACGCTTCTGTCTATATTTCCACGACTTGGTCGATCAATGTAGTCTATGTCATTGTCTAGTGTATCTTTATCTAATATATCTGTCTTTACATTAGAAAACATGATGATTTATTTTCTTGATAACTAACTACTTAGTTAGTAGACATGTGCAAATATATTTATATTCGTTACAAATATATTTACGGTGAATATGACGTATATATGTTACACAAGAAAGTAGGATATACATAATTATTTAATACAACGAATTTATATAATCTATATACTTGCGAATAGTCTCTTCATTCAATTGTAGTTTATTTTTATGTAAATAATTACACGGATGAATAGTATTAATGTTTTGCACAACAAACTCTTTAGATTCAAATTTTTTTAGAATATCTATACCTAGTTTATGGTTTTCTTGACTATTACACCAAATATAATCCTCGTTAAATGTACACAAAGGTATATAGTCATGTTCTTTCATATAATTAAAAATAAATTCTTTTTCTTTAAAATCACCCATATATTCCAAAGCCCTCTCTATTTCAATACATACAAAGGAAGGATTATATTTTTTAATATCAAAATGTTTTAATATTTCTTGTTCTGCTCCATCAACATCTATGGACAAAACGTCTATTTTTGTATTAGATGTGTTATACTTATCTAATATAGTATTTAACGACTGTGATTCTGAGTGTTCTATTGAGTTTTTAAACCCCAGGTAATTTTTATTTTCGTCTATCTCACCATACCAACAATTTTCACCATCTCCTCCTATAACGTAGAGTTTTCTCTTAGAATCTAACTCTTCATTATAAATACTTCCGAAAGACCCTCTCCAATTATATCTAAACTTACAGTTTTTATCATCTTTTCCACATATCATGCTAAGCACTGTATCGGTTGGTCTTGCGATTTTACAAATATTAGCATAGTCTGGATGTGCGTCAACACATATACCACTCCATCCGTTATTATATAGTAAAAATGTTTTGTTGTCATGAACTCCTTCTCTTACACCAATATCAACATAATAACCTTTGTCTGTGATTAAACTAAAAAATGAGTCTGCGTTGCATCTATCAAATGATATTACCTTTTTCGCCATTTTATTAACACATATATTACATTTAAATAGTAATATATGTAACTATTCTATTTTTTAACGGAAACACGACGAGTCATTCTAGCGCGTCTTCTAGCTGAACGATTAAGTTTATTTCTTTTTCGTTTTTCTGTAGAGTGTTTCATAGAACGATACTTGTTCGTGATACGTCTACTTCCTCCAGAAACGGTATCTTTCTCCTCACTGAGCTGATTTTCTTCTTTTATATCACCTAATGTAGAGCTGGATGCATTATTTGATATGGTTGTTAATGGAACAAAATCTTCGTCTATAGTTGCGTCCATAGATTCTTTTTTCATATTTATCTTACGGATATTTTCGTTTAATTTGGATTCCATAGTAAAATATCGTTCAGCTTCTTTTTTAAACTTTTCCTCGTCTTTTTTTCCAGCAAAATTACTTTCACCGCTTTCTATTTCATTAAGTCCAGATTGATAATGTGCTGCCACATCTTCCGTAAAGTAATTTGTTACTACCCCTGTTAAATCATTTAACTTAAACTTCGGTAACTGATTATCTTTGTTTTGTATCTGTTGATTGTGAAATTTAACACGATTATTGTGCATACTTATGGTATATGTAATAGCATCCATTAGCTTAGATGGAGTGCTAACATCAGAACTAAAACCATCTACATCTTGACTTAAATACAAGTCCATGTAATGATGGATTTCCACTTCTATATCGTAATCTTTTCCAAAAACAGTATGAAACACAGGATCAGTATTGGGTACAGTATATTTATTTTCTCTCATGGGAGAAACCACTTCTTTTTTAAAAGCCATTGTTCTTACTATTTCTTCATCTGCAGCAGAATCGGTTCGAGGACGTTTTTTTTTCGGGGTATTTTTCGTGGTAGATGTTGATTCCTCCGCTGGAGTCATATATCCGGGTTCGGGATCAATATTTGGTTCTTGAACTTCAGTCATTGTAAAAGTAGGGTTACTCATTTCTTACCTGTTATTATTACAGTACATCAATATTATTTTATAGCGAAATATCGCATTTGAATGATAAACTGTGATGACTATATTATAATTATTATATAATTAACTTAAAGAAAAATAACACCGTGAATACGTAAGAATTATTATTTAGGAACGTATTATATAACCACAATATGAAACAGCGCCAAAGTGATGCATCCCAGAAATTTGATATTGCCGTAGGATTTTGCCTCGAGTTTTACCGTTCCCTCATGGCCGCCTTCCTAATAGCTTTCGTTCCCCAGAAATGTGGAGAGGACGCATGTGGCGTGTTTGAACATATGTTCACTGGCACCAACGAACTGTATGATGCTGCTGCGTCGTTTAACTTAGTCACTTTCCTTAGCTTTATGTATTTGTATTACGTAGAGATTTCTCGTGAAAACAAGATGATAGATTACCTTGAAATGAACCGCGAACTTCCCAAAGATAATGAAAGCGTTGGCGAGGCTCTCGTGAAGCTAGACGAAAGTAAACAAGCTGAACTCCATTCACTTGATCACAAGTACCAACATGCCGGTCGCCTTTCCATGGGTCTTTTCTTGGTAAATGTGGTGATTTCTGCTATCCCTATCATTAACAACCGTTTAGACGCCAAGACTTTCACTGTTCTTCTCACCAACGTATTGTTTATCGCATCCAAGTTAATGGAAGTGCGCGAAATCGTGAATACCCCCGAAAATGTGTTTTACTCTGCCTACCTGACTGAGCGTCAACAGTTCAACGACGTTGACCCCGACGTAATCGAGGTGAAAGACCTTGACGAAGAGAAGAAAGAGGGTGAGATTGCTGCCGATGATGTAGTTGTTGCAGTGGATTCCGAAAGCAAAAAGCTTTTGGTAGAAGACAGTAATGTGTAAATACTAGTTCACTGGGAATAAATTAATGTAAAATATATTAAAAAGATGAATACATTCAACATTACATATATTCATCTTTGTTTTATGGAAAAAATTAACACTTTTCTACAAGAAAAGATTGGCGAAAATTTAAGTTATAACACAATATATCCTTACACATACAACTCTCTACCAAAAGATATACTACTTGATATTAAAAATTACGTGTTGTTATCAGAAGAGATTTTTAAATACTACTTTGTACATAGAGATTACGGAAGACTGTATCACGACCTAGATAATTTTTTAGAGAGTGATAAGGGTTTCTATGATCCTGACAATATGGATGGAACAACTATGCCTCAATATGTAAACATATATCGTCGCGTATATGGAAAGAAAAATGCAACAAGAGATCAGACACGAGACATGTATGTATCTTGGAGAAAAAAATGTCAAGCACAAATAACACAAATATTCGATGACGAGATGCGTTATAGGTTTTATATTAACAATTCCGAGTTAAAATCTTTACTTAAAAAGATAATTGCTCTCATGTCAATCCAAGAAAGAAAATGGTTTATTGATAATCATGTAATTTACGATGCATTTTTCTTACACGACGAAGACAGGTACCTTCGCGAAGGTCATCCTGATGGTCCAATAGACGGTAGAAATTTGGAAGGATATGGCCGAAACATCAGCGTTCCCATAGTTAGATATGTTCCAAGTTACCTTCAAAAAGAAAATCAGTCACCTGACCCTTTTCTTGATACAGGTATTAATAAAATGCCAAACTGTGTTGTAGAAGGAACAGATGTATCTGTGTTTCATTAAACATATACACATACTATTACATGTATATGTTTACTAATTGTCGTAAAACATATGATTATATGTATACATCCTCAATAGATTTTGTGTAATAACGACCGCCTGATTTGGAAGATTTGGACTTAGGTTTCACTTCAACTGGTCCGTTGATAAGAGGACAGTAAGAAAACAAATAAGAATTACCGGCATAGTCTATAGCATATGTCAAGTTCGTAAGTTTGGTATTACACTTCACCATAGCAATATCGTCGGCGCAATTCTCGTTCACACCGTTACCGCCAAAAATCCACCAGTCATTGTAAGTGCGCTCTTTGAATTCTTGTGCAGATATCCCAATACGATTTGCCTGCATTGTGGTCAACTGGTCACCGATCTGTTTAATGAACTGCACATAGCTTTCCACTTTTTCTTTTTCATTGACCACTCCGTAACTCATCTGATGCTGCATCAAAGTAGCAGACGGGGTAATATATCTAGTGTGACACGACTGCAAAATAACAAATCCCATACTGATGGCGCGCTCGGCTACACAACTTATGTTATATTTAGCAATCTCATTGATAATCTTGTTACCTGCATCTACCGAGCCACCATTGGTGTCAAGGTAAAGGTAAAGCCCCTCTTTTTTGGGACGTTTGTTGACTTCGTATATGAAATCGGTGGCGGTCGCGGCATTAATTTGACCGCGAATAAGCAAAGAGTTCTTGGGAGTGAGCATAATTTCCGTAGAGGCGCTCGCTAGAGCGAGAAGAGATCCTAGAACGGCAAGGAAGAACATATTAAAACCAAAGATTATATTCTCTAAACTTTCAATAATATAGTTTAACAAATCGGCTTAAAGGGAAACGTTTAGCGCAAGTATCCCAAATAAAATACCCGAGTATATAAACAGCAGCAGTATTCGTTTGATATAACATATGATACTGACACTTTCTTCGCGAATATATGGTCCTCATTTACTGTTTTTATTGGCTCTACTCACCGGGAACTACTTGACTTATTGTCCTGGTCATACCCTGTCCTTGGTTATACCTCCCCTAGGTATCCGTGCTCGAATAGGAAAACTCACGCGTATGTTGCGGTTTCTCCCTTTCGTTCCTCCTGGAGACGACGATGAAGTGTTTGTTCATAAAATTATTGGAAAATCATGTTTTGAGTGTAAAGTAAAACGCAGAGATCTTCCACACGTAAAATCGTATAGTAAAGTAGAAGAAGGACGCTGCAGGAACAAGGGATATGAGGTGTTTGTTGGTAACAGAAATTTGTATACTCGTAGATGGGGAAGACTTAGTGTGGATATATTTAAAGTAGATGATCCGTCAACATATAGAGATAACATTTACAAACCCGATCCTCAAAATCCTATAGGATATATGCACATAGATCTTGATGAATCGTAATTTCTTAGTGACATTTTGAAAATAATATAAAGACAACAAAAGGTATCGTATCAAACAGATGTCTAACTTCGAAAGTAAAGTGGTTTCATTCAAGGAAGAAATGGAAAGAGCTAATAAAAACAACATGAGTCTGAATGGGGGTGGGTTAGATAATCGCCCTATGACGATGGAAGAAATGATGAAAATGCGAGATGCCGAGGCGACTAACATAAAATACCTAGACCCGCTTACTCTTGAGCAAAAGGGAATACCAACTTACCAAGATAAAAGCACCAGTCAACGCCTTAACGATTTCAACACAGCGGATATGAGTCCCGGAAAACAAAAGGTCTTTTATATGTGTATTGGTTCCCAAAGAGTAGATATCAGCGTTACTGGAGCATACGAGACATATCCGCCTATATATACCATCGGGCCCGGATTCTCATTATCCCGAGACACTAACGCATTCCATATGCCGGAGGATTTTGTTTTTGAGCCTACCAAGTATTTCCCGTTCAAAGATAAGGTAACGTTTCATCTTGAATACGGTGATGACAAGTTTGAAGTAGACTACGGAAATCTGGGATATATGTTTCACGGAGGCGGACGTAGTCGTGATTCAAGATATGATGCACTAGGAGTTGAATACTCAACGCCATTGAACTTGGTTAGATTTTACGACAAATCTACCTCAGGAAGTAAAATGGTGTTTCAGTATGACGAGGAAAAACGTATCTTGGAGTTTGTTGAGGGTGCGCATAAATTAACTCAGGAACAATGCAAGGTTTTTGATGGAGTAAGTGTTGAGGACATGACATTGACAAAATAAATTGATTCAATAAAAATTCAATTTGAAATACATAAACAAGTATTACACGATTATATAGACATGAGTGAATTACACGCAACAGAAGAAAATACACAATTGATAACCACCCAAAGTGAGATTAATAGTGTATCCACAAATCTAAAAGAATGTGTAGAATGGGCTCTAACAAAACCACCAGACATCATAAAACAATCAGGTGTAACTATCGCCAAACAAAAAGAAGAAGCAAAAGAAAAAGAAAAAAAATGGGGCAATAAAATGATAGGAAAAACAGATAACAAACAATGGACCACAGGATTAGGTGAAAGACTAGTTAAAGAAATACTTAAATTACGAGGCGAAAATCCTAGAAAACCTGAATGTAAAGGAGGGTTTCAACCTGATTGGGAAACAGACAAAAATGTATATGAAGTAAAAACATCAAATTGGAGGGTAGAGGGTACAGCTGGTGAAAAAGTATTGGGAACATGGATTAAATACCAAGATATACCTGAATTATACGGAAAACCGCTCAAGATTGTATGTGTAGCGTATCAAGAAGAAGAACTAAAAAATGGAAAGACAAGATATTTTGGTGATAATATTACAAAAAAAACACAAGAAATATTAGACCTAGCAAAATCATGGGGGATTGAATATGTTTGTTTTAGTGATTTAGTATCACCTATATTGGACAAAATTAATTAGTAATTTCGTATTATAACTTCCTTTGCTTTTGCATCTGGATTTTTGGAATTAATTGACCTTTTACATAAAACTGATAATGTAGTATATTTTTCATCTGTAAAGTTTTCACGAACTAAACTAACATCAGCATTACTTAGCATGATTTTCTTATTTGTATCGGTTAACGTATGTATTAAATTAAATAAATTAGTATGATTTTCTATATTAAACCCCTTCTCAGTATATCCTACAAATGAAGTACTTGTTTCAGGAGCATAAGGAGGGTCAAGATATACAAAATCATTTGTTTCTACACATGTTAATGATGTATTAAAATCACTACATTCAAATATTACGTTTTGTATTAAATGATGTATTTCTTCCAAATGTGCTTTATTTATAATTTCTGGTTTTTTATAGTGTCCAAATGGAACATTAAATCCTTTTGGACCAACTCTAAATACACCTCTAAAACAAGTTTTATTTAAGAATATAAACATAGCAGAAGCTAACATGCTTTTTTTATCGGTTAAACATAATTTATTATATTCACTCCTTATCCAATAATAGTAGTTTTCTTTTGCGATTTTTGCTTCTTCTATATTTGTGGGCGTTCTATTTATTTCTCCATTTCCACATTCGTTAAAATCTGTAATGATATTTTGCAATATATCATATAATTGATTATGATGCGTTTGAATGTTTTTGTACATATAAATTAATGGTTCATTCAAATCATACGCATATATATTACCGTGTATCTTTATAATCCCGCTTTTTACATAAGATAGTAAAGTTAATAAAACACTACCTCCTCCTAAAAATGCTTCACGATAATTATTTATTTCAACTGGAAAGTCAGTAATAAGTTTATCTATTAATTGAGTTTTTCCACCAACCCATTTTACAATCGGTTTGGGAACATGTATTTTTTTTGTAGGGATATCTTTAACGAGTTTATTATCATAAACAATTTCAACATTCATTTTTAGTTATATAAATAACATATACTGTTTTAAATCAATTTATAGTTTAATATACCCAAGAAGACCTAAATAAAGTTATTCCTAACATATTTGTGTAAACATGTATATACATTTACGTGTATACATATTTATTCTCTTTTATATTATCCATCAAACAAACGGGTCGTTACGATCAATAGCAGTTTCTGCTGCTACGCGTTTAATAATCTTCTTGAAGTTTTTGTCGTCTTCTTCGTCGGTTCCTCCTCCAGAAACTTCGTTGATTATCTTGACGTATTCTTTGTGTTTGTTGGTATTGATATCACTATGTTCGGGGTTTTTCTCTTGCCACTCAGGAAGCTTTTTGAAATTATTATTGGCCACATGTTTAATGGCGCGACGAATTCGGTCTTTGCTGTTATCTTTCTGCCATTCGTCATTGTCTTTTACATATACTGAATCACGCTTTACATCTGTACAATGAATGGGACGCTGAGTAATTTCTAGATTATTGAGCCCTTCAATCATAATGTTACTGATTCCTTCCACATACCCGGCGCGACCAATACGCTCCAAATCTTCTATCTTGTATTTCAACGAAGCAACAAAGTCCATGATGTTCATAGCGTCCTTGCATTCCTCATTCAAAAACATATTGAGATTGAAATTGTTAGTGGTATTCACTGTGTTGTTTGTTGTATTATTTATCGTTGTAGAGGTTGTTTTTGTCTCTGCTAATATTTTCATTAGCTCTGTGTTTTGGTCTATTAACTTCATTACCGTATCGTCAGTGAATCCTTCTTCTTTCTTACTTGGTGCCACAGTTTCAGGTTCAGAAGGAGATTCTATCACTGATATAGCCTCTACAGGCATTGCCGCTGAGTTCTTAAACGGATTATCATCACACTTTTTTTCGTGTTTAAATAATCCCGACCTAGAAGCATAACATTTTTCACAGTATTTACATACGTGTAGTATTGGTTCACTTTTTGAATGCATAAGTGGTGACGTTTTTGCATCCTTTGCTACATTTATATGATGTTTGCTAGTAAGAATATGTTTCTCGTAGCTAGCTTTTCTATTGGTTGTGTAATTGCACGGTTCACAATAAAACATTTTCGTTGTCATATATATTCCTTAAGATTATTTATTTAAGTTATAGAAGGAAAATATTTGTTGCAAATGTTACATAGTTTGGTGTGAGGGTTATTTTTTTTTGTTGCAAAATTACACCATATAGGGGTGGAAACACGAGGAAACGCCAATATGATTTAAATCTGCAACAAAAGTTGCAAATTAGGGTCACTGACTATGCAGCAAAATGCAACTTTTTTGGGAAATCAGCATTCTATGGTAAGGCGATGTTTCCATTTGTTTCCATTTTTAAAAAAATGTCCAAAAATTTAAAGTGTTTTTTTCGGGGAAAAAATTGGGAAATTCTTCAAAAAAAAATTTTATGGTAACAAACTGATCCATGAAAATTCAATTTGTTACCATAAATAAAATTTTTTTATATCGTTTCGAAAGTCTTCGATAATCCAAATTGGACATTTTTCGACATTCAAAAATGTCCATTTTCGAATATAGAAGAAGTTTGAACAACAAATTTATTTTTTCTTATTTTCATATGGTGTTAATTAGTAAAAATAAGAAATTATAATTGTTATCTTAAATGCAAACAAATAAAATGATTCAATATTTGTATGGAAAAATACTAAGATAATTAGTGCGAATACTGGATTTTTTACGAAAAAATGCAAAAATTCCCCCAAAACAGGAAAAATTTAGATTTCATTTTAAAAATGGGCCGTTTTTGGGGCATTTCATTTTTTTCTAAAAAGTTAACAAAAAAATAAATTCCCCCAAAAATGGAGATTTCCATGATCGATATTTAAAAAAGGGGGATTTTGGGGGCATTTTATCCATTTTTTCGTTTTTTCAAACATAAAAATTCCCCGAAAATAGCGATTTCCATAGCTCAAATTTAAAAATTCGTTGTTTTGAGGGCATTTCAAAATTTTTATTTTATTTTTGAAAAAATAGAAATCCTTCAAATATGGCAATTTTTAAGATCGATATTTAAATTATGCCTTATTTTGAGGCATTGTGTTAAAATTGAAACATTTCGTTGTGCGCAATCATACTAATCACAAAACATATCTTCATGGAGGTGAAACGAAAACTCCAATGGAGTATTTTGGGTAGTGCTATCGTGTTATTAATGGTTGCTATCCCCATATTTATACTTGATAACGGAGAGTCAAAATATTTTAGATACGGGTGGCATGATGACTTTATATTGATCTCAGTGCCAATCAACAACAGAATACGTTATATCTACGCAACAATCTTTGTGGTTTTGACACGTGCAGGCGAGGTTTTCATAGGAGAAATAGCAAACCCAATTATTGGTTTTAACATCTATAATCCCGACAAAAAGGTTATTACAGATTTCACGAAAAATGAACTACAGTTCTATGGAAACACATTATACATAATTGATTCTACTAGATACATATTTAAAGTCATGGTGTTGGTAACACAGATTGACCTAGCTTTCATAAGTATGTTAGCAGGAGAAATTGTATCTTTAATTACAATAAGAATGCTCTTGAATGAAAAAGACTTTATAAAAGTAAATACAAATGATGTATTAAATGATATTGAGATGCAGCCTTTGGTTAATAAATATATCTAGTTTATCTATTATTCGGAGGCATAGACCTTTTGAGAATCGGAACGAACAAATACTTGACTTACTCGTGTGAACCAGTGGATAAAAATAGTGCATACTGTCACACTATTTTCTTCTTGTACAACTTGTCTACGGCTTTTCTTTGGACCTTTTTTCTGGGATTGTTTTGTAAGATTAGACAGTTTTTTCTTGTGAAACTTTAAAAAGTCCATGGAATACTCTTCTTGTAAATCATTATCTTTATGGTCACATGAAGATGACATTTATATATATTAACATGACAACATATTAATATATAATATACTATTTTACTTTCAGTTTATTCTTCTTGTATGAAACAAATATTTTGAGTTATTATTGTTTTACGACAATACGGACAAGAGCTATTTTCACTTAACCACGACGTTAAACAATCGTAACAATACATATGACCACACTCTGTATAAAGGTTGCTTTTATTTTCGTGACAAATAATACATTCGGTGATTTTACTAGGCAAATCTTCAACGCCAATTTTTTTAAACTCTTCTTTTGTTATCACAATTTTATGCTCAACAATCATATCGAATTGGTTCAGAGTTAGTAAATATCGTGGTGGGTTGAGGGTTTCAATAAAAAAAGGCGATTTACTACCATACACTTCGGACATTGTGGTGAAAATAGTATCACATATCTCGGGATGACGTTTATATAGAGACTCATCGTTATTTTTTTGGTCGTATTTTAACATATACAAGAGAATATCGTCTTCGTTACAATCTAATGCTTCTTCGTAGAACCTTTTATCTTTATCAAAAAACTGAATGCCAGGAACTCGTTCTTGAATAAACTCAACATCGCTAGAATCTCCATCCTTTATAGCAGCTATCATAGCCTGGTCGTTATTATAACGAAAATCTAAGTTAGAAAAATATTTAGCTGCTGTTTGTAGGAACCCTTCAACACCTGTCCCAATGCAATAAACGATTATTTTGGTTCCAATTTCTTGGTATCTTTCTGGAGGTATGGGGTAATTTTTTTCATAATAAGCTAGTAACTCACTAAAGTCTTCTGGGTTATCAAGAGAATGATGATACGTGGCAATGAATATATCAAACTCTGGATCATATATGTCTATGTCCGGAATTATACTATGAATCCAATGAATAGCGGTATATTTTACACCAGATGTCCAAGAATTAAGTATTTGTAAAATAACATGGGAAGCATTTTTTCCGGACAATAATGTGTCTGGATAAAGATTGAACAGCCATTCTGCCAATGTTATGTTATAATTAGAAAGTATACAGCTCATAGCATAGGAATTATTCCTAGCTACATCAAGATGAGGATATTTATCAATTAAAAACTTAGCAGACAATTCGGATTCGTGTGTACACGCATTATCAAAATATTCCATCCCGTATTTTTCTGTGTCTATTTTTTTTACATCTTGATAATCTAGTTCATTGAATATCCATTTTACGAAGTTTATCAAATCTTCTTTTATACAAGTATGTAATATGGAACAATACCTGGGATCAAAGAAAAAATGACCAAACACAGTTCGAACTTTTTCAATATCGCTCATATCTTCAGGGAGAGGAACATCATAAAATCTATTTATCATTTCGGGGAGAGTTAAAGCCCATACCATATAACTAGGTTGTTCCTTAAAAATAATTGTCTTTAGTGTATCCTTGATATCGTTTCCGTCGTATGGATTAAACTCAAAATCTAACATGTTCTTTTCTTGTTTGTATTTTTCTTTACATTTCTCTAACCCAAGGTTAACATTTTTATTGAACCATGACCATGCACACAATTTTTTAGGACCATATGGGAGTTTTTTAAAAATAAACTTCTTTTTGCCATGTTGTTCTTGGTAAACTGGGTTTCCTTCTTCGTCATTTTCTATTCTTACTCCATAACGAGAGCTTTTTCCCATCTTAGATATGTCTACAATCACCTCGTTTCTATTAAAATCTAGTGGAAGGGGTAGAAAATGTGAGGAACGGCCGGTAATACGTTGATTTTTCTGAGAAATCGTTTCCCGGATTTTATTTCCACTAGCGTCACAATAAGGATGTGGATCTGGTTCATCATCTGAATCACTACTACAATCACTTAACCACTGATTTTGAGAATCGTCATCACGCATATTGTCACCCATTGTGTAACAAAGATCACGAATAGAGTTGCTATTATTTGGTCCAAAATACATTGATCTCATATTATCAATCAACGCTGAATGCTCGTCTCTATCCATCCTTCCCCAACTACTAGAGTCACTTGAACCATAACTGTTACTATTATCATCTTGTTCAGATTCTGCATCTGACTCATTATCAGAGTTGGATGGGGTAGTTAAGGGCAAATCAGGAGATAACAATGTCTCTTGATTGTGTTGATCGTCGTTTTCTTCATTATAGCTAGTACCTATTAGTGAATTCAGTAAGGCGACATACAAAAGTTCTCTTTGTTCTTCTGCTTGTTCTTCCGTTAACGACTCAGAACTACTGTCATTATTATCATCTTCACTATCGTGCTTTTGTTCAGATTCTGTTGTCTCTGATTCTATGCCCAAATGATTTCTTAAATTATCGTCAGCATTCTGTATTTCGTTTCTACGTACGATATCTTCTAATCCACAAAAATCTTCTCTTATCTTATCAAAATTAATTTTATTGTCTTCATCTAGATATCTATTTGATTTACGGAGATCTTCGGTTCTGTCATCTTCATTCCATATCGGGCCTAGTGAATTATAAAGTCCGTCAAATACATCTTCTCTTGTTATGATACCGTTCATTCCAGAAGGATCTTCCTTTACTCGGTCAAAATTAATGGTACCATCTTTATGTAGATACCAGGACTTATCACGGTTAGAGTTGTTTTCACTGTCATCAGACACTATTTGTTCTATGTTTGAACCCTCATCTATTTCTACTCCTTCTTTTTCTTGACACGGTTCTTTTTTTTGTGTTTCCTCTTCTACTTGCTCTTTCGAAGAAGACACTGTATTCGCAGTCATGCGCTCATTGATAGTTCTTTTTGATGAATCCATATTAGTACACGTATGGTTTCTCTAACTTGTTTTAATAAATACATTTCTCTTAGATATAAACCTAATCAGTTGGTTTATATATAAAGTATTTGATTATTGTTCAATTGCATATATATTGCTCATACTAAGGGGTTCGCGACAGTAAGGACAAGTATAATTTTTTCGTAGCCAAGACAATAAACAGACGTCGCAGTACATATGACCACACTTAGTATAAAGATTGCTGGTTTTGTCATCACAAACAAGACAACTTGTGATTTCTTTATCTAATTCACTAGTTTGAATTATATTTAACTCTTCAATATTGGTTTCAATACCGTAATCTGTTATTTCACCATCTTCAGATATTTCAACCTTATATCGTTTGGGATTTAGATTCATTAGGAAACGTACAGATTTTTCACATGAACACTTAGCCATTATGTTAAATATTTGGTCGCATTTAATTGGATGACGTTCATACAAACTGATACTATTGTGTTCAGCATCTCGCTTCATCATATACTCAGTAATTTCATCTTCTTCTTCTAGTAAAGCAATCTCAATAAGATCGATCCCATCATAGTTTTCAAAAAACTGCATGTTTGTCTTTTCACTAATATATTTTACTTCATCTAATACTCCTCCAACAATAGCCTCTTTCAACGGTTGATTATTATTATATTGGAAGTCTACATCAGGGAAGTGTTCTAACAACTTACCTATATCTTCTATTCCACTCGTGCTATTAATTATAATCTTTATAAGAATTCTTTCTGCCAAATCTGGACAGACTTCTTTTGAAAAGGGAAAAAAGTGTTTGAGATAATAATTTTTTACTTTTTCAGAATTACACGTAAACGCGTCTATGAAAATATCATATTTAGTATTATAAACATCAATATCACCGTTTGCATGAATCCATCGGATTGACTCTAGTTTCCCAGGCAACCTCCAATAATTGATTATACATTTAACAAGTTGATGCCTATTGTCATAACCTAACAAAATGTCTGGTCGTTCTTCACACACTATTTTAGCTAGTCCTAAATAGTTACTACAACATAGCGATGCAAGAGACGAATGTTTAATCTTTAAACCAAGTCCGTATGTTTCTACCAAATATTTAACACATAGAATACAACGATTTTTGCATGCATTGTCAAATAATTCTGAACCGTATTTTCCTATACTGACTCTTTTTTTTCGTTCTTCATCTGCTGGTTCTCCATCTACTTCTTCTAATATCCACTTTACAAATACAATACTATCCTTTTGTATAGCAATTTGTAGTGGACTGTTATGACGAACGCTGCAAAGTATATGTCCAAACACTTCTCGTATCTTCTCAATATCTGACATAGTGTCTTGAAGAGGGATTTCGTAAAATCGGTCTAGTATCTCAGGAAGAGTTAATACCCATTCCATGTATTCTGGTGTGCGAAATTGCACTATACTTTGTATTACGTTAAGAATATTGTGACCAGTTCTAGGATTGAATGCAAAGTCTAACCTATCCTTGTCTTTCTTGTATATTTCTTTTGAGGCAGAAAGTTCTTCTTTTCGTATCAAATTACAAAACCATGGCCATGCGCTCATTTTTTCAGGTCCATACACTGGTTTTTTAAATACATACTTCATTGTTTTATAAGACACACCTATTGGGTTGCTTTGTATATATACATGATTACCGTTTTCGTCATCTTCTACTCTAGTTCCATACATATGTCTACGATCTATCTGATAATCGTGAGGAAAAACACTTTGATTTATTTGAAACCCTCTTGGTAGTTCTAGAAAGTATGGTGATTGTCCAAGAATCCGATACTTTCTTTCTTTATACGTTTCTCTAATTCTATTTCCACTTGCATCCAAGAGATAGTCTTCGTCTTCGTCATAAGAATGTTCACTTACTGTATCGTCGTCGTTAACTAGACCTCGAAACATTGCGAATGAACGACGACGACTATTAAATCCGTAATTCTCGGGACCCAGATATGTTGAGTCGGAACTAAAACTGTCAGCGTCACTATCGTTATCATTATCGCTCTCGCTAGTAGTTTGTCCATTATTGATACTACTACCTTCGTGTAAATATGATGATTCGTTGTGTGAATATTCGTTTTCGCTTATATCGTTTTCACTTTGTATTTCATTTTCTGAATCTTGTTCTAAACCAGATACGTCATTCGCAAAAATGCGCTTATTGATAGTTCTTTCAGTTGAATCCATATTTATAGTTTGATGTATTTCTTTAAGCTTTTTCTTAAATGGATAACGGTATGATAACATATTTTATTGTAATAACGTATCAATCTGTTACTTGTATTATAGTTAAATCATAAATTGAAAACATATAAATATAACAAGCTAGTTATTATAATCATAACAAATGGAGGAGGTAATAGAAGAGACAGTCTTTACTCCAGACCTTACTACAAATGTTGTCCTCAATCAAGATTGTATTTCCGGAATGAAAAAGTTAGCTGACGAATCAGCAGATGTAATTATTTGTGACCCGCCTTACAATATTGGAAAAGATTTCGGAAATGATAGTGACAAACAAAAAATGGACGAATATTTAGTATGGTGTGACGAATGGATTCGTGAATGTATACGTATTCTGAAACCACACGGAACTCTTTATATATATGGATTCAGCGAGATTCTTGCGTTTATTAGGGTGCGAATCAATATTAATGTGCGATGGATTGTATGGCATTATACCAATAAAACAGTTCCTTCTTTGAACTTCTGGCAACGCACACATGAAAGTATTCTTTGTTGTTATAAAAACAAACCGGTGTTTAATAGAGATGATGTAAGGGAACCTTATACAGATACTTACCTAAAAAATGCGGCAGGTAAAACCCGTAAAGCAACCAAGGGACGATTTAGTAATGGCGAGAAGGAAACGACATATACTGCTCACGAAAAAGGGGCTCTTCCTAGAGATGTGATTAAAGTGTCTGCTTTAGCTGGAGGGGCAGGAAAGAAAGAACGCGTGAATCATCCCACGCAAAAACCTTTGGAATTGTGTGAAAAGCTAGTGAACGCCTCGCGAAATAGTGAAGGAGACACGATGGTCGTTGTTCCTTTCGCAGGTTCGGGAAGTGAATGTGTTGCTGCCAAAAAGTTGGGGGCGAACTTCGTAGGGTTTGAAATAAACGAAGAATATGTTGCGTTAGCAAATACAAGACTGGAAGAAGTATAATTACGTTATATTAAATAGAATGTTGACTGAGATAGTATAAACACAATACATGTGTATATTGTAAGTAACTATATACACATTGTTTTTATCTGTTTGTTTTGTAAAATGGATACGCTAAAAGACATACCGGATCAACAAACAACAGGACTCAAGAGAAATACGATAGATAAATATTATACTTCTGATAATGCAGTAAAACAGTGTATGGAAAAAATACGCGAATGTGTATCCATCAATCCAGATGATCTATGTGTTGAACCTTGTGCTGGCAGAGGCGCATTCATCCCCAGTATAAAGAGTATGTTTAATCATTATCAGTTTTACGATATAGATCCTTCGCATTCAGAAGTGAAGAGACAGAATTATTTTAATTTTGATGTATCATCTAATATTCTCAGCGTGGCTGATAATCATCCTGCAATTCACGTTATTGGTAATCCACCTTTCGGAAGACAATCTTCGCATGCCGTGAAATTCATTAAAAAGTCCGCAGAATACTGTGATTCCATATCTTTTATTCTTCCCAGAAGCTTTAAAAAAAATAGTATGCGAAAACGATTTCCTCCTAGGTTTCATTTAGTGCATGAACACGATATACCTGAAGACGCTTTTGTTGTCAATGATGCATCATATAATGTTCCCTGTATTTTTCAAGTCTGGGTAAAGCGTGATACGGACCGCGAAATGCCTGTAGAAATTGAACCTCGTGGATATATTTTTGTAAAAAAGAGCGAGGATCATGATATATGTATACGAAGAGTTGGTGTCTATGCTGGAAAAATAGATAGAGCTACACAAGATAAAAGTGACCAAAGTCATTACTTTGTTAAATTTGACAAGGAGCTAACAGAACCTATTTACGAAAAATTAGACGCTGTCGAGTTTTCTGGTAAAACGAATACTGTTGGACCTCGTTCTATTTCTAAGCCAGAGGTGATTGCAGAATACAATCAAATAATTCCATAAACGACATACATTTTAATATTTGTTAATTATATATGGCACAAACAAGAAAACATAAGTCTCGGGTGTCATCGCGCAGGACCCGAAGTAGAAACGGTGGACATCATCCTTTCATTGTTCCTTTGATTTTGTTATCTGGAAAATACTCCATGAAGAGAAACGAAAAAATTAGAAAAACTAGAAAACGTAAGGTGCGCAATATGTTGAGGAAAATAAAGAAGAAAAACAAGACTAGATTCAGTAAACGATAAATAAAAATCACAAGGTGAACTACCTTATGATTTTTATTACATTTTACATTACATAGAGGGTTATAATAATACATTTACTTACTCGGTCTTCTGTTTCTTTGCCATTCTGTAAATATCGGAGTAAGACATCTTCTTGCAAGAGTTATCTACCACTGTATCTGCGACAACGTATTTCTTAACGTCGTCAAATTTGAAGTTGAACCATAGTTGCGAAGACATAGAGAAGGAGATGGAGAAGTTATCTGTTTCCCATCCCACTTGGGAATTCTTGTTCTTTCCAATCTTTCCCATCTTAGCACGGAAATCAGAAGCCTCCATTTTAAAGATAGGGGCTGATTTGGGAATCATACACCAGTAATAGTGAATCTTATCGCCGGCAAGCTCTTCGCGAGCTAGAACAGAGTAATATAGGTAGGATGAGTCTCTCTCACGAATGTGTTCTACGATTTCTGCAGGAGTTCCTACGTTCTTATCTGAACAAACTGTGGTGAGGCGGTAAGAGGAGATAGACATTTTGTTTTTGTCAATCTTGGCACTCTTCATACTGATACCAATATCCTCAAACTTCATATCCATACCGGATTTGTGGTTACCCTTCGCCTCGTTGGTGACGTTGCAACCTACAGAAGCAATGCTCTTGTTGATTTCTTCCCATACGGCTTCCTTGATGGTAGACTCGCAAACCATATGGTAGCCTTGGATTTCACTCACGAAGCGATCCTTCACTTCGTTCACAGTGAGTTTGTCTTTAAGTGACTGGGTGGGAGCATTGTCAACGATATCGTTAACGATGGACCCGATAAACTCAAATGTTTCTTGAATGCTGGACATAGTTGTTAGTGTTGTGTTGTTAGTTATGACTGTTATTATCTCAATTGTTGTTAGCTGCCACCGGGAGCAGGAGAAAAACGGGATTCAATTTATTTTTTTCTATTACAGAATGTGTAACAATACAATGTGTAGCGTTTTAACTTGTCGCAATAAAGTATCCTGAAATGATACCGAGTATGGTTCCAAACAATACTTGTCCCCATGTGTGTTTGTTGTCAGCTACGCGTTGGTAGCAAATGACCATACCAAACCATAACATAGACATTAGTTCTACTACATGAATATTTTGTTGAGGATGAAATAATCTGTAAGATATAAAGGCGTAGTATACTTGACAGTGTCCGCTTGGCATTCCAAACTTGTCGGAGTTGGGACGTAGTAAATATTCATACATAAATGTGTAGTGATTACAGATAGCAGGACATATTATATTTTTTATAAACAAATTTAACGCAGCTATGGCCAAGAACTTGGACGAGATAGCAATTTTTGTGAATAATACTACATCTATCAGAATAATATAGTGGATATTTGATGTAAATATCCATAGCAGATATCCTAACTTTTTGAGTTGAAACATTGTTTTAATGATATGATTTAAACTTGTAGTGCAGTAAAAACAAATGTTCAATTTGTAAATCATTTTGTGTTTGTTTTGTTTGATTTCTTTGAGTTGTTGGTTATTTCTGTATATTTACTTATTTACACATATAATGATTGGTTGGTGGCCACATATTTCAAAGTCATTGTAGGTATTTCTTTCATATGTCCCACCAATGTCATATTTCCAATAAACTCTGCTGCGCGTTCTATTTCAGAGGCAATGTTGTTGATCTTGATGAGAACCTTGACAAACTCTCCCACACCAATATCCGTATCCTGTTCTAGAGTTTCAAGAACATACCGACACTCGCCTACATTTGTGGATTTACACCATTCTGCAACGTGATGGATAATATCATAACTGATTTCGTATTCAGTTCCAGTGCTTATTCTGTGATAATTTTCAAAATCCAAATAATCATTGATAGAATCGCGTGCAATGGCGAGAACATTACGAAGATTTTCTGATGCATCTGACGAGCTCTGTGGAAACCCAACCCTTTTTTCGTCACCTACTCTAATTCCAGCAAAGCAACTAAACAAACAAGCGAGTTCAATGGAATCAAGTCGAGTAAACTCTTCGGTATTTATAATTTCTGCAAATACCATACAGGGTGTTTCTCTAATATTGGCAGCATAAGTAGCTTTTACAGTTAATTCATATATTGCCTGATTATCTGTATTAAGACAAGACGCAACGTATCCTTTCTCGATGAAATGCTCTATGATAATGTTTATTAGCCAATGCATATGATATTCACTATCAGTATAGGCGTTCTTAAGCTTTTCTACCGTATCGTTTTTATCTTTATTTACGTGATATCGCTTGATTTCATCTTTTATATTACGATACTGATTCTCTATCATCGTAATTTCTCGCTCCATTCTTTTACGCTCCTTGTTTTTTGCGCGATTCACATTTTCACACATATCAGTGTATTTTTCAATGACGTCTAGAGGTGTGCGAAGTAGCTTGAGTGATTCGTTTGAGTTATTTGCTTCTGTTTGTGCTTTTTCCAAATCGTGTTTGGTTTGTAACATCTCATCTTGGATTTCTTGATGTAACATAGAACTCTGACAAAACGATACACACCCCGATGAACGTGAATCTGATTTTTCTTTTATCTCGGTAACAGTTGCAGATTCTGATGCAATTAAGTTAAACACGAGATTGTAAGACACTCTAAACTTACTAACAAGCGACTGGGGTTTCCCCTGCATCATAGTTCGGTATTCTACCAAATCAATGTTTCGGAACAAGTTTGGTAAGTGAATGACATTACCCACCGTATCTATACCTCTACGTCCCGCACGACCAGACGCCTGGACAAACTCATGAGAGTGTAACATTCGCATACCAGAACCATCAAACTTTTTTACATCCGTGAAAAGCACTGACTTAATTGGCATGTTGAGACCTACGCTGAAAGTTTCTGTAGCAAACAGTAGTTTGATGTATCCTTTCTCAAACATAAGTTCCACGATTTCACGCAAGATAGGCATTACACCACTGTGGTGGATAGCGATACCTTTTTCCAATAATTGAATCATCTCAATATACTCCGGCAATTCAAGATATTCCTGGTAATTTGGAATCTTGGAGCGAAGGAGTTGTTCGCATTCTCTTGCCACGGTGTATGGAACTTTGGAGTCGTCTTCCAATAACGGAACAGTTACTTCTTTGGAAGCGACTTGAATCTGTTTTTTGGATAGAATGAAACACACTGCAGGTAGCATTTCGTGCTCTACCATATGTTTACATACTTCGTTGAGAACAAAGGTGCGTTTGACAAACACTTTATTTTGTGAAATGAGGTCCAGTGTCTTTTTGAGGTCGTAATATTTGGTTTCCTGGAACTTTCCTGTAGACGTTTGAAGAACGTGCATCGTATTGATTTGTTTATGGATTCGTTCGCGCTCGCTTTTGTCTTTGATTGACTTAAATAAGGCCGACGGCGCAGTGATGAAAGAGTAATGAGTTAGTGGGACGGGTCGGTATGTAGAGGTAGCGAGATACACAGACTTCTTGTCTTCGCTTTCGTTAACACTGTGTCTGTCTTCAATCCATTGTGCAAACTTTGCAGGGTTGTCTAGAGTAGCAGACAACATTACCATCTGGATATGTGGAGGTAGCATAAGAATGGTGTTTTCCCAAACGTGTCCCCTGTCAGCGTCATTGATCATATGCACTTCATCTTGAATCACGCATGCCAGTTCTGTTTTAAAATCTATGTCAAACATTAGTAGGGGAGATACATTGGTTTCTTTGGACTCGGAAGGTTTGTATTGTTTGTAAAGAGTGTTTTGCAAGATTTCAGCTGTCATTATCAAGACATCGGCTTCTGGGTTGATTTTAATGTCGCCTGTGAGAAGTCCAATACTCAAATGGGGAAACTTTTGGGTGAACTCATAGTATTTTTGATTAGAAAGTGCTTTGATGGGAGATGTGTAAATAACCTTTTTTCTGGGAGTTTGTGAAGTAAAGAAGTCTATGGCAAATAAAGCAGGGAGCGTCTTTCCTGAACCTGTAGGCACACAACTCAAACTGTGATTGCCTGTTACAATAGCTTCAATGGCGAACTTTTGAAAAGGGCTTAGTGAAAACGGAAACTGGTCATAGTATTCCTGATAATCATTATTTGTGTAAGCTTCATCAGTTATTTGATTTACCATGTTTAGATGAAGTGTGTGGTTTGGTAGTTATATGTTATTGATTTGAATAATCTTGGGTTACTTATTCAATTTATTATAATCTGAAGTTATAGTAGTATTAGCATGACTTACCAATATAACAGACAACATAAAGAGTTGACACCGGATACTCTTTTGAACTCTGGGCTTTATATGAAAATCAACTTTGATCAAGCTAGAGAGCTAGCAAGCACTATTGATGAAAATACTGGACCCATTATTGGATACGAATACATTCGTGGATACGAGTGGAATGGGAAAACTCGTCCAGACAAATTAGTAAATGTTTCCATATTAGGAAAGGGAATAGACGAACGGTCACAACCTTTTGTTACATACCAAAGAGAAGGTGATGATACCCCGAAGCGATACTCAGAAACCTTTTGGAACAGTGATATGCAACATGCGGGAGGAATCTACGTTTTATCACCTCAAGGAAAAATGATTTTAGAAAATGAGAAAAACGTGATGGAACTTTCCGTTGACCCTGAGTCTCATTTATCAAAGGTTCCAGTTGAGGTAGTAAATAAAATACTAGTGAACAACAATCCTCATTATGTAAATAGAGACCAAAAATCCGTTGCTAGTCCTCTTTCAACACGAAGTGTCAATGGAGGAAGAAAACGTTGTAAACGTTCGAAGAAAAATAAAAACACGAATAAACGTCGTAAAAATAAAAAACAAACAAGGCGGCGTTCTAAAGGAGGAGCTGCGCCTCCTCCAGGATATATATCCAGAAATGAACGGACAGATGACGATGCTGTAAATCATCCCATGATTGTTCGTTTAAGAAATGTTATTAGTGATGGAACTGTGAATGCGGTTTCACAATCTCTTTTGCGTGCTTATACGGATTATGAAGTTGTTTCTGATGTTTATTTAAGCACATCTAATCCACACGATGGGTATGGTTATGGCGAAAACTATTTTATTGCTATTGAGGATCTTACTCAGGAATATCTTCAAACTATCACCAGAGAAGACTTTCTTAGACTCTATGAAATAATCGGACCTATTCTCAATGATAGCGAGGGACATGTTTCACAAAACATACAACGTCTCAATAGTGATGAACGACTTATTGCTGCAGAGAGAATCAGAATGGGTGACGTCTACGAAAGAGAAATACGTCGTGCGACTATAATACTCGGAAATACGTATGCTATATCCCGTGAATCAACGTCTGTTAGTGTTGGTGGAACACGGAGGAGACAGCGAGGTAAAGGTAATACGTTGTTTAGAAGTGAAGAAAGTAACCTGCAGGCTCGTGTTGATGCATATATAGAGAGAGGAAGAGATCTAAATGAGCGATATTCGCGGGAAGAACAGGTATGGCTCGGTGGGTTCTACGTAGATACTCTATTAACTCATGCTTCTGGTCGTGGTTACATAGATGTATTCCGTTCTCTCATAAATGCAGGCGCAGATGTCAATCAAAGTACTTTTAATGGTGACACTCCTCTTATCGCAGCTACGAAAACTGACCAATTAGAAATTGTTAATGTTTTGGTTAGTCTACCAAATGTAGATTTAAACACGATGAATCTTCAAGGTTTGTCCGCACTTCATATGGCTTGTATCAATCAAAACGCGGAATTGGTACGAGTTCTTCTGGCTGCAGGAGCAAACGTAAACATAAGTGACGAGAGCAATCATACACCTCTTCACAGTGCGTCTCACGATGGAAATATTGATGTAGTAAACACCCTTATAGCTGCAGGAGCGGATGTTAATGCCAGCACAGTGCGTTCGGCACGCACATCTCCATTTCCCAGCGAGGTAACTCCACTGCAAAATGCCTCCTCCCGTGGGAACTTGGAGGTGGTCAGAGCTCTTCTAGATGCAGGAGCAGACGTCAACAAGAGAGATGATATGGGTAGAAGTCCACTGTTCCTAGCCGCCCATGAGAACTTGGTTCTGTTGCAAGTCCTCCTAGATGCAGGAGCAGACGTCAATAGCAGAAATAATGATGGTCAGACTCCACTGCATAATGCCTCTTTGATATATGGGACCGTGGAGGTAGTCCAAGCTCTCATAGCCGCAGGAGCAGATGTGAACAGGAGCGATATTGACGGTAATACTCCACTGCACGTGGCCTCAGAATATCAGCGAATGGATGTGATCCAAACCCTCGTAGCTGCAGGAGCAGATGTGAACAGGAAAGATCATGCCGGTAGAACTCCACTCTACATCGTATCCTTGAATGGATACACTGAAGTAGTCCGAGCTCTCATAGCTGCAGGAGCAGATGTGAACAGGAACGATCATCGTGGTAGAAGTCCACTGGAACAGGCTATAGATAATGATCACACTGAAGTAGCTGCTCTGCTTCGTGATGCCGGAGCCCGTGCTGCTACATTCCCCCGGCCTGAAGAAGGTACATATCCGCCAAAAATGAAACCAGACCACTTTGAAACATGTGCGAAAAATGAAAATGATGAAGTCGAATGTGCAATCACATTTGAGACACTGACCAGAGATAACGCTATTATGCTTCCGAGTGCTTCCGGTAATAAGCAGTGCTTTGAACGTTCAGCTATACAAGAACAGCTTAAAGGACAAAGAATGCATCCAATGACAAGAGAGACAATAGGTCGGGAATGGATTAATACATGGTATCCTCGTGGTTTGGATGAAGTTTATGATGTCCCTACTGGAGGGAAACGCAAATCAAAGCGCAAACATAGAAAGAAAGAAAAGAGAACAAAAACAACACGGAGACAACGAGGTAGAGGTAATATGATGGCTGCGGCGAGAGACGGAACCAGAAATGTTCCTTCAATGCTCTCACTGTACATGGCCTCCTACCAAGGGAACTTGGAAGTGGTCCGAGCTCTCCTAGATGCAGGAGAAGACGTGAACAAGAGCAATGATGGTGGTGAGTCTCCACTGCTCTTGGCCTCCTACAAAGGGCACTTGGAGGTGGTGGAGGCTCTGCTGGCAGCCAAGGCAGACGTGAACAAGAGCGATAAGGACGGTCATACTCCACTGCACGGGGCCTCCCATGAGGGGCACTTGGAGGTGGTGAAGGCTCTTCTGAGCGCGGAGGCAGATGTGAACAAGGCCGATAACATTGGTGTGACTCCACTGCTCATGGCCTCCTATGAGAGGCACTTGGAGATGGTCCGAGCTTTCCTAGCTGCAGGGGCAGACGTGAACAAGAGCGATCATCGTGGTTATACTGCACTGCACTGGGCCTCCATGTATGGGCAGACGAAGATGGTCCGAGCTCTCCTATCTGCAGGGGCAGATGTGAATGCAAGGGATGATCAAGGTATTACTCCACTGCATCGGGCCTCCGGGAATGGACACTTAAGGGTGGTTATGGTTCTCCTATCTAGAAAAGCAGACATATACAGGATAGATAATGAAAATAAGACTGCACTGTATTGGGCCGCCTATTATGGGCACGTGGTGATATCTAATCTTCTTCAGGATATTGATTTTGCAGAGGATCCCCACAGGATAGAACCCCACAGTTCTGATCTTCCAGTAATGACACCAGAAGTATTCGAAACATGTCCGAAAAATGACAACGATGAAGTCCAATGTGCACTCACAGGTGAGTCATTGCCAAGAGAGAATGCGATTATGATTCCCAGTGCTTCTGGTAACAATCAGTGCTTTGAACGTTCAGCTATACTAGAAATGGATCGCAGAGACCTAGTAAATCTATTAACAAGAGAGGGATTAAGTATGAAGTGGCTTGTTGATACATGGTATACTTATGGTATAGGTCGTAATAACGTTTATCGCGTCTCTCCTCGTGGACAGGTTTTTCCGGTCCGTCTTTCTCATCCTGATCGGGGTCCGATTCGTCCTGAGAGTGTTTTAGCGGACATAACGTGTTATCCTGATAAGTATCGTCGCTAGAGGGAAACGCAAATCCAAACGTAAACATAGAAAGGTAAAAAAGATTACAAAACGCAAACGAACTTTAAAAGGTAGAGCTTAGGAAGCTATAGACATATTGTTATAATATAAACATATCGTGTATTATATTATAACTACTAGGTATAATAGACATAACATATTTGTTAAAATTATGCAGACAACATTAAATTTTAGAGTACAAGACATATATGTGCCGGTTCGTCAGTTATGTTCAAGAAATAAAGTATCTCCAGATATAGCCAGATATATTATGATGTTTGTAAAAGATGATTATATGTTATCTATTAATACAAGTAAAATAGTTGAAAAAATACGCAAACGAATTAGAACATTTCACGTTGGTGATTTAATTTACAAAAATATGGATTTACATAGTATAAAACAAATAGTTGAAAAATATCATAATGGCTCTTTAATGTTTAGTCACTATTGTTGTGGAGGAAAAGGTATTATGTACAAATCTAACTATAACAATGACCAGCTTGTATTTGCAATCTGATTGTAATAATTTAATTTTGCAAGGGATTATTTATAGTTTGTTCATTTGTTTTTATTTCCTCTACACAGAATGAACCGTCTCCAAGTAAATAAAATACAGCTCAGAACAGGTATAGTAATACTGTTATAATATAAACATCTCGTGTATTATATTATAACTACTAGGTATAATAGACATAACATATTTATGGAAAATCCGGACGTTTTTCTGGAAGATAACGTCATGATTGATAAATATATGGTAACAGGGAAACTGGGAAATGGTGCGTTTTCAACTATATACAACGCCAAAAATGTGCGAAATAACGATCCGGTCATTATAAAAACAGAGAATGTTGATGACGAAATAGGACTTCTTAAACACGAAGCTTCTATGTATCTCAGGCTGCGAAATGTAAGTGGTATGCTTCTTATCAAATGGTATGGCGTTGTTGATGACTGGCGATGTTTGGTTCTTCCATATGCAGGAAGATCTTTAGATAAGTTGATTGTTACTAACCCAGCTGTGAGAATGAATATATTTTCACAAATTGTGAACGCATTAGAATCTATTCATATGATGGGAGTAATACACCGAGATATTAAACCTGCCAACATCCTTATTGACGAGGAAGGCACATGTCGGCTCGTTGATTTCGGACTCAGTTCTATGATATGGCAGACTTACGGTGGTCACATAGAAAAGAAAACAAATCAAACGATCATTGGTAGTCCTGCCTATGTCTCTATCAACATTCATGAAGGAATTAATCCTTCTCGGCGTGACGACTTAGAATCCTTATGTTATGTCTACATGTATCTGAAAAAGAAATCCTTGCCTTGGTCTTCTTTTGCTACAAAATATATACATGAAATAAAACAGAACTTATTGCACTATTGTAGTGACTATGGAGACGCAGTTCTCGCAGTGATTTGGGAATATGTTCGTAAAATCAAGTTTAGTGAGGATCCTAACTATAAGATTATCACAGATGTTTTAGAGCATGAAATCGCTGGATTAGATAAGGAAAAAGAGGTTTCTGATGTTGTAGACTACGAAAGTGATAGTGATGGCGAAGAAATAGTTCCATGAATCAAGATTTAGTTACATATCTCAGGTATGTTGAGGATTTCTTGATCTATGATGTCTGTTACATCTATTTTTTTGCATTTTTTACTACGAAAAATATTTGTTAAGTCCTTGTCTATCAATAAGTTCTCTGATAAAATGGTAGTTATGATTGAACTAGACAAAAGTAATACTGATGACTTGTGAACTGCTGTGTTGTGTAGTAGTTTTGGAAACTTATCCCATACCATATGGCGTATTCCTCCGAAAGCATGATATATATTAGGAAAAAGTACTCCGTAGTTTATTAACGTTTTTTGCCATGGTTGTAATTTACTGTATTGGTCTAACGGGCTTTTTCCAAACGCTAAAGATGTCCCTGCTAATACATACATTCCAGATAGTGCAACTCCAGTTCCCCTATTTAATATAGATGTTACTGCGGTAATGGGGAACTTATAAATAGACACGTGTGGAGATATTTTTGTCATTCTACTTGTTTTGAATATTATAAATAGAATAAAAATCGGCATTTCAAGTTAAACTAAATAAAAAATAATCGTCTTTTAAAGAAATGAATCCACTGCTTTATCCTGACAAAAGCACCAGGTTGTATTCTATTTACCACAAAGGTGCAAAGTTTCTTATACCAGGGATGGGTATCAATGTTATAGCAAATCGTAATTCCGATACTATACCATATATAGGAGTCGTTACAATTCCAAGTATTTGTCAAATGGCGTTTCATTCGCATTTTTCTATAGCAAACGTCTTACAAGATTATGTTAAACATGGTGGTGTACAACGTGGTTTACGTGTTGGTAGTTTATCATTTCATGGACTGGCGGTTGTCGGGTTTGTATATTCTGCATTAAATCCGCTAAAAAAAGATGTCTAGATATTATACGATGAACATCGCAAAACGATTTTCAAGCACCTTTAAAATATTCCGACATATGGAAGGAAAACCTAACTTGCAGACGTTTCATTTAGATAGAAACGAAATGGGACCTATGGTTCTAGATGCGCTTATACACATCAAGAGAGAAATAGACCCTTCTCTTGGATTTCGCCGTTCATGCCGAGAAGGCATTTGTGGCTCTTGTGCAATGAATATAAATGGAAAAAACGGCCTTGCTTGTCTTACGCCTATTGAGGAAAACGTAGTTATTCATCCTCTTCCACACATGCCCATTATTCGCGATTTAATTCCAGATATGACTACTTTTTATAAGCAGTATAAATCCATTAAACCTTGGCTTCAAACACCTAAAAATAAAGTGGTTAATCCAAATATTGAGAACTTACAGACCATAGACGAAAGAAAAAAATTGGACGGAATGTATGAGTGTATTCTTTGTGCCTGCTGTTCTACCTCGTGTCCTTCTTATTGGTGGAACGGCGAAGACTACTTAGGTCCAGCTGTTCTTATGCAGGCTTACCGATGGATAGAGGATTCTCGTGATGGAGCAACCAAGGAAAGATTGGAGTTCTTGAATGATGCTACAAAATTGTATAAGTGCAAAACCATTATGAATTGCAGTAATACATGTCCCAAAGGCCTTAATCCAGGCCAAGCTGTAGGAAATCTCAAAAAAATGATAGATGATACGTTGTGAGGTTGTTTGCATTCTCTTTTGTATAGTATTTTGTAAATCTAAATGTTGAATAATAATATTCATATTTTTATTATTTAACCAGTATTAATTTGAAGTTATAATTAATATACACGCTTTGCCAACGGAACTGGGCTTACTTCTCCGGTAAGAACTGTTCGTATAACGTCTCGAGTAGAAAGTTTCACAGGATTCTCCGCGTTGCCACTTAGTTTAGTGATGGTATGAACTAACCATTTTTCGTCGTCTCGTTCTGTGAAATCGTCATGAGAATGTGCGCCACGACTCTCTTTCCTGAAGTCGGCTGCATGCATTGTTACAATAGCATTGTCCAATAGATTTTTTAGTTCAAGTAGTTCTACGATTTCTGTGTTAAATACATGCGATTTGTCAGTAATATACACATCATCAAACATTTTATAGATTTCATTCATTTTATTTACTCCTTCTTCAAGAGATTTTGTGTTGCGAAATACACCTGCATGTTTTTGCATAACTTCTTGCATTTTCATTCTTAACTCTGAGACAGATACAGTCCCTCCACTTGAAGTATATTTTCCGTAGTATGTATCTATGTCTTGTTGTAAACTATGTTGATCAGGTTCATCTATTAGTTCTCCAGGCCTGTTCTGCTCACTGATGTTTTCAGCACAAGCACGACCAAATACAACGATGTCTAGTAATGAATTGGCACCTAAACGATTGGCTCCATGCACTGACGAACTAGCAGCCTCACCTGCCGCCCAAAGTCCGCGAACTACATTGTTTTGATCACTTTCAGTAGGATTTAACACTTGGCCTTTCCAATTAGTGGGAATACCACCCATATTGTAATGAACCGTGGGAATCACGGGGACAGGGTCACGAGTTACATCTACTCCTGCAAAGATTTTCGCAGTTTCTGATATTCCGGGAAGACGTTCCTCCAACAATTCACGTGGAAGATGAGACAATTGTAAAAAGATGTGATCTTTGTTTTCACCAACTCCGCGACCTTGGTTGATTTCTATTGTCATTGAACGCGCCACAACATCACGACTTGCCAAATCTTTTGCGCTTGGAGCATATCGTTCCATAAATCGTTCGCCTTCACTATTAATTAAAAATCCGCCTTCGCCACGACATCCTTCCGTTAGTAAAACGCCTGCGCCATACACTCCTGTAGGGTGAAACTGAACGAACTCGGGGTCTTGTAAAGGAAGATTTTTTCGTAGACACATTGCATTTCCATCACCTGTGCATGTATGTGCGCTAGTTGCTGAAAAATACGCGCGTCCATATCCACCTGTTGCAATTACTGTGTTTTTTGCATGAATTTGATGGAGTTGTCCGTCTTCAATATTGTATACAAGTGCACCTACACAGGTATCGTTTTCTTTATTCATCATAAGCTCAAGCGCAAAGTATTCAATAAAAAAATTAGCGTCGTAACTCAGGGATTTTCCGTATAGTGTGTGTAACATAGCATGTCCAGTTCGGTCTGCAGCACAGGCAGTTCGGTAAGCTTGTCCGCCTTTACCGTAATCCAAACTCTGACCTCCGAATGCTCGTTGATAGATTTTATCATCTTCTGTTCTGGAAAAAGGAAGTCCATAGCTTTCCAGTTCTAAAACACTATTTGTTGCTTCTTTGCACATATATTGAATCGCATCTTGGTCTCCTAACCAATCACTTCCTTTAACTGTATCGTAGAAATGCCATCTCCAATCATCATGAGTCATATTTCCGAGAGCTGCATTGATTCCACCTTGTGCTGCTACCGTATGTGAACGCGTAGGAAATAGTTTTGATACACACGCTACATTGTATCCTTTTTCTGCTAGACCCATGGTTGCGCGAAGTCCTGCTCCGCCCGCACCAATAACAAGTGCGTCAAACTCATGTTTGATAGGAGGTTTCAAGTGTGTAGAAAACTTTCGGAACTGACGCAACATATAGCTATAGTATAATAATTACACGCATAATTTTTATATTCTATATTCGGATCAATATAATTGAAGTGTCGGGGTAGTGAATAAATTGATCAGGGTTTCTACGGTTTACTGGTAGCATCTAAAGGCTAACACTTAGTTTACTTCATAAATAATTATGTCTCGTATGTCCAGCAATTCGGTTGACTGTTCTTCCTCTAGAAAAGAACCTGTATATAACTTCCGCAACCATCACGAAACAATTCAAGAATCTACTTCTGATTCTGAAAGTGATGGAGATGATGGAGATACTAGCTCTGATTGGATTCCAGACGACGAAGAATATCACGAACATCAAAAGGGAGAAGAGGAAGATGATGATAGTAAATATGTAGGGTCTGAAAATATGGTCGGATTATATGATTATGACGAAGAAGAGGAATATAAAGAAAAAGAGAGAACTCGTGCCTATCTAGGGAATGTCCTTGATGGTATTGATTGTCACGAGACACGTAAATATATTATAGATATGGCAATTCTTCGGGACGAAACTGTTATGGCTAATGAGAATATGAAATCCGCCAAAGCAGCATATAAGTTGGCTAAGAAAGAATACAAGCGCAAACAAAAAGAGTGTGATGCCAGATTCGCAAAATGGAGATTAAAGTATGCGGCAATGGATGATAAGTAAGGGGAAGGAAGAAAGCGTGCGTCAAATAAAAAAACCAAGAAAACCATCAAAAGGTGAAAAAAGCGAAAAATCTCTGGTAAGACCAGGCGTAGATAAGAAATAAGTTATCTCTATAAACAAAATAAGTGTATATGTATAAATTATGTGTTTCTATATATATATACATCTAGCACAACAATATAAAATAAATGTCAGACTTATTTATTGCATCAAGTGACGGGGATTTAGTGAGAGTTCAAGAACTGATAAGAGAGGGTGCAGACGTTAACAATGCCGATAGTGGTGGCGGGACTCCACTGCTCTACGCCTCCTCCAAGGGGCACTTGGAGGTGGTGCAGGCTCTGCTAGACGCGAAGGCAGATGTGAACAAGTCCAATAGTTGGGGTGAGGGTCCACTGCACCGAGCCTCCCATAATGGGCGCGTGAAGGTGGTGAAGACCCTCCTGGCAGCGGAGGCAGAGGTGAACAAGGCCAGTGATTATGGTGTGACTCCACTGTTCATTGCCTCCTATAGTGGACAGTTGGAGGTGGTGAAGACCCTCCTGGCAGCGGAGGCGGATGTGAACAAGGCCGCTAATAGTGGTGTGACTCCACTGCACGGTGCCTCCGAGAGGGGGCGCGTGGAGGTGGTGAAGACCCTCCTGGCAGCGGAGGCGGAGGTGGACAAGGCCGATGATAAAGGTAGGACTCCACTGTACGAGGCCTCCCGTAATTGGCACGCGGAGATTGTAGATTTATTATTACGTAAAGGCATTCATCAAGGAACATACACTCTAGAAATGGCCGAAAGAGACAAGGTAGTGGATAGATATAGACAAATATATGACGAACAAAAACAGGGTTTTTTGTCGTTGAAACATGCCAGACCTGGGAAAAACGATGAAGAGAGCAAACCAGGCAAAGAACTCCCGTTATATCTGGCTAAAAAGAGTATAGATTTCCTTGGTGGAAAAACCAAAGCTAAAAAGTCTAAGAAGAAAACCAACAAAACAAATAAAAAAAGAAGCAGTCGTTCTAGAAAAAGAAGAACGAGACGTAGGAGTGTAAACAAGAAAAAGAAATAGTTCAGATGTTTATAATACAATATATACAACATATGCAGTATAGAATATGTTGTTTATGGTAACGATTGGTTTATCTGGTTGTCAGGATATGATTATCGGATTGATTTCTAAGATATTCTTCTCTGACAAGAGAAGCGACTAGCATGATTGCTGTGACTCCACATAAGATTACGATAATGAACATTGTAATGGTCGTGTGGTTAGTATGATAAAACTTTTTTTCAATTTGTAAAAAACGAATTATTTTGACCGAAGGTGGGGGGCATGCGGGGGGCTTGCCCCCCGCCGTAGAATAAATTGAATGTGTGTGATAGTGTAGTCCCGTGGGCAGTAATAAAGTAATAAAGTAGTAATAAA